CTACAGCGCCGGCGTCGACGGCGACTACGGGTTCCGGCCCTCTTTCAATATCTGTTAATCTCCATACCCTTTACGGGTATGGGAACAGATGTAATATACTAAAAGAAAACTAATGATTATATGATGGAGATAGAAAACATTGTCAAGAGTACATGCAAGTGAAAGAAAAGAATCAAAATTTGAAGTCATTGCACATTTCTACAAACTAAGAAAAGAAATTACAAATCTAACTCTACATAATTTTTCATATGATTACAATAAATCATTGAATAGATTGATTCGCGTATTTCATTGTGAAACTTGGGACGATGTTACGAACTTATCACCGCAAGAGCAAGCAAGAATAAGAGGATATGTTGAAAAACATCAAGGTCTTGAAAATTGGTATCTTGAGGATGAAAGGTATGCAATAATTCATATCTTAAGAGAAATTGGTTCTCACATCACATCGGCTAACAATATTTTTCCTTATTATAAGGAAGAGTTAATTGAGCGGAGATTATATCAAGACCGAGCAATTGCTGCTTGTAATAATCTATTACAGGAATTACAATATGTTATTGACATAATTCCTGTTAATGTAAATGCTTATACTGGTATTGCAACAATGATTGAGCACGAAATAAAATTGCTCAAAGGTTGGAGAACAAGTGACAATCGTGTTTATAAGCATTTGATAGATGGGTAAGCTCTAAAGCTTTGCTGTACTACTTCGCCTACGTGAACACGAACAACGGTAATGCGAACTACAACAACGCCAACAACGACAACAACTACGGGTTCCGGCCCTATTTCTATTACATAACTAGGATGTTCCTATCATCAATAGGACGTTATTGCATAGAAAGGAGAGCTTGTCCAACTGATGAAATATTCAGTGAACGAGTATTGCGACACAGCTTCTTACGAGAATAGTTGTTATAAGCGCAATCTGGTGACAACACCAAATATTACAGATGCAAATCTCATATATCAAGCATTCCTTGATTCAAAAAAGCCAGTACCTTGGAAATATGACACACAATCATATCAAACAAAGTACTTATCTGAGATTGCAAAATTACAAAATGAAATAAAAACAAGAACTTATGAGTTTCTTCCGAGTAACGAATTCACTATAAATGAACGTGGTAAGACCCGTAGAATTACCGCCGATAAGATGCATGAAAAAGTAATGAAACATCTTATATGTGACAATGTACTTACACCTGCAATTAAAAAATTCTTAATACATGATAATGGTTCAGTTATCAAAGGTAAAGGAATTTCTTTTACTCGGAAACGATTACAAACTCATATTAGAAAATTCTATAATAGGAATCAATCAAATGATGGCTACATTTTATTGATGGACTTTTCTAAATATTTTGATAACATACAACATAAAAGAATATATGACCTTATCTGTGAATATGTAAGAGATGAAGATACATTGTATCTTGTTGACAGAACTCTTGATAGATATAAAGTTGATGTGTCATATATGACTGATTCTGAATATGAATGTTGTATGGAAACAATTTTCGATTATCTTGCTTATCAACAAATTGACAGAAGTGTTCTAACTGGCGACAAATTCATGCATAAACGATTGAACATTGGGGACCAGATATCTCAAATACTTGGAATATCTTATCTAATTCAATTTGATAATTTTGTTAAGATTGTTAATGGAATTGAATTTTATGGTAGATATATGGATGATTGTTATATAATACATCGAGATAAGAAGTATCTAGAGGATTTACTTCAACAGCTTGTTGTGAAAGCTAATGAATGTGGTATCCATATCAATCTGAATAAAACAAAAATTTGTAAACTTAGTGACCGCTGGAAATTTTGTCAATTGAAATATACAGTAACTAACAGTGGCAAGATTATTAAATATATGAATCATGATAAGATTCACAGTGTTAGAATAAGACTTAAAAAGTTATCAAAAATATTGAATGCTAAAGAATTTAGAGACCAATTTTATTCATGGTTTACAGCATACAAAAAATTGATGACAAACAAGCAACGATTAAATATATTACAGTTATATAAAACTTTAAGTAAGGAGATAAAGTATGTACACAATCAAACTTGCTAATGGAACTGTTCTTGAAAATCTTGAACTAAATGGTAACAATTACATTTCTGATACAATCTTAGAAGACAGTGTATTTGAAGAGGGACTGAGTGAAGTTGTTATTACAAATGACAAAGGTCACTCAATGACTTATAAAGATGTAATTCTTGTTCATAATGAAGTAGAAGATAACAAATCTTGGTTTGTTATTAGACCCAAAACTAAACAAGAAAAAGTTCTTGAATCTATAAATAATGCAATCAATTCTAGTGACAGTAATATTACTGACATTCAGCTTGCTCTTGCAGAAATTTATGAACTAATCGCACAATAAAGTAAAGGAGTATTTATCAATGGTAAAAATTTATGTTGCATTAATCAACAAAGGATTAAAAACAATTGACGATGTTCCTGAAGCTTTGAAAGCTGCAGTTAAAGCTGCTCTTAAATAATAAGGAATATTTTACTTGTAATCCCGTGGCACTTAGGCGCTGCGGGATTTAATTGTATAAGATAATATAAATATACTAGTTTGGAGGATTAAGCAAGCAATGCTTGATAATCAATTGAATTATAAAGAGCTTGAAGGATTATCTGATGCGGAAAAGCAAGCAGTGCTAAAAATTCTTCAAGAATATTCAGATAATGGCAGCTCAGATACTTACAATGATATATTGTATTCAGATTATGATGAAATTCCTGTTAGCATTGATGAATTTTTACATAATCCTGTTTATCTTGGAAAAGGGTTGATAAATGAGGAAGGAAAATTCACTGTTTATCCATACTGGGTAGACACATTAAAGAAAATATTTCCTGACCCTTTACAACCGTCAAAATACAATACACTAGCTCTAACAGGTGCTATTGGTCTTGGTAAGTCATTTGAAGCTGTTTTATGTTGTTTATACGAACTATATAGAATGTTATGCTTAAAAGACCCATATCTATATTATGGGTTACAGCCAATTGATAAAATAACGTTCGCACTAATGAATATTACACTAGATGCAGCGCAAGGTGTTGCTTGGGATAAATTGCAACAGCTTGTGCAATCATCAGAATGGTTTATGAATCACGGAACAGTTTCAAAAGGAATGAATCCTGTTTGGAAACCTGAAAAGAAGATTGAACTTATTTGTGGTTCGCAGAGTAGACATATCATTGGTCGTGCTGTGTTCTTTGCATTTTTTGACGAAGTTTCATTTCAGCCAAATATGGATGTAGGTAAACAAAAAGAAAAAGCAAAAAACCTTGTTAATACAGCAGCTGCTCGTATGCAATCTCGTTTCATGAAGGGTGAATATAATCCAACATTGTTAGTTCTTGCTTCTTCAAAAAGAACTGAACAGTCATATATGGAAACATTCATTCAAGGTAAGAAGCAAAGAGAAAGTAAAACAACTTATATTGTGGATGAACCACAGTGGGTAATCAGAACTGATAAAGACAGTGAGCGTAAATTTAAAGTTGCAGTTGGTTCAAAATATCTTTCTTCAGAAGTATTACCGTTAGAATTAACCGATGCTGAATTAGATGCAGTTCGAAATAGAGGATATCAAATCATTGATGTCCCTATGGGATATTATGAAAACTTTATTGAAGATATTGACATTGCGTTAACGGATATTGCAGGTATTTCAACTACAAGTTCAAACAGATATATTTCCGGTCCGAGACTTGCAGCAATAGAAAAAACAACATATCAAAATGCTTTTACAAAAGAAATCATTGAAGTGGGTAATGCTACAGATGATAAAGCACAATATTCTGATTTCTTTGATGTATCAAGAATACCGCAAGAAGTAAAAAGTAAGCCTTTATATGTTCACTTAGATATGTCTATAAATGGAGACAAAACAGGTATTGGCGGAGTATTTGTTATAGGTAAAAAACAACCAACACCAGAACAACCTGTATCAAAAGATTTGTTACTTAGAGCAGGATTTAATGTTTCTGTAAAAGCACCTAAAGGATATCAAGTATCTTTTGAAAAGAATAGACAATTTATCCGTTGGTTAAAACAACAAGGATTTAATATAAAAGGTGTATCAAGCGATACATTCCAATCTGCTGATTTTCAACAGATATTAAAAGCAGAAAAATTTAATGCTGAAATCATTTCAGTTGACCGTGTGGATTCCGACCATATATGTAAACCTTATCAGTATTTAAGAAATGCTATATACGAAGAAAGATTTGAATGCTATGCAACAACTTTACTAAAGGAAGAGTTGATTGGTCTCGAAAGAGATAATAACAGTGGTAAAATTGACCATAGTACCAGTGGCATAAATAGTAAAGATAGTGCTGACGCAATTTGTGGTGCTGCTTGGAATGCGGCTCAACATGCAGAAGAGTTAAGTATTGATTTTGTTGAAGATATTGATACAACGCTTAATGTAAGTAATGCGCAAGGCACACCTGAAGTTGCACAAATAACTGTTGATTTTGAAAATGAATTAAAAAATGTGTTTAGTGGTATCGCTAAGAAAAATGAAAGTACAAGTGATGCTGCAAAACAACTTGATTTTGGATTTGGTCCTGCTACTCCAATGCTTGGTGAATATGTTTCACAAGGCATTATGGTGTGGTAAGAATTGTATATATATAATATATGAATATAACTAGGGGGATAGATAATGCCTGATATTACAAAAGACGATAGTGTATTTGTTAATGATGATTCTCAGTATAACAGACCTATAAAAACTATCGTTGCTCCTGAAAGAAAAAATGATATTGACTTAGATAATACTTTGTACAGCAATATCATTGAAGCAGGTATGTCTTCTCAACTCGATATAACTGCACTAAATACATTAAATCAAAAAGCAGAAAATCGTAATCAGATGTATAATGTTTTTGATGTTATGTGTGAAGATGGTTCAATCAGTGCTGTTGTTGAAACTTATGCAGAAGATGCTACTGAAAGAAATGACCAAGGTAATATTGTTTGGGTAGAAGCTCCTGATGATAAGATTGGTCAGATGGTTGAGTATCTATTAGATACTTTAAATGTAAATAAAAATATTTATAAATGGTGCTATAGTTTATGTAAATATGGTGACCTATATCTTCGTTTGTATCGTGATTCTGAATACAATGATACTATCTTATTTGATAAAGAAGAGCCTGATAAAAAACAACTTAATGAAGATATAAAAATAAAAGCGTACAAAAATTCTGATAATTACGCTCATTATATGGAAATGATTGCAAATCCTGCTGAGATGTTTGAGCTCACAAGGTTTGGTAAAACTGTTGGATATGTTCAAGCGCCTGTAACAAATACAGTTGCAAAAAATGATAATACAACATATAACACTTTTACATTCCAGTATAAATTTAAAAAACAAGATGTTAACTTATATCCTCCTACTGAATTCGTTCATGCTGCATTAGAGGATAACATAAGTAGAGAAGAAGAAACTGTTAATATCTTTCTCACAGATAATGATTTTGAAACTGAAGAAAATGCTTACACATATAAAGTGCGTAAAGGACAATCTTTGCTATCAAATGTTTATAGCATCTGGCGTCAGTTACAATTACTTGAAAATTCTGTTCTACTCAATCGTATAACAAAATCATCAATTGTTAGACTTATCAATGTTGAAGTTGGTGATATGCCAAAAGAAAATGTTACTAAAACTTTACTCGGTATCAAACAGATGGTTGAACAGAAAAGTGCGTTGAAAGTTGGAAGCTCTTTAACTGAGTATACTAACCCCGGACCTGTTGAAAACAATGTTTATGTTCCAACACACGAAGGTGTTGGTGCAATTTCAACAACTCAGATTGGGGGAGATGTTGATGTTAAATCATTAGCTGACCTTGATTACTATATGAATAAATTATATGGACAGTTAAGGGTACCTAAACAATATTTTTCACAGACTGATGATTCAACAGGATTCAATGGTGGCACATCATTATCAATCATTTCTAGCAGATATGCTAAAATGATAAAAAGAATCCAGAATACACTAATACAAGCAATTACCGATGCAATCAATCTTATGCTTCTTGATAAAGGGCTTGACAGTTATGTAAATGAATTCACAATTCATATGCTGCCTCCAACTACACAAGAAGAAATCGATAGAAGAGATAACTTAAGTAGTAAAGTTCAGCTAACATCAGATATCATGAATATGTTATCTGATATTGAAGATGTCTCTGCAAGACTTAAGATTATGAAATCTTTACTTGCAAATGTTATTGATGATAATGATATTATACAAGTGCTACAAGAACAAATTGACGCTTTAGAAAATGAGTTACCTCCTGAAGACATTCCTGTAGAAACAGAGGTGAGTGAAACACTTGCAGCAGGAGGAGAAATTTCTGATTTCAATGACACCTTTGGTGGTGATTTGAGTGGGGAAGCAGAAACTGGAGAGGAATCATCGAGTGAAGATGTTCTACCTTCTCCAAGTGATTTAGGAATTGATTTAACAGATAGCGACAACGAATAATAGATTTAAACTAGTTGGTTATACCAAAAGGAGTTTTACAAATGATTACAAAAAATGATTGTATATTACTATTAAGTGAACTTTCCGACCAAGGAATTGATACGTCAAAAGAACTAAACAAAGTTGTTAAAAACACCTCTATTGATTTAGAGGTGTTAAAATTCATAAATGGTTATAAACCTTTAGAAGTTCTTGATTTCTATGATAGACTTAGAAAAAATTACAATGCAAAGAAATCAAAACTATACAAAGAAATTGTGCAAATTGATGAAAAAGAACCAAAGGATATTGTTGTTACATTATCGAGTCTGTTAACTCAGATATTGCTTTATAGTAACACATTGAAAGAAAGAACACTTTTCTTAAAACATTCAAGAGCTGAAGAAATAAGTAGAGTTCTAACTAATTATTTTAAAACATATGATTTAACAGTATGTATATCATTACTTAAATTAGTTAAAGCCGATTTAAAAGCATTGGAAAGTTTAAAAAGAGACATATAAATATAATATTAAGTAATTATATAATTATTATTCTATAATATATTTAATAAATTACATAACCCTTAACCTTACTTAATTACATTTATTATTATATTATAGAAATTCCGTAATTCAACTAACTTACAAGAAATTCATAAATTTCTTTAAAAATATTTCTGCTAAATATAATTGTATTATAATTTGAAATAATACTTAGAAAGGTGATAAAGTTTAAATGCTAGAAAATTTTAGTAAAAATGATGAACTAAAGTTTAAAGAGTTATCACCCGAAGAGAAACAACAAAGGGGCATACTTGGTAGATTGTATGGTCCGATTGCAAGTATCATGACAGCTACTCGTAATGGTAGAAAGTATACTGAGTCCCTTTGGGAAAAAGTTTTCGATAATCCTTTAACAAAAGAAATGTTTGCTCAGGGTGGTGTTCCCGGCGAATTAGACCATCCGGTAGACAGAGAAGAAACTTGTTCTGAAAAAATTGCTATAATGATGCCTGAACCTCCAACAAAAGGTACTGATGGCAAGTTGATGGGATACTTTGACATTATTGATACACCTTGTGGTCGTATTGCTTATGCATTAGCAAAGTATGGATTTAATCTTGGTATTTCAAGCAGAGGTTCTGGTGACACATATACCGATTATGACGGACAAGAGACAGTCGATGAAGATACATATTCATTTAATGCATTTGATTTAGTTTTATTACCAGCTTGTAAAGATGCAAGATTACAGTTAGCTGAATCACTTGATACAAATAAAGTTAATTTCAGAAGAGCTTTGCAAGAGTCACTTGAGACATCAAGTGTTGAAGACAGAAAGATAATGACTGAAGCACTTGATAATCTTAATATTGAATATGACAAACCTTCTGATGAAATAAAGGCAGAAGATGCGGTAAATGATAATAATGACGTAGCCGATGATAGCGGAACTGATTTAGTAAATGAACTGCAAGAAGCTCTGAAAGACAATAGTCGCTTACAAAGAGAAGTTATTGCTCTAAACGAAAAGTTATCAGTTAGTTATACTAAAGAGACTAAATTAAGTGAAGAGATTACAAATCTTAAAGATGCAGTTAAGAGATTATCTGAGTCAGTAAGCAAGTCACATGCACTGAGTAATCAGTTGCAAACAATGAAAGCTCAATTAGAAGAGCAAACAAGTTTAGCAAGTGAGAGAGCTCAAATTATTGAGTCTTATAAAAAGAGACTCAATACAAATAACAAAAATCGTGTTGCTCTAAAAGAAAATATTTCTAAACGTAACAATGAAGTTATTGAGTTAAATGAGACAATCTCAAAGTTAAACGAAAGTATTGAAGTTCTTAAGTCTGATAGTAATAGTAAGATTTCAAAACTTACTGGTGAGCTTGCAGAATTAAAAGCAGATTCACAGATTAAGAATTCTCAATATGCAGATAAGCTTAGTAGAAGTAACAAACTAGTGGAACACTACAAAAAACTTGCAAGTAATGCCCTTGAACGTTACATTCAGAGTAAAGCTACTAGCTTAGGAATCAATGCAAATGAAATCAAAAATAGATTGAGTGAAAGTTATTCATTTGATGATGTCGATTTAGTTTGCGAAGATTTAAGAAGTTACAAATTAAACATGAGTAAGTTACCCTTTAATATTGGTAACAAAAATGTTAGTAAAGTAACATTAAAAGAAGACACATCCACACAAAGATTTACAAATCCTGATGATGTAGTTGATAAAAATTTATTTGATTTAATCAATAACTAAACTACGAAAGGAAAGTCATAATGAACTTACTAGAATCTTATAAAAATAGATTAGCGGTTAGTGAATCTGTTCATCAGAAATCACACAATGGTGCTCGTATGAGCGCAGGTAAAAAGTTAATGATTGCTTCTGTTCTTAATAACACAAGCAGATTCATTAACGAAGCATTTGAAAACAGTGCAGCAACACAGAGAAGTGCTCTTGGCGATTATAAGAGATTTTGCTTAAATGTTTCTACTGTTGCACTTCCCAACCTAATTCTTCCTGAGTTAATGTTAACTCAACCTATGTCTTCTATTGCAGGTTATATCACATATTTAAGATATACTGCTGGTGTAAACAAAGGCGGAGTTGAAGCTGGCGATACTTTCAACAGTGTTTACAGACTTGGTAAGATGGATGAAGACCGTGCTGGTTATACAGCTGATAAGATTGTTGAGACAATCACAGCAGAAACAGCAGGTGATACATTCACAGCAGCTTGGTCTCCTGTTTTAAGAGCACATGTTGTTAAGAAAGCAGACGGAAGCATTGTTGAGTTAGTTGTTGAAGATGGCAAAATCGTTGCAGAAGACAAAGACGGAAATGCTGTTACATTTGCAGAAGGTGATAAAGTTGCATACATTTATGACAACGTTATTATTCCTCAAGTTGGCGATGGCAAAAACGCTATTCCTACTCTTACAGCTGCAATGGATGTTATGGAACTTCATGCACACGCTCGTAGAATTGCTGTTTACTACAGCCAGATTGCTGCATTCCAAGCAAAAACCGATTATGGTTATGACATTGGTGAACAGTTAGCAACTCAGGCTCAAGGTGAACTTGCATACGAAATCGACACAGAAGGCGTATTCATGCTTTACAAAGGTGCTGAAGCTGATGACACACTTACATTCAATTCTTATGATGTTGAATTTGAGGGTGCTACAAACATCAACATTAGCCGTTCACAATACTACGAACAGTTCACTGAAATTCTTGCAAGAGCTAAGAAAGTTATTTACACAAGAACTCAGAAATTTGCTCCTAACTACATGGTATGCGGTGCAAATATTCTTACAATCCTTCCTTACTTACCAGGTTGGACAGCAGCTTCTGTTTCAACAGTAAACGGTCCTTACTTTGCAGGTACCGTTGATGGATTAAAAGTATTTGTTTCTCCTTCAATTGGTGAGAACGAATTCTTCTTCGGTGTTAATGGTTCTGACCTTCAGACTTCTGCAGGTGTATATGCTCCTTACATGGCAATTGTTCCTACACAGCTTCTTGGATTTGCTGATGGCACAATGAGCCAAGGTTTCTCAACAATGTATGATATGAAACTTCTTTCAACATACACTGGAAGCATTAAAGAAAACACTGCAAAAGATAGCAAAGATGGTACACATTCTTGGTTACTTGTTGCAGGTAAACTTGTTACTGAATAAGTATAACTAAATAATTCAATATTGCGTAGCTGAAATATGCTACGCAATATTTTTGTATAATAAGGAAAGATTTACAATGGTTATAGTTAATTGTATAAATGATTATATACGGTTATACTATAACCATTTTTATTTTATAATTCGCAAAGGAGAATGACACTAAAATGAATATGCGTGGTTATATTGATGAGATAAAATTAAGTGTTACTGGTGGCGTTCTCGAACTTGAAATTGGTGATGAAACACTAACACAGATTGTTAATTCAGCAATGAGAGAAATGCAAAGATACATTTGTTCTACAAAAGTAGTCACTGTTCCTTATTCAAAATGCATTGATATGTCAAAACATAAAGTAAATGCAATTGCGAGAGTTTACAAGTCACAAGCAAATCAAAGCACTTCAGAAGTTAATCAATCAATAATCGACCCGATGATGGTTGGATTATGGCAACTAACATCAAGTGCAGGAAATATATATAATTTCAGTGACTATGTATCAAGATATGCCTCTTGGAGTACAATGCAACAAATTGGAAATACATTATCAACTGATTTAGCGTGGTATTATGAAGACGCAGAAAAGCGCCTATATATAAATACTACATTAGATGAGGGTTCTGGTGTGACAATTGAGTATATTCCAAGATATGATAATGTAGAGGAAATAACATCAGACTTCTGGATTGATGTTTTGATGCGATTATCAAAAGCATTAACTAAGATTACATTAGGTAGGATTAGAGGCAGATTTACGCAATCAAATGCTTTATGGGCTCAAGATGCAGACACAATGCTTCAAGAAGGGCAAAGTGAACTTAATGAGTTAAGAGCATACTTGCAAAAAAATACGCAACTGCTATACCCACTTGATTAAAATTGTATTAACAAATGTTAGATAAAATGATATAAAATTTATGAGTAAGGAGAATTGTTCTTATGAAGTTAACGGAAGCTTTTAAAGCACTTGATGCTTTAAATGAAGATACTTTCTCAGTTTCTGATGACGGTATCTCTAAACTTGCAGCATTTGAGCAAAATGATGATTTGGTAGATGAAATATCAGTTATTGACCCTGAAGCAGAAACAGAAGAGGATATCAAAGATTCCTATGTAGGAAAAGTAATCCTTGATTGTAAAGTATGTCATTCAAAACTTTATAAAGATGCTGAAGAAATTGAATTAGATGAGGAACAAACATCAGCAAATGTTGGTGAAGAATGTCCTTATTGCTATACAACTGATGGCTTTGATATCATTGGACAAGTCGCAACATTTGGTGGCAAATTCGAAGAGGAAGAAGCACCTGTTGACGATGCAACTAAAACTAATGATAATGAAGATACCGATGATACTGCAGATAGTAAAGTAGATGAGAATCTAGTTGAAGGTATTGATGAAGCAGTTGCAACACTTGAAAGACCGATGTCTGCATTAGGTGGTACATTAAGTAATGTAATGACTGCTCACAAAGACGAGTTATCTCAAGTTTATGACAGACGTAGTGCAATTGAATTTCTTGATTCTATTGAGTCTGAAGTTAAGAATAAAGGATATCTTGCATCAATCAAAGATAAGGTTGCAAGAATTCCTGATAGCAGAGCTGTAATGTTCCTTTACAACATTATTTTAAAAGGTGATGGTATGGGAACTAAAATGGAATCTATCAACGAAGATGTTAACAATGTAAATGTTGAAACTGATGATAGTGTTGTTAATGTTAATACAGATGACAACGGAAAAGTAACTGTTACAACACAACCAAAAGCATCAGAAAATGAATCAAACAATGAAGTTATCGTTCCTGTAACTGACGAAACTCAAAATACTATTGAAAATGGTATTGAGCCTGTTGAGGACGAATTTGTTGATGCTGAGTTTGATGGTTTTGATGAGGAAGCATTCGATGATTTAGGCGAAAGTTATCTAAAGAATGTTTATTCAAATGTTGACTCATATAAAACTGAAAAAGTAACAGTTAATGATTCAAATGTAATTGTTGAAGGTATGATTAAATTTGCTTCAGGAAATGAAAAGAAAACATCATTTATGTTTGAAGCAAAAGATTGTACAAAGAGTGGTAAATATAGATTTATTGGTGAAAATCAACAACTAACTCGTGGTAAAAAAGCATTTACAATTACTGGTGGATTGAAAGATAAAAAGTTTATTACTGAGTCGTTCAACTACAATTACAAGTCAAAGGATACCGACGGTAAATCTACTCGTATCTATGGTACATTAAAAAATAGAAAGGGTTGATTTAACAATGAATCTAAAAAGAATAAATGAATCCTTTAAAAAGTTATATGAAGATAGCAAACCTTTTGCTGCAATCTATGATGGTGACTTAAAAACCGCACTTATGGATGCAATGTATGGTTTACAAATGAAAGGCAACAATAATATTAAATCGTATGAAGTTGCTTTTCAAGATGTTATTGAGAAATTCTATCCTGAAAAATCATGGTGGGATGTTACGGACGTAAATATTTTCTGGAGTTTATTTGAAGGCAGAGACCCTGAAGCAACAATAAATGAAATTGTTAATAGCATCAAAGTTGAAGAAACTCTTGATTTTGATGAAGAAGATTATGTTGGATGTGAAAAAGCATTACAAGAAGTCCTTGACCGTATGAACGAGGATACAATGTCTGATGAAGATAAAGCTGATAGTGATTTAATTAGAGGTATGCTTCAAAAGATGAAAGCTCGTTCAAATGCTGCATTTACTCCAGAAGAAAAAGCAGTTATGAATAAGTATGGTATCACAAGAAATAACTGGGATAGAACTCTCAATGTTGATGGAAGACCTTTGAATAGAGATGTTGATACTATCTCGAGAGACAGCTATTATAGTACTGGATTTAGTAATGGGACTCCATCAAAGATTAACTATGCGGATAGAGCTCGTAAATTACCTCAAAGAAAAAGAACTCAAATATTTGATGGTCCTTGGACCGCAGATAATGATGACATAAATGCTCATGGCGGTGGAAGAACTCGTCTTAACGGTTTACAAGATGCAGAAAGATATTCTCAAGAAATTCCTATGCGTGATAAAATCACTAATATGAAGAATGCATTAAGAGACCGCAAGTGGGCTCAGTCAAAGATTGATAATGCTGATGCTGAAAGAGAAAGAAGAATGGCAGCAGCTCAAGCAGTCTTTGATAAAGCAAAAAGAGATGCCGACAGAAGTTATGAATATGACACAGTTGATTCTGCAAAAAGTAGAGACAGAGCACAAGCAGAAATTGATAATATGTTAAAGAGAAAGAAAGAATCTTTAACTGAAGATTTAACATCTATTATTGATGAATTGAAAACTGCTCTTGATGCAAAGGGTATTGTGTTAAATCCTGCAGAGTGCTCACTTGAAGATGCAGCTGAGTATATTGAAATCAGCCGAGAAGCATTGGGTGAATATACTGTTGAAGATTGGATTAAAGACACACAAGATAATTATCCGGAAACTTTTACTGAGTCAATGAATGAGTCTGTGGATAAACATTTTAAAGTTACTTATGATAGCAATGGTGTTTATTCCGCCGTGATGGTTAAAGCTAACTCTGAGGATGAAGCAAAAGAAATCTACATGCAGATAAAAGGTCAAAAATATCCAAAAGTAGCAGGAGTTGTTCCAATGAGCGAATGGGAAGTAAAAGACTACACAAAGCGTGGAATGAGCTGCTTGAATTAAGCAATTTGTTAGGAGGTATCATATGAATACAGAAAATAAATATGGTATACTTCTTACACCTGATATAAAATTACATAGATTATATTTCAAAGAAATGGTTAAGCTGCTTGGTATAAATGTTATATATCGAGCAGTTAAGCCAGGTAAGAAATATACGACATATAGTGAAATTGATGCAAATTTTGAAGCACCTTTATTAGAAGGTTGCATATTTGATGAGCACCCAACACAGCAAACACTTAAAAAGATTGGTTGGGTAAGTGAGTTACAACAAAATTCTTCAATAATTCATGTTAGGTATGACCTGCCTGGATTAGAACAAGGAGCATTGTTTATTGTACCAAGCGGTATTGATGATGCTAAAGGAAGATTATTTAGAGTTGTGAGACTTACAAATAGCATTGTTTATCCTGCATCAATTACTTGTGAGATAGTTCCTGAGTATGAAAATACTTATGAAGAATCTCTAAATAATTTCAAAGACACATCATTCAATTTATTAAATGAGGAGGATTATCGGCTATGAGATTTCTAATGTTTGAAGATTTTCCTCAAATAACTGATAAAGATATTGAAAAATGGAAAACTGCTGATGATAAGCAGCGTGGTAAGATGGTAAGTAATATTCTTAAATCTTACAATCAAGAAGAATTAAATAACATTAGACCATCAATAAGAAAGAGTTTCTATCGTTATGGTATTGACCCCGATAAAAATCCTTTCATTCCGTTTTTTGATGCTTTAGCAGAAACAAACAATATTACAAAGGATTATGATAACCTTGTATCTGTAATGATTGATTTAGTAGAGAAGGGTGAAATCAAGGTTGACCCTAATTATCAGTATGAGTATCAATTAAATCCTTCCTTATGGAATAGAACAAAAGAAGATTTTATCTACACCCTTAGGGCTTTTGATATTGTTCTCGATAAAAATAAGATAAAAAAGTATTTCAAAGATACTGAATTTATTGATGTTTCTGAATTTTTTCTTAAAGACGGTTCAATCAAACCCGCAGGGTCCGAAGCAACTTCATTTGATGAAGGTACAATCTTTGGAACAATCGAATCTTGGAGTTTAGGCGGTGGCAATGACAAAGACCCCGAAGACAGTAAGTCCAAAGAAAAGATTGATGATGTAGAAAAAAGAAAAATCATGAAAAAACATCGTTATGGTTCACTAGACGAAATAAAGAATCCAAATAAAGGTATGAGAGTTTTTGTTAACGCAGCTTCTCATATCAGTGATGGTCCTAACAACTCGGACGAATGGATGACAAGAGGTCAAGGTTTTTATGAGTGGGATGGCAAAAAGTGGGTCAAGATTGGAGAGCCGTTACGGTGACATTCAGTATTGATAAGAATATTGATTTTACTGATGATTTTGTTGAATGGCTTTTAGAGCATATTCGTTATAGATTGTTATCTTATGTAAAACCAAGAAAATTACAAAGATTAAAACAGCATATTATCAATGATAATCCTTTTGAATTAAGTCAAAAAGAGTTAAATGCATTGAATGTTGATAGTGTATTGATTTATGGTATTAAGCATTTGAGGTATAAAGAAGTTAAGTCGCATTATATTTTTTATATTGATGATAATCTTATTGTAAAGAATACAAATAATTTAAAGGTTTGCACTTTATGTAAACTTATAAATTACGGCGATTTAAAGGTTAGAGGGTACCCAATATTTAGTAATACATTCAAATTTGTTGCAGCCAATGTGACAAGGTATTACACCCAATATATTGAACAGTTGTTAGGAGGTATATAATGTCCGTTGGTTTATACGATGATGCATTTTTAAAGAAATTGCAAGCGTGGACGAAAGATACCGCTGTCACAATTGTAAGCCCTAGTGACTCAAGACGTTTGTTTGAAACTATCGCAGATAACACAAACGATAAACCCATACAGTTGCCTCTTATTTCATTGAAAAGACCCGGTGGATTCACAATATTGAACACAGGTAAGAGACCGTTAACTTTTGATGGTGCAACTTTGGATGCAACATATGAGCGAGCAAGTCAATTAAATGCTATACCCATTAGTATTCCTTATCAATTAGATGTATATACTCGATATCAGCAGGAAGCTGATGAATATATTAGAAACCTTGTATTTAATATTATAAATTATCCAAAACTTGATATTGTTATTCCTTATAATAATGAGAACTACGTTCATCATTCAAATATAAGATTAGCGGGAGAAGTGGACGATAATTCAGATATACCAGAGCGTTTAATTTCTGGGCAGTTTGTGAGAATGTCAATGAGAATAGATATTGATGATGCATACCTATTCGATGTAAGGTACAGAGATGTTTATGCTATTGAATTAGCAACCGAAGTACGAGAAGACATTGTTGAGGATTCAAAGACAATAAAAATAGTTTAAAGGAGTTATTTAGATGCCTAAGATTGTAATTACAGAAATTGATAATACTACTCCTGGCGTGTTAGATGAAGACTTTGACGTTGTTTATATCCCTGGTTTTGTTGATACAACTCAATCATGTTTATACAACAACAATGGTGATTATGTAGGTCTTGAACCTCGTGTTCCTACTTTATTCACTTCTGTTTCAACATTTACATCAAGATGTGGTACTGCTCCTGCAAAGTTCTCAAGTAGACAAGATTACAGAAGTTTAAATACTGCAGCAACTCAGGGATTTGCTTCCGACGCAGTTCCTTATGATTATGTAATGTTTGAAGCCGGTGAATATGACCCTTCATACATCATGGCAAAAGAACTTCTTTCCGCAGGATTAAATGTTGTTTATGAAAGAATCAATCCTGACGAATTAACAACAGACGTTACAGTAAATGGTGACGCCCTTGTTCCTGCATTTGATTCAACTGCAACATATAAAGTTGAAAAAGTTATCTATAAAACAATTAGCGGTGCAATTGCACCTAGTTTATATACACACTTTGACGAGCGTGTAGCATTTAATACAAGTGCTACTTATTATGTTCTTGTTGAAGGTGCTTATGTTGAGAAGACTGGTCAAGCAATTGTTGATGAATATACAGAGCAACACGGTGGAGAGATGCAAGGCTTTGATGCATTCTATGCACTTGATGCAGAGGTTGATGGCGACACAACAACATATTATGTTGATGCAGAGTCAGAGCTGTATACATTAGCAAAATTCTATGCTTTAACTGCACTTGAAGGTGTAACCGGTTCATCAATCAATGGTGATGTTTTAACACTTGTAGATGGAATTGAAACCGTTAAGCAGATGTCACTCTATCCATTAACTAAATTACCTGATGATTGGAACACACAATACTACTTAACTTATTATGAGCCAGTTAAAACTCTTACAGCGGTTAAAGAGGAAAGTGGTAAAACTATTCAGGAACAAGTTAAATCTGCAATTACTGCGGGAAATAAAGTTACTGTAAATGTTCCAACTGTTTCTATTGCAGTTATGTACAATACTTTACCAAGTGTATTTGATACATCAGCAAGAGATGGTTTAGCTGATAAAGGTAACTACAGCATCAAGTATTTAACATCAGGCGGATATCCTGTTTACGAATACAACAATGGTTCACTTGTTACTGCAATGTTAAATCTTGCAGAGAATAGAGGAGATTGCGTTGCAATCATTGACCACACAGATAATCTTTACAGAGAGTCAAATATTGACCTACCTGGCAGCGTTTACTATGCAGTTAAGAATGATGTTTCTCTTGAGGGTAAAGGCGATTTTGGTACAATGTTTACTCCCTGGGCTCTTTATAATAGAACCACATCAGATAAAAATGGTAATGAAGTTATTCCAAGTACTTCAATTAGAATGAGCGGTGGATATGCTTATCTTGTTGCATTAGCCGATTCAATCAAAACTAATGCACCTTGGTTAGCAGTCGCTGGTTCCGCAAGAGGTTCTGTTCAAAATCTTGCACAGAATGGAATGACAACAAATATTCCAAATGGTGCAGCAGATGCAATGCAGCCTCGTTCCGATGGAATTGCAATAAATGCAATTACAAATATTAAACCTTATGGATACACAATCTGGGGCAATAGAACACTTAAAAAGAATGAAGAAAATCTTGTTGCTACATCATTCTTAAATGTTAGAAACCTCGTTAGTGATGTTAAGAAAGTATGTTATAGAGCAGCTCGTAAGTTGACCTTTGAGCAGAACAATGATATTCTTTGGATTAACTTTAAAGCAGAAATTGCTCCTACACTTGACAGAATGGTATCAGGCTATGGTTTAAGTGGTTATAAGCTAGTAAGAGATACTGAACACGAAAGAGCAGCTGAAAAAGCAACTTTATGTGCAAAGATTTTCTTATATCCTGTATATCCTGTAGAAGATTTCTACGTAACAATCATTCTACAAGATGACGAAATAAGCGTAGAATAATTAGAAGGGAGATTATACAATGGCTTCAACACAAATTGGTACTTATCATTTAGCTGACAATCCTCAGTTATTTGAAGTTCAAAGACAAAATAACTTTGAGTTTGTTGTTACTGACATTGATGGTATTATTAGGGCAGGTGCTCTTGGTACTGAGTCAAATGCAAAAATCAACAATGCTCAAGAGATGCTTAGATTATCAGTTACTAAAGCATTTGTTCCTCACTTCACACAGGAAGTTGTTAATATCAAGCGTGGTAACAGCACATTAAAGTATGCAGGTGTTCCTTCATTCCCTGAAGGCTCAATTGACTTCAATGACTATATTGGTGCTGATATCAAGTCAATTCTTAAAGCTTGGCAGAACCTTTCTTATAATGTAAGAACTGAAAAAGTTGGTTCACTTGATGTTACAAATTACAAGAAAGATTGTTACTTAATTGAGTACACACCTGATTACAGAAAAGTAAGAACCTGGAGATTTTATGGTTGTTGGATTTCTTCTTTAAGTGAAGGAGAGTACACATCAGATAGCGGTGACAAGCATCAAATTTCTTGTACTATTCAGTATGATAGAGCTGAAATTGATTTAAGTGAAGTTATCTAAGACAACTTAATATAATTGTATTTAATAGTGAAGAGATGTTTTGTCTCTTCACTATTTTAGTTTATAACGAGGTGACGGTTTGAATAGGTTATATGAAGATAATAGACGTAAATTGATTTCTAAATCAAAATCGTCACAAAAAGGTAGAGAAAGATTTAATAAAAGAAATAAATCAAAAGTAGCAAATACTGTTAAAGCAATGAATTCAATTGATATGAATAAATTGTTTAAAGATGATATTTTAACTGTTAATATTCCTGTTCATGGTGAAACAGATGATTATGTTGTTAGAATGACTTTTGGTGGATTTCTTGCAATCCTTAGAGACCAGATAGGAGATAAGGATACAATTGATTTTAGAGATATATCAAGAGCTGCTATTATTGGTTTTAATAAAGATGATGTATTCATAAACTGTACTTGTCCTGATTGGCAGTATAGATTTGCATATTATGCAACACGTAACGATATAAACAGTGGTGCACCTGAAACAAGACCCTCTGATATCACAAATCCTGATGACAGTTTAGGCAGTGCTTGCAAACATGTTTTACTTGTTCTAAATAATACAAGTTGGATAATTCGTGTTGCTAGAGTTATTAGTAACTATATAAAATATATGGAAAAGCACTATCAAAAATTATATGCAGATATTATATATCCTGCAGTATTTGGAAGAGCTTATCAAGAACCTGTTCAGTTGTCATTTGACGACATCGATTCAACAGATGAACTTGCCACAGATAATGATATTGACACATTAGATAAAGCAAATAAATACAATCAAGATAGAACGAAATTCCAAAAAGGTAATACAAAAGGTGTTCGTTTTGCGTCTAACGAAGAGGAAGATGATTCGCAATTAAAGTTAGACATTGAAGACGAAAACCCTGATGACCAATTTTAATCTATAAATTAAGCACCTTTACAACAAGTTATAATTGTATTTATTATGTGTATAAATAACTTGCTATAAAGGAGATTAAAAATGGCTAACTATAGCATTGCTGAAGAATATACTTTACCATCAAAAGGAGAAGTATATTCTGAGAATGTAAATCCTGTTGTTAAAATCAGAAGTATGACAACAGAAGAAGAAATGAAGAGACTTGCTCCCTCTGATAGAGCATATAAGAACCTTTGTGAAATCATTGATGACTGTTTAGTAGAAAACCCAGGCATATCTTCATATGATATGTGTCTGGCTGATTATCAGTTTTTGTTACATAAGTTACGCGTTGTTACTTATGGGCCTAGTTATAATACCTCTTCTATGTGTCCTCATTGCGGCACTGAGAATGAAGGTAAAATTGATTTAAACAGTCTTGAAGTTGTAGAGTACAATAGCGATGATTTTGCAAAATATCTGGAATTTGTTCTTCCCGTCACTAAAAAGAAAATTACTATTAGAATGCAGACTCCTCGCATGATTGATGACATTAACCAGAGCACCAGAGAGCTCCGTAAGAAGTCAAAGAATACAGCATCCGGGGATTCTGCATTTTTGTTTACTTTACAAAAACTTATTGACACAATTGATGGTCAGAAAATTGACCCTATCAAAAAGGAAGATTTTGTTAGACAACTACCTATGATGGACACTAACTACATCATGAAACATGCACAAAAGTTAGTAGAAAGTTTCGGAATAAAGACTGCAATCAGTCAAGAGTGTTCCGTTTGTGGGTTAGATTATACTAGCTCCTTTCGCATCACATCGGAGTTTTTTGGACCCTCAATTGACATTTGATGGTAGGCCATATGCCCCTGAGAGATACCAGCAGATAGTTGAAGAAAGATATATAATCTCTAAACATATTCATACTTCCTATCAGGATATTGGAGATATTTCTCCTACTGAAAGAAAGTATTTACTTGAATTTATAAGAAAAGATTTAGAGAGAGAGCAAGAAGTTAGAGAGAAAAATATGCAGATGTTGGGACTAAAATAATAAGCGAGGTGAGATACGATGGCTAATAGTATGAATAGTGGCTTAAGAAATAGTACTGAACAGTCACAAGAAACTCAGTTTAATTCAAAAGTTTCTGAAATGTCGTCTGTCAGTAAGCGCTACGATGCTCTTGTAGGTGAATTTAAAAAATATCAATCTTTATTGAAAGAAATTTCTAAGAATTCATCAATTGAAAGATTAAAAGAAGAATTACAGCAGGAAAATCTTTCTGTTCGTGACAAACTTGCAATCAGGCAGCAGATTGCTGATGAAGAAGCCCGTATCCAACAACTTGCGTTAGATGCAACTTTAGCCTATACAGTAAACACTTACAAAAAAGCAACAGTTGCACGTAAGCTTGAAATAAAGAAAGAACACGCCGACGCTCTAGCAGCTCATCGTGTATCACTTGATAAGGAGTATCAAGAGAAATGGGCAGCAGCTCAGGGTGATGCAAAAGAGCGTCGTAGATTAACAAATCAACATAAAAAAGATGTGTTTAAAAATATTCAGTTGGAACGAGAAGCAAGGGCCCAAGTTTTTAAACTTGAAGAGTCTGAATCTCACCAACAGTATAAGAATGTTCAAAAACATATTGATAATTTCAAGAAAGATAAATCTTTTAAAAATGGATTAAAGATAGCTGTTAGTGTTGGTCAACTTAATATTGATTCTTTGAAAAAGATGGCTGAAGAATCAAAAAAAGCATATCAAGATTCAAAAAAAGAAACTGAAAGAAGAGCACAAGACCTTGAGGATTTAAAGGCACAAGGTTTCGGCGAACACACTGACGAGTACAAGGAAGCATTAGCAGCTTACGAACAATCCAGAATGGATGAAAATAATGCTGCATTAAAGAAAGTTCTAGAAGATGAATTATCAAAAGTTGCAGATGCTCTGATGACTTCATTTGCCGAAGTTGAGAGTATGATAACTGATTACAAAGGCCATGTTGATGCTCGTCTTCAAGGTTCAGATAAATCATATAATAAGATAAATGATTTGATTTCATCAAATCTATCAACAAGTCCTTTTGTTAAAACACAGAAAGTTCTTGAAAATATGAGAGAACTTGTTGATAAAGGTGTTGCTTACAATGTGGAGCAACGAGCCTTTTTACAGACTGTTAGTGATAAGATTGCTAACACATTTGATGCATTTGATGCTAACCTATTAAGACTTATTAGATTACAACAAGCAGATACAACCGCAGCTCGTTTAGGAATGGAAGCAAGTTTGACTAAATTCCTAAACGGAATGTTCCAAGACACCAGCTATCTATCGGATGTATATGATAGTGTATCTGCAGCAATAATTGATGCAAATGCAACAATGACTCGTAATATGTCAGCTGAATTTGAATATATTGTTCAAAAATGGTTAGGTGCTCTAAGTTCAGTTGGTATGTCATCTGAAACTATAAATCAGATTGCTACAGGTATCAATTATCTTGCAACAGGCGATGTTCAAAGTCTTGCAAGTAATACTCAACTACAAACATTATTTGCAATGAGTGCTTCAAATGCAGGATTAAGTTATTCAGATTTATTATTGAAGGGACTAGACTCTTCAAGCACAAATAAATTACTTGAAAGTATGGTTTCATACTTAAAACAGATTGCAGAAAATTCAGATAATCAAGTTGTAAGAGCAGCTTATGGTGATATATTTAACTTGTCAATGTCTGATATGAAAGCTATAAGTAACTTGTCTTCAGGTGATATTTCAAGTATTGCAGGTAACAAGTTATCTTACGGTGGTATGCAATCTGAACTAACAAATCAGTTTGCACAGTTGCTCACAAGAACAAGCCTCACTGAAATGATGAGCAATGTTTACAATAATGCAGTATTTGGCGTTGCAGAAGATTTGATATCAAATCCTGTTTCTTATGCAATGTATAAGATGCTGAATTATATGCGTGAGCAAGAAGTTGATATAAATATCCCGTTCATCAATGCTATGGGATTCGGTCTTGACTTGAATGCAAGTGTTGGTGACTTAATGAATATGGGGCTCCAGATTGGTGGAGCAATGTCTCTTATTAGTAATATTCTTAGCGGTTTAGGCTCAATGGGTGGTTTAAATCTTAATGCTTGGGAAGCGCAAGAATATACAAAACGTGGTTCAGGAATGTCATTCTCAATGGGTGGTGTTCAGGGTGGAACTTCAGGTAGTACTTACATATCAACAAGTAACAGTACTGATATGAAGAACTCTACATTGAATAGTTCAACAGATGACGCTGAAGAGACAAAAGAGATAACAAATAAAAATACAAAGTCTGAGCATACTTTTGATGATTTTTATAAAGTTACCGTTACAGGTTCAGAAGGCTCAGGTTATATCAGAACATTTGACTCAAATCTTGCAGTTGTTTTCGGAACTGAATCATTAAGAATTGATGATAAACTTAAGGTATATGATTATCATCTTGATGATTACAGATATGCAGACGGTACTTTAGGTGTATATGATAAATCAATTGACAAGTATAAATATAGCTTAGGCAGTGTATATAAACTTGGAGTTGTTGATTCAGGACTTGCTGAAATATTCAATAAGTTTAAGTTTAATACTGAAGAAGAGTTAAAAGTACATGATGAAGGTATCTTAAGTTTACCTTCCGCTGATAACATTGCTTCAAAGATTGCAGATAAGCAGTTAAAAGTAGTACCAAACAATACAACAACAATAACAACAGCAATTAGTACTGCTGCTGCTACTATAAAAGCAGCATCAAGTTCAGTTACTATTACTGGTGCTCCCAAAGTCACATTAGATAAAGCAACTTTAGTTACAGCATTCAAAGAAGCACTTGGTCATAAAGAAGGCACAAAGACTGATGCAGATTATAAAACAATTTCTGATTTATATAAATTGTTGATTGGAACTGTTGAAGATGAACAGGCACATGTAAGAATTCAAAATGAAGATGGTCAAAGACTACAAGTTGACACTGAAACAGGTGGTACTGCAATGTATGCTTTGAATCCGGCTAATCTTAAGTGGTAAGGAGTGATTTAATGAAACAAGAGTTTTTTAAAACAACACTTATTTCAAAATTTATAAAACAGCTACTTGCAAAAACTCCATTACCAGTATACAAGCTCATATATGATAATGATGAGATGGTTGCGGGTTGTTTATATACTTACAAAGATAAAGTTTTAAGATGTACTAAGAGTGGTAGATTTACTGGTGTTCGTGGCACAGTTAATAAACTTGATTACCTCACTGTTCAAGAACCTTTGTTCGTGAATGAAGGAAACATGAATGTTTACACTTTTAACGAAAATAAGAATGAATTCCAGTTTGAGGAAGTACCATTTGCAGTCACAGATGATGTTGTAAGTATTCAATTATATACTCCTGCAGAGTTTGAAGTTGTTTCAAGATTTGTACCTGATACATATGTGCCGGGCATAACTCAAAATTACATATCAAATATGAGTTATTATGATGAAGATACACATCGTAAGTTAGGTGAATATTTAAGATATATAAAGAATATGTATGACTTAAATCTAATGCCACTTTATAATTGTTTTACATATAAGCTTGTGGATAATTTAACACTAGATGTAAATTCTGAGAATAATTTAACTCAAACATCGAACACAAAATATAAAACATTTCTTATTCCTATTAAGTTTGATAAAACATATACAATCGCGCTTGATAGTGATTTTCCTGTAATGATGAAAGCTGTTTTTTATAATAATAGACTTGTAAAAGATAGAGACAATCAGTTCTATCTGTCAAACTATCTTGATGAGAGTATTATTGTTCATAATAATACACAGTTTTCAAGACCTTTTACATACGTATTACCAAATACAAAAGCAGTCGATAGTTCAGGTAAGTCTTGTTATCAAATGCTGCATAACTATGAAAAATATCTCTATCTTGCAATACAAATTAGTGCAGATAATGATTCTTCTCTTGTAGTTCTTGAAGGTGATTACTCGAGGAACGGAACAAGTTCTATAACTGATGTTTATGGCTTAAGAAGAGATGTGAATACAACTGATGCAATTTCTGCAATGTTAACAAGTAGATTAAGTTTACTTGATAAAAATGATGGTATTCATCATCCTTTTGCAGATAAGCTAATCCAATACTTGCTTCGTAACACAATTGACACAAGAGAAGATATTGATGACAATGTTGCTAATGTTGAAAAAGCAGTTGGATATATGCCTGAGTATCAAGGAATGTGGGATGATAATCTTCGCTATCTATTGTTCTTTAATTATATGAAATTAACGAACAGAGAAGAATTGAATTTTCTTGATATACTAGGCTATGTGGATAGTGATATTGAGGAAGCTGTTAGAAAGGGGTATATAGATGCCAACACCTCCAGTATTTAGAATGATAGATAACTATATCTATCTATATCATTTAGATGAGTTTATAGTTATTCCTTCATTTCCTGATAGCTTAAATGACCAGATGTCAGTGACATATAATAGTAGTACCCCGATGTCAAGAAGTGCTCCTATTTATTCATACAGTCATTCTGGTCCTAGAAGTTTACAAATAAATCTTGATTTACATAGAGATATGATGAAACAGATAAACTGGCAAGTAAGTAATGCAACTGTTGCTACAGGTGACGATTATGTCGACACACTTATAAAATTAGTTCAGGCAGCTGCTTTACCTACATATGGTGCATCTGAAAAGATGGTAGACCCTCCGATGGTTGCCGTTAGATTTGGTAACGATGTTTTCATAAAAGGTGTTGTGACAGGAACTGTTGGAGTAACTTATCAGCTTCCGTTACTAGAAAATGAAAAGTATGCTCATGTTTCTGTTTCATTCAATGTGGAAGAAATTGACCCATATGATGCACAAACTGTTTTTGCAGCAGGTAGCTTTAGAGGTGTCGATACAACTCTCGAAAGAACATATTGGAGGGCCTAATGATGGATGCATTGTCTAAGAAACAATATAAGAATTATGACAGAGTATCAAGGTACTCTGTTTTTCCGTATTACTATAATAGGTTTGATGATAAGTATATCTACGGTACTACTGCACATTTAAATACTGATGGCAAGTCATATGTTAACCATAAAGTTGTGCCCGGAGATACTTTTGATACTTTGGCGCTGCATTATTATAATAATCCTACTTATTACTGGGTAATTGCTGATTTTAACAAAGTGCAAGACCCTTTTGTGACGCCTGTAGAGGGTAGTATCTTAAAGATACCTACATTTAGTAATATTGAATTTAATTTATAAGGAGTGAAACATAGTGGCAACAAAAGCAAATCTTGTTAGTGTCCCTACTCTTGTTGAATCTCCATTTATAATTGCCACTATTGGTGGTTATACTTTCGGTTCTTATGCAGCCAAAGGTTCTTCAAATGCGTATGGTGCAGCTGTTAAAGTTACATATCCAAATTTCATGGATAGTATTCAGATTGTGAAAGTTAATGGCACAGTTAATACATATACTTTGAATTTTTCATATCAAGTTAGAGCGGGAGAAGACCCAAACCTACTTGACAAGATATTTAGTACTGCAACAAATGATAGGCAAATTATATTGCAGTATGGTGACTGGAACTCTCCTACATATATTTATAAAGAAGAAAAGTGTATTATTACAAACATAACAAGTAATCTTGATATGAACAATTCTTGTATCAAATACACATTAAACTGTACAAGCGATGCTATTGGTTTAGCATCATTATCGTATAATTTTCCTGCTAGAGAAGCAAAACCCAGTGATGTATTGAAAGAGATGCTTAATAGTCCTAAGTATGGACTCAAGCAAGTTTTCACAGGAATGAGAACACAAGAGATAACAAGTTTGATTGCTTCCAATGATAAGAAAGTACAGTTGTTAGCTCAAAATGGTGTAACTCCATTAGCATATATGAATTACCTTGTTAGTTCAATGGTAAGTTACAATAATACCACAACAACTCCAATTCAATCTTCAGGCTACTACTTGACAATACATGATGATTGGAGTAATAATTATGGTGGAACTTATTTCAAAGTCACTGAAGTTTGTGCTAATGCAAGTACGAAAGCAACAATGGGTACTTATGAACTTGATGTTAACTACCCAGATGATAATTTCGTAACACAGTTCTCGCTTAACAATGACCAATCATGGGCAATACTATATGATTATTCACAAAAGATTGGTCAGGAAGAATACACTTATTATATTGATGATGAAGGTCGAGTTATAACTGAATATGTTCCTTCGTTGGTTAGGTCAGATAATAATTCATTTTCAAATGCAAAGAGCTCATGGTGGACCAAGATGACACAGTTTCCCATTCAAGCTACATTGACAATTAAAGGATTGACAAGACCTTCGATACTTATGACATATGTTAAGTTAAATGTGTGGTTTGCAGGTGGGCAGAAACATATTTCAAGCGGTCTATATATAATTACCAAGCAAGTAGATTCAATTAGTGCTGCGGGATATAAGACCACTTTAACATTATTGAGGGTAGGCGGTGACATTTAATGCTAGAAAGGGCAATCATTGAGCAAAAAGTTGATGATTATCATTATAGAGTTAGGGTACCTTCTTTTAATAAATCATTAGCTGCAGTTGGTGCAACACCGGAAAAAGAATTGTACGTTGCAACTTTATCAGTAACTCCGGGTGTAGCACCAAAATTTAAACCAGGTACCGCCGTTTGTGTATCATTTGAAAGTAATGATTTAAGTTCTCCTGTTATTGTAGGATTATTATTTAACAACACTTTTAGAAAAACAGAAGCAGATGCTATGTTTGCAAGTTTGGATGTATCAGTGAATACAACTTTGTCACGCGACACTACAATAGGTGCTGTTAAACCTGATAGTATTGCTTCTCTTGAGAATAATACTCAAAACATTGCTGATAAATTTCAAAAAATTGATTTATTTGAGCAGAGTACATCAGGTAAACTTGATAAGCTATCAAGTGATATTACTGTATTAGATGCACGGCTAACACAAGCTCAAATAGATATATTGAAAGAAATGGAAGAATCAGATGAGCAATTAGCAGACAGATTATCTACTGCGGAAAACGATATTGATTCTAATTACGCACAAATTATTGAAACAAATAGTAATCTAAGTACACATACAAATAATAAAACAATACATGTTACATCATCAGATAAGTCAAACTGGAATAGTAAGGCTGCAGGAAATCACAACCACCCTTCTTTGTCTGGTGTTCAAAAAATAATTTTTACAACTGATTCCTATGGGGCTGAACTTCCTGCATCAGGAACCACAGGACAGATATTTTTTAAATTAGAAAGTGAGTGATGCATATGTATTCAATAGCATTTCCTGATATGTTTTCAACTGCAAGAACCAATCTTGTTAAGGATGCAGATGCTACAATGTCAAACATGAAATTGTTGCTTGCTTCGTGGAAAAAATCTTTGATTGGTGACCCTTACTTTGGTACAAATTTAAAGAAATTTATACATGAGCAAAACAATGTTGTGTTAAGAGATTTGATTATTGATGAAATATATGTGTCTTTACAAATATTTATGCCCCAAGTATATTTGAAACGAAAAGATATTACAATAACCCAAGATAAAACTGATGTATATGCCACTATCAATTGTATAAATAAATTAGATAATGAAGTAAATATGTATCAGATAAAGTTAACAACTGATATTTAATGAATAGTTGGAGGTTGAAAATTAGTGGCTAAAAATCCTTTATCTTCATTAAGTTACACAAATAAAGATTTTACTTCGATATATGTTGAGTTACTTGACATTGTTAAAGAACTAAGCTCAAAGTGGGACCCAACTATTTCAAATGAATCAGACCCTGGTGTAATCTTATTGAAAGCTGATGCAATTATTGCAGATAAGAATAATTACAATATTGATAAAAATATTCTTGAAATATATCCTGAGACTGTAACTCAGGAACTAAATGCAAGGAACAATTATAAACAACTTGCTTATAGTATGCCTTGGTATAAATCTGCAACTACTACCCTAACCTTTAAGTGGGTGGGCAGAGATTTTAATCTTGGTGAATCCGCAACAATCAAAAAGTATACAATGGTAACAAATGAAACAGGAGATGTTGTTTATACTACTCTTGCTGATGTGACACTAAATGCAGATACACTTGTTGCTACTGCACCTGCTATTGAGGGTACACTTAATACTTTAACAATTAACGGTTCAAGTGTCATTGATATTGTTAATCTTGACGAAAATAATAGAATATATCTACCTGATTATTCAGTTGCAGAAAATGGCGTCTTTGTTACTAATGTAGGTTCTCAAGCATTGTGGGAACAAGTGGACAATTTACAAGTCAGAACTCAAGGTAATATGTATTATGAGTTTGGTGTTGATAGCAGAAACTCAGTTTGTTATATTGAATTTCCTCAAGATATTGATACTTTGATTGGCTCAGGTATCGAGATTAGATATATGTTATCACAAGGTGCCAGCGGTAATATGTCAGCTGCAACTGTAGATAGATTCTATAGCGACGAAAGTATCACAGTTGGTAATGACAGTTTTGTTTTGAATGAGGAAATTATCACACTTTACAATGCGTCTGCAAGTACAGATGGTGCTAATCCTGAATCATTACAACAAGCTTATAGAAGCTATAGAAAGACAGCTGGAACTTTTAAAACGTTAGTTACGCTTAGAGATTATATCAACTCAATATATAATAGTGGATTAGTATCAAACGCTATTGTCAGTGATAGATTGAATGACATACAAAGTTCATATACTATCAAAACTGAAGATACAGTTAATCCATTTGTAACACAATTTCATAAATCAAGTACTGGAGTAGTTAGTTATTTTATTGATACTCCTCAAAGCGCTGATGAAGATGGTTGGTTTAAATATCAAAATAGAGAAATGATTTCTCATACTCCAACTGAGTCTGAAATAGAAGCAAAAGCACAATTTTACAGAAGATTATCTGATAATTATGAAGTAGATATGAATGCTTTTGATTTGAAATTATATCTATTGCACACACCAGGAATCATCAATAGCATTGATGATTATGAATCAACCTTTAATCTTGAATCACCAAGTAGTGTTGTGGAAACAGAAGTTAAAGGTTATATCTATGACCAACAGTGTGTACAGCATGATTTTGTATCAATTGTGGAAAATCTTCCTTGTTTGTACAAAAACTCGTATCCTATTGGAGTTAAGATTGTTCCGCAACATTATTTGACACCAATCCAGATAGACCAAGTTAAACAAAACATTGTTACTGCATTGTGGGATGTGTGTAATTCAAGAGCTATTGAATTTGGTGAAGAACCAGATTATGATATTATATATGATGCAATTCAAAATGCTGACGAACGTATTAAAGTGGTTATACTTGATGAATTTAAGTATACAACATATGCAACTTACTGGGATGCTGCAAAAAAAGAGTTCAAAGATGTTCCCATTTCAAAAACAGAATCACAGCTTGTTATTGCAGTTGATGATGAAACGGATTTAGCTTATCATAAGAAACATCTAACAACAGTAAGATTGAATTCTGCATATTTTGTTACAACTGATACATTTACCTACAGTGGTGAAAACATTGAAAAAGGTTCAGTGCTAAAGTATAATTCAAGAAATAACAAGTTTGAATTATATTCTGATAAGAGAAATGAATTTCAATTGGATGTTATTGCAAAAAGTGTTCTCGCAGGCACAACTCCATTATACAAAGAAGATAGCTCTTTCGTTAATCAGTTAAATCATACATATGTTGATGATTTGACAACTGAGAGAATAACAACAGCACTGATTCTTTCACCTTTTTCAAATGGTAGAGCGGAAGCAAAAATTGTTGATATAAACGACGATGATATCAATGAAACCATTGTATATCCAGTTACTGACAATACACAGTTAAATGCAGAATACAAGTTAAAAGCAAATGAGACATTAAGATTACTTGCACCTGCTTTTGAAACTGAGACAAATTATTCTAACTATGTTAAGTTTGAGCTGGTGTTAAATCATAGCACCGGTACACAAGAGACATCTGTAGAGTACAACGAATCAATTCCTGATGATACAGGCGATTCTTATCATCTTGTTTATGCATCAGAATATGATGAACAGCTGTACAATGCAGTCAAAACAAGCTTATTCAATCTTGTTGACCGCGAAGGTAAGGACATTCTTTCATTCTCAGCAGCTGAGCTAGAAGAAACTCATGAAGTTAGAATTCTGACAGAAGCAAATACAAGATGCTTACAAACGGATACATACGGAAATGTTACAAGTGAAGCATTATCTTTTCAGGATAATGCAATATGGAGTGCAAGTATCACAAAAGTAACTGATGGTTACAATGTTAACTTAAAACAAGGAGACAAGTATTTAACAGTTGATAGTGGTAAGGTTGTTTGTAAAGCAACACCTAAGTGTTTCTGGCGTGTAACACCGGTTAAGTTACCATTGTTTGTTCAGCTGGATTCAGACATTGATAATGATTATTCATGTACATTCCATTTCAATGCAGATAATCAGCAATTATTAACAGTCAACTCATTACAGAAAGCAAGTAAGGTTGTATATGCAGATGGACAACAATGGTTTGACCCTGCACAGATTGCAGTAAGATTCACTGAAAACATGAGTGATACTGAATATAAACAAGGAGACCTTTGGTTAAGGTATAAGTATGTAAAGAGTGGAGCTAGTGCAGAATTTAAGAATGAAAAAGTTATTATTTTTAATTCTTGGGCAGCTGGCGATATTTTACTATATGAATTAAAAAATCTATACACAATCCCTGCAAATACTGATTATCAGTTATGCGAGAATGATTATATAACATTTTTCTGGCGAACAGAAGATTCAGAAGATGCACCATACAAGTATATTAAGTATACAGGCATATCTTCAACAGATATGACTTCTACAAAGCAGTCACCCATTATTAGACCTACATTTACAGTTAATGGTGTGGGAATTGATGAAGCACAAGTTAATCCTACAACTTTGAACTCAGAAGGTGAGATTGCATACGGTTCAAAAGAGTATACTAAAGTATATGGCTTCTATGGTGATAACGATTTGTCAGGAACAAAAGCAATCGAGATTCGTAAAATGAATCAGGTTGTTTTGAACTCAGGTAAGAATAATTACTATTTTATTACAAATAAGATTGTTCAAGAAAATGATACTGACCATTACAAGATGGTTATGAAATCATTGAAAGAGCCTAGTGAATTTGTTAGAGATGAACAGGGCAATATAATTGGCTCATATAGATATACTTTACAGTCTGATGAGTATTTCATCAACACAAACAAGACACTAACTGAATATGAAATTCTTGGTCCGGGTTCTCTAATAGGATTGAACGTAACATTCAATCCAAGTGAAGAACAAGATATAACGAATACTTTTGAGCTTGATGTTCAAGCTGTTCTATATCAAGATGTTATTATTTTAGGAATCAAAGCATTTGGTGACTATTGTAAATCCATTCCTGCTACATATGAAATGTACTGTAGAGAACAACAAATCTATAATATTGTTGCAAATGATACTTTGATGATAAAAATGAATGATTCAAATAGTGTTAAATCAAGACCTATTTTTACATCTTGGAATGATACATTGATTGATAAGGATTTTGAAATAAGTTATAAATCTTCATCAGGTGAAATCATCACACTACCTCAGATAAACATTCAGAGTGATGAGTGCTCATGGTCAGGTAGGGCATGTTTAAACTTGAATATTTCTAGTGAAGAGCCACAATTGATTGAAGGAATTTCAAAAGATTCAAATAATAGCTATGATTACAAATCAATACAGATGCTAATGTTAGAGTCTACCAACGATATTGGAGACAGTGCATATCGTATCTATCCTGATTTTAATACAACTAATTTTAGCGTAGAACCAGAACAACTTTACATCCAAAGTGATGTTTTTGTAAATAAAGTTGGCGGAACTAACATTGACATTTCCTATGTTGATTTGCTGGGTGATAGAAAAGCAGTTGATTTATATTTATATGCTTTAAATGATGTATTTACTACTTCACCTTTCTCAATCCGTGATGATGGCGCTATTATTTGTAATATGATTGATATGACAAACCAAACTGTAACAGTTGAAGTTATGCTTGATACTGATGGTAAGTATATGTTATCTATTGATAATCTGTCTGAGGAAATCAAGTTGTCAGTGGAAGTAAACAATGTTCCTGCATTGTCATTGAGTAGTAAGTCACAATTTGTAGGAGCAGGTATGTCTTATTACATACTTGAGCCAGCTGAGAAACATACAATCAAGTTTTCAATTGATAAAGCAGCCGACACTAATTCAGACCATTTCATAATAAACTCATTATTCAAATTCATTGATAATACTTTATTTGAGACAGAGTATGGTATTACAACAGATAATATTCTGAATAGAATTAGAACCCTCGATGTTGATTCTATCTTTAAGTACAACAATGTTGTAACAGATAAAGATGAGATTTATATAGAGGACCCACTTGATGGTAAATCATTCTTCAACTCAAATCACGTTATGAATCAATTTACTATTGGTAAGGCAGAGCTAAGATTATCTGATTCTACCGATGCATATATTTTACCGATAAATAATAGGTGATAAGATGGCAGTATTTAGATTACAAGAAAATATGCCTGATGTTTATGTAAGGAAATCAAGAGATTTTCAACTTCTTTGTAATAGCTTTGATGCTGTTTTTAATAGTGTAAAAAATGATATTGATAGTATTACAAATGTAGTTGATACAAGATTATGTAGCGAAAGATTACTTCCTTTGTTGCAAACTAAACTTGGTTTCTTTACAAATAAACATTTAACTGCAACAGAATTAAGAACCGTTCTTCAAGCTTTCAAATACATTGTTAGGGATAAAGGTTCAAGAACAGGTATAAGAGAAGCTATTGAAGTATTTTTGAAAGTTGCAAATGCTTCAAACAAATCAAGAATACAGATTGTTGATAATTTTGTTTCAATTGATGGACACACTAGTGAAACTAGACCTGGTAACACATACATTGTAGAAGTTGCTATTGAAGGACAGCAAATGGATACAACTTTACTTACAGAGTTGTTAAAGTATGTACTGCCTGCAGGTTATCAACTAAAATATAGTTTCTATAACGCAACTCAAACAGTAACACAAATACATGATAAGGATACTGTTCACATCATATTTGTTGATAAGAGTGATAATAATGGAATTAGACTCACTACATCAAATGATTCTGATGATAGATATCCATATGAATTAACTTGGGTTGATTTTGAGTCAGCTGATGAAAGTTATTATTATATCAAAGAAAATAATGCATATATTAAATTGCATTCAATTCCTAATGATTGGCCAAATGGAGAATATTATAGAGCTAAGTATATCTATGAATATGAGAATAATGCTGTTGAGGTAAAAGAGATACTGTTACCTCAATATGAACCCAGTAAGTATTACAGAAGTATTGGTATTGAAGATGAGATTGTTCTAATTACAACTCCAGAAGCTCCTGAAGATTGGGGAAGTAGCGAAACAACATTTTACTATGATAGTGACGGTTCTGAGCCTATTGAGTTTGAAGCAGAATATAGACCATTGGTTGATGGCGTCTATGTTCCATTTGAAGAGAACAAATATTATGCAAAAACTAGTAGTGGTACTTATGAACTTGTTACTGGTAAATTTGTTGAGGCGGGAACATATTATACACAAACAATTGACACTAGATATTACAAAGTTGTACTTCCTTATAACAGCATAAACGGAGTAGGTACAACAACGACATTTAAGTTTACAAGTAATGATATTTCAGAAACATCATTTGATAATGCAAAGAAAGCAGAACTACCGAGTGATGAATCCGGTGTTGATTGGATGAAAGATTTGGAGGATTCTGAATAATATGAAAGATTTGAAAGCTATTATTGGCAATTCAATTTCATACAGAGGTAACCTTTCAGTTACGCTAAATGTAAAGGGACATAAATATCCCTTTACATTTAATAATCATGGAACAAAACATTTGTTAGACACAATTACACGGGCTCTGGCGGGTTATTCAATAACAGGTGCTACCCCTCGTTATATTGATTTTCAACATACTCTCGATGGAACTCAATATCAGTCGGTGTTAAAAAATCTGGTTCCATTTACAGGTATTGTTTATGGAGAAGCTGCCGATGCTGAAGAAAATGAAGGAAGAGTTCTTCTAAATGCAACTTTAACATATGAAGATAAACAGTATATTACCACATTGTATAGCCCTAGACTTGTTATACTTGATGATGAGAAACGAGTCCTTGCGGAAATCACAGAAGGTGACTTCCAAACATTGTGGAATTCAATTACAGATGCAACTGATGCACTAATTGAATGGAAAATGATATTCACAACAGTTTAAGGAGATTATTATGTCATATATTAACAAAGATGCAATTAGTGTATTCCCACTTGCAAAAAATAGGCCGTCTGATAGAAGTGCACGCTTATTCTATGAAAATAATGTTGCAAATATTATTAGGCAGTTGGTAGATACTGAAGGTTTTATTATCCTACCCGAAGCAGGAACAGATGCAACACAGGACTTATTTATATTAAACAATGATTCTTCAAAGACTGTTCTTGATGGCGCTGAGGATTTACTTAAGATAACATTTAGTATAAATGCACCTCTTGTATTTAATCTTTATGGTTATTATTTTAATATCTGGAACGAGTCAACTGGTTCTGTTGATATTTTCAATCAGCAGAAGTTAAGTCAAGATGAAGTTAATAATGGATTTGAAGTTTGGGCTTATATTGATATTGACTCAGTTGCAAAAGAAATTCTTGGTCAAGATGTTAATAATTTCTATGAAGGGCTTGTGTTCTGTACCGGAGCAACTGCACTTGACACAGAAGGTAGACATAAGTTAAAGATTGCAGATTGTTGGATTGATTCTGATGGAAATTTGAAATCAACGATTGCAAATAACAGTTATATGAAATTAAATTCAAAAAGTCTGGATGTTACCATCAGCAGAATTGATGGTAAGCACTAAGAGACAATTGTATATATTATTATAAATCTAAGAATGTATAGAGGTTAATATGAGTAGAAAATTAAATGTTATCACTTGTCCTAAATGTGGCAGAGAATACATGCCCGCGGAAATTTTCATACCAAAAAATCTTTTAGGAGCTCCTTCAGTTATTAAAAGAAATGCTGATGGAAAAATTGAAGATTTTATTGGAACAGATATGGACCTAAATGAAAGATATTGTTGTGATTCATGTAACACAGTATTTGGAGTTGTTGCTGATATTTCTTTCAGAAGTAATGTTGATGCAAGATTCGATATCATGAATGATTATTCTTCAGAAATGGGTCCAAAATTTACACTGGTTGAGTACTAATGATAAAAATAAAAGAATTGACACCAAAGAAGATACCTGGACTATCTTCTTTGTTTGTTACTTTTGACTACTGTAAGGAAATTGTTGCAGTTATTAAAACTTGTACTCCTGCATATTTTGATAAGAAAACTTCGGTGTGGGAGATACCTACAACAAGGCTTGCAAAGTTCATAAATGGTGTTAATCAATTTGATGATATTGAGTTTTATCCTCAGCACAAGAAACGACTAGAAGATAAAGTATTTAAACTAAGTAATTATAAAACAACACCCTATGATTATCAGTATGAGGGCATACAATATGGTTTAAATCATGATAAGTGGTTACTTCTTGATGCACCCGGCCTTGGAAAAACCCTACAGTTAATCTATCTTGCTCAAGAGTTAAAAAAACGTGATAACATTGAACATTGTTTGATACTATGTGGTATAAACACATTAAAAACAAACTGGAAAAAGGAAATACAAAAACATTCAAACTTATCCTGCACGATACTTGGAGAAAGAGTAAACAAGAAAGGTAAAGTTGTTTATGAAGGCGTATCTCAGCGGTTAGCTCAATTAAAACATAAGATAAAAGAGTTTTTTGTTATTACTAATATAGAAACCTTACGAGATGATGAAATCGTTGCAGCGCTAAAGCAAGGCAAGAATAAATTTGATATGATTGTGGTGGATGAGATACACACTTGTAAGTCGCATCAATCTCAACAAGGAAAAAATTTACTGAAGTTAAACAACGCAAAATACAAAGTTGGTTTAACAGGAACATTGCTCTTGAATAATCCACTTGATGCATACATTCCTCTAAAGTGGACTGAAAATGAACGAGCTCCATATACTAATTTCAGATATCAGTATTGTCAGTATGGTGGTCCTTTTGGTAATGATTTTATCGGGTATAAAAACATTGATGTTTTAAAAGAGCAGATAAATACTTGCTCACTGCGCAGAACGAAAGATTTGCTTGATTTGCCACCAAAAACAATCATTGATGAATATCTTGATATGTCCGATAGACAAGCACAATTTTATCAAAATATTGTTGATGGTGTTCTTGATGAAGTGGATAAAGTTCATATTTCAACAGCAAATCTACTCGCAATGGTGGGACGATTAAGACAGGCAACTGCTTGTCCATCAATATTAACAACAGAAAATATTCCGTCTGCAAAGATGGATAGATGCTGTGAATTGATTGAAGAGATAACTGGAAATGGAAACAAAGTTGTTGTTTTTTCTACATTTAAGCAAACATTGAATGAGCTAGAACAAAGGTTACAGCAATATAATCCTTTGCTTTGTCATGGCGATGTCCCCGATGATGTAATATCTAAAAACATTGATACTTTTCAATCATCAGATTTTAACAAAGTTATGCTTTGTACACATCAAAAGATGGGAACCGGTGTAACATTAACAGCCGCAAGTTATGCTATATTCATTGATTCACCTTGGACCGATGGACAAGCAGAACAAGCGGAGGATAGAATACATCGTATTGGTAGTAAAGACCCAGTGTTTATCTACTATCTATGGTGCAACGATACCTTTGATTTAAGAACACAAGAGATAGTCAGAGATAAAGCGTTACTGGGTGATTGGATAATTGACAACAAGTGTTCGCCGGGAATGTCTGAACGGTTACATCAGATGATATTAGATTTAAAATAAGCCGCAAATGCGACTTATTTTTTTTTGTTTTTCTATTGATTTAGTTGTATTTTTATATTATATTATTTATAATATAATTGATAATAATATTACTGTTAATATGTTATTATTAAGTTTTACATATAAGGATTTTTAATTTAGGTGATTAGTTGATAAAAGAGTATAGAGAGGTGTTTCAACAATCTGCAAGTGTTATACCCGATTATAAAAAAATATCTCAAATTGAGTTAGCAGAAAAATATCTTGAAAAAGGGCCCAATTCTGATGCTTATTTGTCGGCATTGATTCTAAGATACTGGAATATTATCGAAAAGATGCTATATAAAGATTATGGGTTGTACGATGAAAAAGAAGCATATGATTGGTTTATGGATTCTTTGTTATATGCAATAACATATAAACCGTGGCAGGACCCAAAAAGTGGAGTCTATCAAGACCCTAAAGCAATTGAAAAAGTTCTGAACACATGTATCAAATGTAGTAGAGCAAACTGGTTTCAAGCGTCCAATAGACATAAAAGAAAAATAAATCATAATACAAGTAGTTTAGAAGCATTGTCTGAAGAGTTTAAAGATTCCTATCTACCTCGAGAATTAACAGTTGATTTAAATCAAGACGGATATACATATTTGATTGAAGAAGCATTCAATAAACAACAATATCTATTTGCATTGATTGTGGACGTAATTGTTCACGATATTTCGTTAGACAAAGTTACTGATACAAAGAGTTTGATATTAGTAATCAAGAGGTCAATTAGAACATTGCCTGTTGATTATTATAAGATTTTTGCAAAAAATTATGGATTCGACCCACAGCAAGTTGAAAAATCATTTTCGTTCATTTACAATATGAGTGACCAAAAATTAAAACAGTCAATTGAGAATTACATATACAAGTTAAGAAATATTCTGAAAAGAGAGGATTAGTTATTTGTTAGTTGACCTTCTCAGTATGGATAATTATGTTAACTTTAATATAAAACTTGCTGAAATTCTTGGGCTGCACCCTGCAATCTATATTAGTGAATTGCTTAACATAAATGAAAAAGCTGTTCGTAAAGATAAGGTAGCCGATAATTGTTTTAAAGTAGTTAGAAGTTATATCACAAAGAGAACAACATTATCCATCGAAGAACAAAAAGAAATTGATGCTTTACTTGTTAGTATTGGTGTACTAAAAGTAAACCCAGAAAGTAGCGATGCATTGACATTGGACCTGACAATATTAACATCACTTGTATCTGCGGAACCGACAGATATTGAAAAACTTAAAAAGATTGTAAATACAACTAAGCCAAAGAAGAGAACAAAGGCTCAAGTAATAATTGAACAACTAAAAACACTTGTTGTAGTTGAGAATGAAGAGTTGCGTCAAGCATATTATGATTGGATTGATGCTGTTAACGCAAAACAAGGATGGATGTCAGCAAAGTCTGTTACGGTAGGGCAAAAAACTATTGATGCATATTGCAATCATAATCTCGATTTAGCTTTGCAACTTCTTGAGATAGCATCAATGGGTGGATATAGAGATATACAGTGGGCCATAAATACATACGAAAAAGATTATAAATTAAATTATAGAATACCCGCTGCACCTGTTAAACAAAGAGTCACTACGGCATTAAGTGAGGAGGTATTCTAATTTGATATTGAGTAATGATTGTTTTACAAAAGATATTTGTGCAAAGTTTAAAAAAGGTCATTGTGTCGATGGTGAGTTTTGCATCAAATTATTCAAACTCAATGCTTTATATGACCAGGCATTGATTAGTGACAAGCAACGTCAAAGAATCAACTTGAGGATTGACGCAGATGGTACGGATAGGAATGAATTTCAAAGATTACAAAATATTGAAAACGATATTTTGAATTTTGTGAATGAAGGATGTAACCTATATCTCTATTCTACAACATGTGGTAATGGAAAATCGTCTTGGGCCCTCAGGCTAATTCAATCATATTTCAATAAAATATGGCCTTCCGCAACAATTGAATGTAAAGCATTGTTTGTAAATGTTCCAAAATTTTTTCTTGCACTTAAAGATAATATTAGTGTAAAAAGTGATTATATACAACATATAAAAGATAATGTTGCAGAGTGTGATATTGTTGTCTGGGACGATATCGGAACTAAGGTTGGAACTGAATTTGAAGTTGAAAATTTGTTGAATATCATAAATAATAGAATTGATAACGGTAAATCAAATATTTACACATCAAATATAACTCCTGTTCAATTGCAGGAAAGAGTGGGAGAGAGACTGTATTCCCGTATTATAAATCTTTCTACAAATATTGAACTTAGAGGAATGGATAAAAGAGGTTTATAATGGTTCAGTTACAATTTATCAATAAACTTATTAGTACTGGTGACACATCATTATTACTAATGAATAATCTTACTGATGAGTTTTTTAGCGATTATAAGAAAGAGTATCATTGGATAAAGGAACATATAAATAAATATGGCAATTGTCCTGATATGCACTCTTTTATAGATAGGTTTCCTGATTTTGATGTTGTTGATGTGAAAGAGACAACATCTTATCTTATAGATGAATTGTATCAGGATTATAACAAAAGAAAACTTGCAGGTGTTTTTAATCGTGTTAGAGAGTTAATCAATCAAGATAAGATTGATGAAGCAATGGCTGTATATACAACTGCTGCATCTGATGTTGTTCAATCAACTCATCTTGAGACAGTTGACATATTTCATAACACTTCACGATATAATGATTATGTTGATAAATGTACAGCATTTGATAAGTTCTATGTAAAAACAGGATTCAAAGAATTGGATGAACTTATTGGCGGTTGGGACCGCTTGGAAGAATTGGGTACAATCGTTGCAAGACCCGGTATCGGTAAATCGTGGGTTCTACATAAAGTTGCGTTAGCAGCTGCAGAACAAGGGCTTACAGTTGGAATCTATTCTGGTGAGATGAGCGAAAATAAGGTCGGATATCGTATTGACACTCTTATCTCACATATTTCAAATAGTGCTATTATGCGTGGCAATGATTCTGTTCAGCTTGATTACAAGCGGTATATGGAAGAACTTCCAAACAAGTTTAAAGGTACAATCAAAGTTTTAACTCCAGCAATGATAAATGGAGCCGCAAGTGTTACAGCTTTAAGAGCATTTATTGAAAAAGAGAAGCTTGATATATTGTGTGTTGACCAACATTCATTGCTTGAAGATGATAGACGAGCACGAAACCCTGTTGAGAAAGCAGCTAATATTTCACGAGACCTTAAAAATTTACAGGTATTGAAAAAGATTCCTATTATTGCGGTATCTCAGCAAAATAGAGATGCAACAGAAAATGGTCCTAGTACTGCAAATGTAGCTCAGTCTGATAGAATTTCACAGGATAGTACAGTAATTGTTTTTCTTGAACAGAAAGATAATGTTTTAACACTTAATCTCGTAAAAGCAAGAGATAGTGGTAATGGTAAAAAATTACAGTATGCTGTTGATTTTAATAAAGGTATCTTTACTTTTATACCAACGGAAGAAAGTGTTCAGTCACCACAAGCTGTTGCTGATTTGATTGATGAATATGAAGGTGAAGGCGTGGACGCATTTTAATGTATTTGACAATTGGAAATAAAGTTATAACAACCGAAATAAAAGATATACTTAATATATTAAAGAGCGAATTAACTAATGGAAAACTAAAAGATATAGGTAGTGCAAAGGGCGATAATATTCCTTGTACGTGCCCAAGACATAAAGATGGTATGGAACGCCATCCTTCATGCATGATATTCACAAAACAAGATGACGATAAAACTCAATATGGTTTCGCTCATTGTTTTACTTGTGGTTATGCAGAACCTTTACCAAGATTTGTAGCTGATTGTTTTGATGAAGAAGATATTGGATTTGGAGAAGAATGGTTATTAACTAGATGTGATACGGCTTTCATGTCTCAAGTTCAATATCTACCTCCTATTGAGTTAGATAAGAAACAAGAGTCAAAAGTATTTCTTGACGAAAGTATCTTAAAAAACTACGAATACTATCATGACTATATGTGGCATCGTAAACTCAGTAAGTGGGTTGTTGACACGTTCGAAGTTGGATATGACCCAACAAAGCAAATGCTAACATTTCCTGTCAGAGACGATAAAGGTCGTCTTCTTTTTATAACAGGCAGATATGTTAATTTTAAAAGGTTTGAAATTCCTGAAAAGGTCGAAAAACCAGTTTATTTATTGTATTACATACTACAGCAGAACATAAAAACAGTTGCTGTGTGTGAAAGTCAGATAAATTGTTTATATCTTTGGTCACTTGGAATTCCCGCAGTGTGCTTATTTGGTACGGGTACACCAATGCAGTATGAATTATTAAAGAAGAGTGGTATAAGGTCTTTCAACCTATTCTTCGATGGTGACTGGGGTGGTAGAAAAGGTGCAGAGAGATTTAAAAAATATATGCCAAAGGATAGAATCGTTACTGACTATCTATTGCCACCTGAAAAGGATGTAAATAATCTAACGCTTGAAGAAATTAACAACTTGGAATACTGTTAGTTGTATTTTAAGTTGATTTATCATATAATTAAATTATCAATAAAAGAAAAGGAGTCAAATAAATGGCACAAGTTTCGTTTGATGCTGTTCCTGCTGAAAATCAGGGCGGCGGTAATTTTAATTCTGTTGAGTTTTTTACTCTAAGAAATGATGGAGATGAAGCGCTTGTAAGAATTCTTCATGACAGTACAGACTCATTCAATATCTTTACTGTCCATGATAATCTTTCCGTAAATGGCAAACGCAGAAAGGTAAATTGTTTAAGAAGTCCAAAGGACCCTGTTGAAATGTGTCCGCTTTGTGCAAGTGGTAATAATATTGTAAATAGAATTTATATCAATATGCTTGTATATGGAAAAGATGCAAATGGTCAGATGACTATCACACCTGTGGTTTGGGAGCGTAGTTTTGCTTATGCATCAAGACTTAAAGTACTTATTGATGAATATGGTCCTCTTTCACAGTCAATTTTTAAGATTAAGAGAAGTGGCGCTGCAGGAAGTATGGAAACAAAATATGATATTCTATACTGTAACCCCAAAATTTATCCTGATAATCTGTATCCAATTGCAAATACAGAAAAGTTTGAAGGATATTCCGCACTTGGCAGCGTGATTATGAATAAAACTGCTGCTGATATGAATGTGTTCTTAAATACTGGTGCATTCCCTGCAGCACCTCAGAATGAAAATGCAAATGCAGCACCTCAGCAGATGAGTTATCAGCCAAAAGTTGAAACAAACGCACCTGTTTATTCGGAGGTTCCGCCTGCAATTCCTGTAAATCCTACACCAGCAACAGGTGGTTATGTTCCTCAGGGAACTGGTACACCGAGCGCAGCACCACAGAGATGGAACACAACCGGAGCACCTGCTCCTGTGGTTGAGAGTCCTTCAACCACAGGAAATGGGCCTGGACCTAGATATTATTGATGGCAGGGTCTTTATGGGGCGAAGAGTTTGTTATTCCTAAAACTCCTCCAAAGAAAGTTATAAACAAGGTTAATAACCCCAAAGATGCAACTAAAGTTGTAACAAAAGCATTGAAATCTAATAGCCTCCCACTTGAGTTTAGGTTGGAGGCTATTAGGACTAATGTACTTAAGATACTTGGAAGATATGCAGACCGTACTCAGGTAATCAGGACAAGAGAAGAGTTAACTGCATATATTGATGCTGCAATTCAAAATGGCGTTATAGCTGTCGACACGGAGACAAATAATAGTCTTGACCCTATAACTTGTAAGTTGATGGGCCCGTGTATTTATACCCCAGGTCAAAAGAATGCTTACATACCACTAAATCACATACATCCTGTTACTCGTGTTAGGCTTGAAAATCAGCTTACTGAACAGGATATCATTGAAGAATTTAGTAGGTTGACTGATATCAAGATTATCATGCACAATGGTAAGTTCGATTATCAGGTTATAAAATGTACTTGTGGTTTAGCATTGAAATGTTACTGGGATACAATGATAGCTGTTCGTATTCTCGACGAGAATGAAAAACGGGCAGGATTGAAGGAACAATATATAGATAAGATTGATTCTTCAATTGAAAAGTACTCAATTGAGCACTTGTTTAAAGATGTTGAATATGCAGTTGTTGACCCTGAAATATTTGCTTTGTATGCTGCTACTGATGCTTTCATGACCTATGAATTATACAAATGGCAAGAAGCACAGTTTAATAGAGCGGGGCATGAAAGAATAAAAGAATTATTCTTTGGTATTGAGATGCCTGTTATGGAAGTTGCAGCAGAAATGGAGCTAACAGGAGTTTGCATCGATAAAGAGTATGCAAGTAGATTAAGTAAAAAATATCATAAATTTATTGATGATGTTGATATTAGAATTGCTGAACAACTTGAACAGTATCGCGATGTGATTTCTGAATGGAGAAAAACACCGGAAGCAAACTTTAAAGCACAGAAGGAAAATAAAAAGGGCGAATTAACTTATGCAAAATCAAAAAGTGAACAGTTGAAGGACCCACCTGAGTTAACAAGTCCGACTCAGTTTGCTATACTATTATATGATGTTCTAGGAACAAAAGTTGTTGATAAGAAAAAGCCCAGAGGCACTGGTGAAGACATTCTTGTTCATATTGATAATCCATTATGTAAATTAGTATTAGAAAAAAGAGGACTTGAAAAATTAGTTGGTACATATATTGATAAGATACCAGGTTGTGTAAATGATGCAGATGGACGATTACATGCACATTTTAATCAGCTTGGTACGGATACGGGTCGATTTAGTTCTTCGGACCCTAACTTACAAAACATTCCCTCAAAGAATAAAGAAATTCGTTTGATGTTTGTTCCGTCACCCGGTTATGTGATGGTAGGCGGTGACTTTAGTCAACAGGAGCCCCGACTTTTGAGCAACTATGCAATGGATGAAAACATGATGAATGCATACCGTCAAGGAAAAGATTTGTATGCAACTATTGCAACTCAGATTCATAATAATACATACTGGGATAATATGGAGCATTTTGAAGACGGAACTCCTAACCCTGCTGGTAAGAAGCGTAGAAGTGGAGTTAAGAGTTTGATGCTGGGCATTATGTACGGTATGGGCTCTGCATCTTTAGCAGAAGCTATCGGAGGCACTATCAAAGATGCTCAGAAAATCATTGATGATTTCTATGCAGGTTTTCCAAAAGTAAAGAAATGGATTGATGAGACTGACAGTAATGCCAAAAAGTATGGCTATGTTGAAGACTTCTGGGGAAGACGCAGAAGGTTACCTGATATTCAACTTCCTAAATACAAGATTGTAGAAAAGAGTGCTTCAAAGAATTCAGTGGATATAAATCCTCTTCTTGGTGCAAAAGGAATTGTTAAAAAGACTGTTAATCCTTTGATTGCTCAGTATCAAAAACAACTTGAAGAAGCAAGAGGATGGCAGCAAGTAAGCAAGATTAAATCAGATGCATTACTTAATGGCATTGAAATACATGATAATGGTGGATTTATTGCATACGCAGAAAGACAATGTGTAAATGCTCGTGTTCAAGGTGGGGCTGCAACAATGTCAAAACTTGCAATGAGGAAAGTATATGACAATCCTGAGTTGCGTAGACTTGGATTCCGGATGCTATTACAGGTGCACGATGAACTTATTGGAGAGTGCCCCATTGAAAATGCTGATGAGGTAGCTGCTTTGCTTTCTGACATCATGAAGCATTCAGCAGAACCCGTTGTTACAATTCCATTCAAATGTGACACTGAAGTCAGTGCTTGCTGGTATTATGATGATTATAGTAATACACTTAAAGCAGAATTCAATAAGCTCCTTGACAAAGGAATGTTGAAAAATGATGCATACAATACTATTCTAAACGAGCACACTGAGTGTACCGAAGAACAAATCAAAGATTTCTTATCAGATATATTGTAAGATATACTTGAGTTCAAATACCTTAATCCTCAAGTAAAATAAAAAATTAGGAGTTTTAAAAAAATGTTAACAAAAGTAAAAAATGAATTAAAGGAATACAGCAGACTTCTACATACAATTCCTTCATGGGTATTAACTTTGTTTGTCCTTAGTGTAGTTGCAATGAATCTTTTTGCCAATAAATCAATCAATCTTCCGGTCAGCTGGTTAGCTCTTGATTGTGGAATGATTTTTGCTTGGGCTCCATTTCTTTGTATGGATATTGTTGTAAAACATTTCGGACCAAAAGCAGCTGTTAGATTAACAATTATTGCAACACTTGTCAATGTTTTGGTTTCAGTTATGTTTTTCTTTGGTGCACTTATTCCAGGCACATGGGGAGAATCATTCAATGGTGACATGAATATGATAAACACAGCTCTCAACAACACATTGAAGGGAAATTGGTATATTGTATTTGGTAGTACACTTGCATTCATTGTTGCAGGAATTGTTAATAGTATTACAAATCATGCAACAGGTAAGTTATGTAAAAATGACAATTTTCGTACATTTGCTCTAAGAACATATGTGTCAACGTTCATTGGTCAATTTGTAGATAACATGGTTTTCTCACTTGTAGTAAGTCAAGTATTGTTCGGGTGGACCCTTTTACAGTGTGTCACTTGTTCTCTTACTGGAGCTCTGTGTGAACTGCTTTGTGAAACAGTATTCAGTCCTGTCGGTTGGAGAATTGTTAAGAAATGGAAAAAAGATAACCTTACAGTGTAAGGATAGAATATGTGGGATAGTTGAATTACTTTCAGCTATCCCTTATAATATAACTATAAACAATGAAACGGAGTTAAAAATAAATGAGTGTTGTGTATTTCTTTAGCGGGGCTTACAAGCAGCCTTTAAAAAGAGAACTAAACATTGACCAGTTGTTTTCTGTTTATCATGAAAAAACATTGATTAAGAAAACAATTCAATATAAGAAAGAACATCCTGAATATACAGCAAAGATTATGGTCGATAGTGGTGCGTTCTCTTTATATCAGAAATTTAAAAAGAATGGTGAAATTCTTACTGATGAAGAATTAACTGCTTATACTGACGATTACATAGAGTTTTTGAATGAAGTAGGAGATGACTTATATTCATTTGTTGGAGTGGATACTGTTCCTAATCCCGATGACGTTGACCAAAGTTTTGCACAGAAGACTTGGGACAATTACCTTTATATGTATGAAAGACTAAGACCAGAGATTCGAGATAAACTAATGCCTGTTTTCCACTTTGGAGAAGATTTTAAGTGGTTAAGAAATATGTTGGAACACAAACACTCTACAGGTAAAGGTCTTGAGTGGGTTGGACTTGCTATCTCACTTGAAGGTAATCAGAAAGTAAGAATTAGTTGGGCAAATGAATGTCGTCGTATTATCAATGAAAGTAGCAACCCTAATGTTAAGACACATGCTTTTGGTGTAGGTGTTAAATCAGTTCTTGACCACATTGAAGTTACTTCGACAGATGCAACTTCTTGGTTAAAGCGTGCTGCTTACGGTATGGTAAGTATTCATGACAAAACAATTTACATAAGTGAACTTCAACAGCAAAAATTTGATGGAAGACATCTCACTGAAAAATCTGTGGCAATGCAAGGTGATGTTGAAAAGATTGTAAATGACCGAGGATTTACGCTTGAAGAGTTAGCAACTGACCCTTATGCAAGAGCAAAATTTAATATACTTGATACAATTGATTGGGTGAATAACTTAAATCAGAATAAGTTTTTAACCGCAAAGAAGGAACTATGGTAATATGGAAAGAGCATTGATAACAGGAACAAGTTGTGGTGTAGGTAGGGCTGCAGCAGTTAAGTTTCTAGATGAAGGATATGAGGTTTATGGACTTGATATCAAAGAACCTACTATTGTACATAAGAATTATCATCATGTTATTTGTGATGTAAGTAAGAAAGAACAACTTCCTTATATCAAAGACCTTGAATACATTGTTAACAATGCAGGCATTGTAACTCCACAGGTAGATGCAATTGATGTTAATCTTTATGGTTACATCAATATTCTTGAAGAATATGGTGACTGTCCTTCTCTTAAAAGTATTGTCCAAGTAGGCAGCACTGCTTCATACAAAGGTTACGATAATATAAGGTATTGTGCCTCTCAGGGCGGAAGAGACGCACTAACAAAGTGGGCTGCAAACAATTTTGGTAACGATAAGAGACATGTTATTGTTAATTCTCTTAATCTTGATGGTATCGTAGCAGCTGACCCTGAAAAAGGAATTCAAGGTACATCGCTTGAACCTGAGTTATATGCACAGCCCCATTTGATGGAAACTATTAAGAACCTCAGCGTGTTAAAGAAATTAGCAACTGTCGAGGAAATTGCGGAATGGATTTATTTCTTACTTGTTAAGAATACAGTGATGACTGGTCAAATTCTGTCAATTGATGGAGAACTTATTGGTGCTTATAGATTTATTCAGTATCCGGGGTGGAACGATTAATGAATAAGATTTGTGCATTGATTCCTTGCTTAATGCTGGATAATAACAGAGAGATAAATAAAAAATCAATAACCTCAAATCAAGAGCATCTAAAACTAGATGCTTATGTAATATATGACCAATGTTTCACAGAAAATGATTTCATTCCCGATTGTGAATATATTGGTCACGCTGATAAGCGTATGGGATGGGTTGAACCACGAAATGCACTTTTAAGATGGTTTTACAACTCAGACTATGACTATGCTTTTTGGATTGATGCAAATTCAACAGTGTCAAAACCTACACTAAATGATTTAACTACAATCATCGATAATATTAGAAATGGTACATTAGATGATTGTGATTCTATATTTGCTACTTTAGGGATGTGGGTATCTCAAGAAAGGATTCAGTGTAAATCAGCTGAAGACTTCTATGATAATGTAAGATTACTTCCATCAAGAATGGATAGAAGTTATAATTGGATGCACGGCATGTTTCATAAGAATTTTAAAAAATACTATAATCAAGAGTTCTATATTGATGAAAGATGTGATACACGTAAAGGAACTCCTGATGATGTTTATTTTGCAAGATTGCTGAGAAAGTATACTAACTGCTGGGTAGCCCCCACTGTTGTAGTAAATAAGCCCTCATCTAAGATGTCTTGTACGTGGGCAAATGAAAAAGGAACATACGATTATCCTCCTGTTCTATTTGATATTGTGGATGATTATATCCTTGAAGAGTCAGAAAAGAATAGTTATCATATATGCAATAAAAATGTGCAGTTAAAGGAAATTGTAATTCCAAGAAATGATTATCTGCGTGAACATATTAAACATTATGTACCACGAGGTAAAAAGAAAGAAACTTTAAATTCAAGAATGACATTGTTTTAAAGGAAGTGAACTGATGAACCTTTTAGTACTATCAGGTGGTAGTGGAAATGATTCATTGATTAGAGGACTTAAAAAGTTATATCCCTCAATCAACGTAAAGGTACTTGTTAATGCATATGATGCAGGTAAATCAACAGGTATTTGTAGAAAAGTGACTGATACATTAGGAGTGTCAGATATTAGAAAAAATCATATTAGAATGTATGAATCAATGACAAAGTATCCTAACAAATGTATTCTTGAATTCTATAATGATAGATATGATTTTACAAAAGGGCACGAATGTGAAGAAATTCTACAAAAGTTATCAGAATGGAATCTGAGTCAATTTGGTGATTTTGTTCAAGCATTCTTTTCCCGAACTAAATCAAAAGAGTATACATATAATGATTTTAATGTGTCCAATATTGTTTATGCAGAGATGTATGCTGCATTTGGATATAAGAAAACAAATTCTATTTTTTGTGGTTTACTGGGCATTGACGATTTCTTACTATTAAATTCATTTGACAACGTTTACATTCAAGCAAGAACAAAATCCAATCATCTAATCGAAGATGAAGGGGATATTGTGGAATATTGTAATCCCTCTGACCCTATTGTTGGTATTGAGTATATCGGTGATTATAACAATGAGTTGAATCAAGAAGCAGTTAACGCAATCCAGTGGGCTGATTATATTGTTATTTCAACTGGAACATTCTGGAGCTCAATCTATCCTACATTACAGTATGGTGATTTGTATAAGTATATAAATGCATCTACTGCAAAGAAAGTGTGGGCAATAAACAACGAATGTGACAAAGATTCTTATGGTGTTGGAAGTAATCAATTTATCGAGTTTTTTGAAGAACTCGGGTTGAACTTAAATGATTTTCTTATTCTTGAGAATACTGATGCAGTACAAATTTTGAAAGAAGAAAATCCCACAAAGAACATTGTTTTCAAATCAATGGATTCTTACAACGGGAAGCATAACCCCGATAAGTATGCTGCAGAAATTTTAAGATTGTATTATGGTATTGATTCTGCTGATTCATATGATACAATATTGTTTGATTTTGATGATACACTGTGGGCAAGAGATGCCACTACCATAAATCCTCAGTCTTTATACTATTCTATTGATAATCTTAAACTGATGAATCAAAATTTAAGCAACAAGAGTGCAATTATTTCAGGTAACTCTTACAAAAGTATTCATAATAAGTTAGTCACAGTTTATGGTGCTCACTTTGATTCATTTGATGTGGATGTGTGGGCTGATGCAAATACTAATTGCTATCGTAAAGGTGAGTTAGTTGATTCAATTTCTGATTTTATCATGGACAATGAAACTACAAAACTTATTGTTGATTATCTATCAAGAAGATACAATGTTATTCCTGATGGAATTAAATTTGAAAATGATACTACTTATTTAAAGATAAAGCCTCTTGATGGTTTTACAAGGAGAATTCTTGCCGATTACCTAAATAACTATGTATTTAAAAACATTGGATGCAGCCAATGCAAGGCAGTCACAACAGGTAATACGACATTAGATATCATACATATAAACAACACTAAGGCAAAACTTCTGGATGTTTTAGATTGTAAGAATAAGAAAGTTCTTTATATTGGAGACGAAGTTAACTTTGGTAATGATGCAGACATTGCAAGTAAATGTACTGCATATGTAAACACAAGTGGTGTTGAAGAAACACATTGTATATTGGAGTTGTTAAGTAAAAAATGATTTATGGATTAATCATAAGCGCGGGAAATCAAAAAAGATTTGCTAGTGAGAAACCAAAGGCGTTGCTTGACACACCCATTGGAGAAACGTTGCTTGATTTGAATATGGCAAATATGCATGAAGTGTGTGACCTTGTTTATGTTGTTTGTTCAACTCAGAATCAATCATGGTTTGACACTTCTGATAAGATTATTATTGATTCAGGTAAAGGTTGTGGAGACGCTGTAATGAAAGCATTACAGCAACTATCCTTGAAAGCTGATGATAAGGTCTTCATTCAATGGGGCGATTCATATCATAAGGTAAGCTTGTACAGATTACTTCAAGATAGATATATAGGTAAATTTTTAATTCCTTGTCAAAAAGAAGATAATCCATATGTTTGGATTATTCCTGAACGTAGGGGCGTGAAAGTATATTTTTCAAAATATGGCGAAACTTGTACTTCGGGATATCATGACCTAAGTTTGTTCTATGGTAATGCTTTAGAGTTGCTCTCATATCTTGAAGAATTTCGTGACCAAATTGAAAAAGATGGCAACTATATACATAAGCACGGTAATGAAATGCAATTCCTTGATGTGTTTAATGAAACAGTAATGCCCGCAGCTATTATAGAGGTATCAGATTATCAAGGTTTTTCATTCAACACAATAGATGAATTTCAAAAAATTATAGATAAGTTTGATTTTTCAAACTAACATATTATAATAAAAATAAAAAAGATATAATGGAGATGACTCAATGATTATTAGAACAGAATTGCTACAGGATTCCTGTGCAAAAATTCTTAGCGCAGTTGACTCGAATGTTCTTTCTGCAGTAACTGAAACTCTTGAGATTAGTGCTTCCGACGGTGTATTTACAATGGCAGTAACTAACAGAGAATATTTTGTGGAAATTAAGATGGACATCGAAGTTGCTGAAACATTCCACGCAACCGTTAATGCAAATCTTTTCCTAAAACTTATTGCAAAGGTAACCTCTGAAACAATTGAATTGAATACAAATGGTAATTCTTTACATATCAAGTGTAATGGTGATTATAAGATTCCTCTTATCTATGATGGAGAAGCACTTATGGAATTACCTCGCATTAGCATTGAAGAAGTAAACGAAACTATTGACGTCGATAGTTCTATTCTTCGTTCTCTTGTGAATTACAATAGCAAGGAATTAGGTAAAGGGACAATTTCTAAACCAATTCAACGTCTCTATTATGTTGATAAAGAGGGAGCTATTACTTTTACAACTGGTGCGTGTGTTAATAAGTTTGATATTCCGATGACTTCAAAACTTCTTCTTAATGATAAACTTGTTAAGTTGTTTAAGTTGTTTAAGGATACAAAAGTTAAGATGACTGTTGGTCATAATAAGATTAACAATGATACTTTCGCAACTGTTGTTTCATTTGAAGCACCTGGTGTGTATATTACAGCAGCCCTTAGTTGTGACGATAGTATGTTTGTATCATATCCTGTTGACCCTGTTAGAGGTCGTGCAAATTCAGTATATCCTTACGCTGTTGCAGTTAACAAAGATACCCTACTTCAGACCATTGATAGATTGATGCTATTCAATCAGACTTCAAGTAAAGCCGATTTCTCACAGGCAATTGTAAAACTTGAATTTGGAAGTGATGCAGTTGTTGTGTCAGACCGTATGGGAATCAACAAAGAAGAAATCCCATATAGCAAATCAATTGAAGGAATTGATACATATAGCGCACTTATTGACAGTGGCGACCTAACCAAAACACTTGCAAGTTGCGTAAATCAGTTTGTAAATATTGCTTTTGGCAATAGTCAAGCATTTGTACTATCAGAGGGAATGATTAAGTGGGTAATTCCCGAATGCACTGAGGCCTAAGTGGCTCAAAATAGAGGAAAGGTGTTTGAGGAGAAAGTAAAACAGGACCTCCTCAAACTGCCTGATATTTGTGTTGAACGACTTCCAGACCAGATGTCAGGATTTAAAGGTTCAAAAAATGTATGTGATTTTGAAGCTTATTGGTACCCACATCTATATTATCTTGAATGTAAAACAACACACGAAAATACATTTGCTCTGTCAGCTTTAACTCAATATGATAAGCTACTTGAGAGAAAAGGTAAAAAAGGTGTTAGGTCTGGAGTTATGCTATGGTTCATAAAACATGATAAAGTTTGTTATGTTCCAATAGCAACATTTGAAAAGTTAAAAAATGATGGTAAGAAATCTGTAAACATTAAGATGTTGGGAACGGATGAATACCGAATAATTGAGATACCCGCTGTAAAGAAAAGAGTTTTTCTTGACTGCGATTTTAATATATTAAAACAATTGCAGGAGGGTGATTGATGTACATAAATTCAGAATTTGATTCTTGGGTTAAGCAGAATGTAAATAATATGGATTATGCTGTAATTGAACCTCCTTGTTTAAATAGGGGTCAGTATTCTTACATATGGTCAAACATAGGGCTTATTGATATTTTTCAGACATTTGATATTAAGTATCTATTTATGTGGGTAGATGTTAATACGCTACCAAGGCTGTTTACCGTTTATCAAGAATCGGATTATGAGTTCAAAGCATTACTTCCGTGGGTAAAGATTACAAAAACTGATAATCTTTTTTATACTTTAACCAACACACTTAAAAGTAATGTTGAATATCTTGCAGTATTTCAGAAACCGAATGTTCCAAAGTTAAAATTTAATGATAAGAACATTATTGTTGATGAACAAGATTCATACACTCATAAACCAAAAAAGTGGGAAGAATACTTACAGAAGCAATTATCTTATAGCGGTTTAGAAGGAATCTATATCCATTCAAATGGTGACTATGAGAGGTTGATTTCAATTAACCAGGACGATGAACCTAAAGTTCATAAAACCGAATTATTTTAGGAGAATGAAGAATGAAAGCAAATGTTGAAGCTGCTCTATCAAACATTGATACAACTTATGCAGAGTTGATTGAAATTGCAAATGATGTTTTTGCAAACACAACTGCAGAATTAGACGTAATTCTTGAACAAGCGTACAATGATATTGAGACAATGACAAATGATAAGTTGCGTGATTATATGACTCGTTTGTCATTGAAAGCATATTCATTTAGTGAAGTAAAAGAAAAATCTGCATTTAAAGCTGCCTTAGCCGAAACAATTAGAAAGCAAGCTTATGCAGTTCAGTTTAATGAAGCTGCAGGCACTGTTGGTGCAAAAGAAAATGCAGCTATTTTAAATACATCTGCTGAAATACTTGCAGATGAAATTCATACCCTTATTTCTAATATGTTGAAAACAAAATTAGATGAAGCACATAGAGTTGTAAATACTTTACAAACAGTGTTGATGACTCGTATGCAGGAAGCTAAGATGGTTTCCGAAGTAATTTCGTAAAGGACAGATTATATGGCAAGTGTACTTGAAGTAGCAAAAAAGCTTAATCGTGCATATAAGAATGATAAGTTAGCAATTACAGCTGATGTAATGCCATCTTATCGTAGATTACCTTGTAATGACCTCGGTGTAGATTTTCCGTTATATGGTGGTCTTCCTTATGGCAGAATTGTAACTGTGTCAGGAAAAGAGCACTCGGGAAAAACAACAGCAGCTTGTGTATTTCTTGCAGCATATCAGAGAGCTAATCCTGATAAAACAAGTGTATTTGTTGATGTTGAACACTCACTTGATAAAACATTCCAAGCTGCAATGACAGGTTTAGATTTGACAAAACTCCTATATGTTAATCCTGATGGTATGTCAGGTGAACAGATTATGGAGACAATTATTGAGCTGCAGGATTCTGATGACATTGGAATGATTGTTATGGACTCAATTGCAGCACTTGTATCTTCACGAGATTATGACTCAGATATGGAAAAAGATAATGGTATGGCTGCAAGTATCGCAAAACCTCTTGCAAAGTTTATTCGTAAAATGCTGGACACCTTATCAACAAAAGAGAATATTTTGTTATTGATTAATCAGGTAAGACAGGTGGGCACAACATTTACAGGGGCTGCTATCTATGATGAACCTGGTGGTCATGCACCTAAATACTATGCATCAATCAAGTTAAGATTTGGAACACGAACATTCACACAGGGCGATAAAGTGGATTGTCGTGATGGTGAAAATGCAGATGGATTTAGACTTTCATTTGCAACAACAAAGAATAAAACTGCTTCTACTCAAAGGGGTGGCGGTTTCTTAACATTTAGATACGATACTGGTCTTGATTGGGCATTTGATTTGCTTGAAGTTGCAATCAAATATGAGTTTATTAGTAGACCTAACTCCATGACTTATATTCTTATGAATTTGGAAACGGGTGAGCCTTATACCGACGAAAATGATAATCCGCTAAAATTTGTTGGAAAGCAAAAACTAAAAGACTTTCTTGCAGAAAATCCTGATTTTCAAGTAAAATATCTTGAGATGTTAAATAGACATATTCAGGCTACAGCTAATGATTATGGAAGTCTTCTTGATGCAAGAGTACTCGCAGAAATCAAAGCAGAAGAATCAGCAGTTAAGAATAATGATATTGATGAGGAGTCAAATACTAATGCCCCAGCGTAGGCAAAGAATAGATAAAGTAGGTCCTACAAGACAATATTCAAAAAAACAAGAAAGTAAGGTAGCTTCACGGTTCAATGGTGATAGAACTCTAAATAGTGGAGCTACCCCCATTCAAAAGGGCGACGTATTATTAGATAAGTTTCTTCTTGAGTGTAAAACCAAAGTTAAGCCTTCAACATCAATTGGCATACAAAAAGAATGGCTTGAAAAGAATGAAAAAGAAGCACTATTTATGGGAAAACCTTATTCAGCTCTTGTTTTTAATTTTGGGCCTGATGAAAAGAATTATTATGTAATTGACGAGTATCTATTTGAAACACTTGTTAATTCACTTTAGAGGTGTGGTAATGGATATTGATTCAATTTTAATATGGCAGAAGTTTAATTGCTATAATTTTGTTGAGAGTACTCATTCATATTATTATAACGGAAATAAAGTTAAACATTCTGTCACAGGATTTATTGACAGATTTTTTGAGCCTTTTGATTCTGAAACTATTAGTAAAAAATATGCTGCAAAACATGGTCTCGAGCAAAAAGATGTGTTAGATGAGTGGAAAAGAAAAGGTGATATTTCCGCTACAGCAGGTACTATTATTCATAGTTTTATGGAAAATGCAAAAAGAGGTAAAACCTTTGATATTGATTATTCTCAAGCAGTAAAGCAAGGTATCTATGAAGAAGTAAAGGAAAGAGTTGAAATTCTACTTCCACAGGCAAAAGCATTTCACGAAGATACTGTTGGTAAGTTATATCCTATTCATCTTGAATATACAGTTGGTATCAAAGATATAATAGCTGGCAATATTGATATGTTGTGTTGGAATGCTTATGCTCAAGAATTTCAAATCTGGGACTATAAAAATCTAAAAGAATTTACAACAACAAATTATTTTAATAAGTGGGCGAAAGAATCATTTGCTCATTTACCTGACTCAAGTTTAACACACTATTCAATTCAGTTGAATATGTATAAAGCAATAATTCAAAGAGAGTTAGGAATACCTATTGGTGGATGTTATCTTGTGCATTTCGATTATGTTAATCCTGATGCACAGTTTAAAGTATATAATTGTTTAGATTTACAAAAACAATGTAATGTTGAACTTGACAAGTTGATTCAGGAGGAAACTGTTAATGGATGATAAAATGCGTGATGATTATAATGAGTATTTAACACAACATATTGGAAATGTTAAAATAGGATTTGATTGGTTATGCAAGAATCTCTCAGAATTATTTGATGGATATGATGCTGATTATTTAGGTAGTATCATTTCAAATCATGATGCATCTAAATATGATGATGAAGAATACTATGCATATTGTGAGTATTTTTATGGAAAGAAAACAAAAGAGGTAAATGATGAATTTGATGTTGCTTGGTTGCATCATCAACATTGTAATCCACATCACTGGCAGCATTGGTTGCTTAGAGAAGATGACGGTGGTAATAAGGCTCTTGAAATGCCATATGAGTACATCATTGAAATGGTTTGTGACCATTGGGCCTTTAGTTGGGCAAAAAATGATTTGTATGAAATTTTTAATTGGTACAAGAATAATAAATCTAAGATGCTTCTTCACAAAAATACTCAATCAACCTATGAGGATATTTTACATAAGTTAAAAACAAAACTGGATGAAATTCATAGTCAGAAGTAAGGGATAGTTGAAATAATCTTACTTCTACTATATAATATAAATGTAAAGAAAATAAACTTTACGGAATACATAATGAAAGAGGATTCAAAGATGGCAAAGAAGATTACTGACAAAAGAAAAATTGAACTGCTCACAATGACTGATGACGCATTGGATGCAACAGTTAAGATTCAGGGAACTGAATTTGACCGTAAGAGAAAAGTTGCTCCTGCAACCCTCAAGAAAATGGCTTCAATGTATAAAAAGAAGTCAAGCATTTCTGAAATTGCAAATAAGCTGGGACTTAATTATCTAACAGTTCGTTATAACGTTGACCCTGTGTTTAAGGCAGAGTTCAATGCAAAGCGTGATGGTAAGCATACAGGAAAAGATAATATTACTATTAAGGACCGCGTAGCTTATAAGCGTTCTTTGGTTGCTGCTGGCAAAGTAACAGCGTAATATACATATAAGATATAAGCTATGAGCCTTGTGCTAAGGCTCATAGCTTAGTTATTTTAAGGAGATAGCTATATGGCTTTAACTGAACAAGAAGTTCTTTCAAACAAAGATGAATTTATTACTTTACTCAAATCAATCAAGCGTGAAAATGCACTTATTGCTGAGTTAATCGAAAAACTTGAAAATTCTGACTTTTTTGTAGCACCTGCTTCAACAAAATATCATTCAAATTTTGAAGGTGGACTCTGTCAACATTCTTTGAATGTTTACTATAACCTCCTTCATCTTGTTGAAAAGAAACAAGGGCTTGATGCTGCTTGTTACGATGATGATTCATTGAAAATTGTTGGTTTATTACATGATATCAGTAAGATGAACACATATGAAAGATATGTTAAGAATAATAAAGTTTACAAACCCGACGGCAAGCAGTATGATAATCTTGGAAGATATGAATGGATTCCTTCACTGGAATGGAAGCGTAAAGAAAAAACATTTGTATATGGTTCTCATGAATGTTCCTCAGAATTTATTACACGCCAGTATATCCCTCTAACTTTAGATGAAAGTGTAGCTATTCTTCATCATATGGGAAGTATGTCCTGGGATAGTGCAAAGGACAATATTGGAGAAGTGTTTAATCAATATCCTTTAGCGTTGATGTTATACATGGCTGATATGATGAGTTCATATATCGACGAAGGAACACGTAATGAATGATGTAGTAAAAAGGGAGTTAGAGAAAGTTAGGGCTCCTTTGCCCGATTATAACGACGACACATCTGTTATAAAAATTCCTAAACATAGCAATATCATTGAAGACCCATATGTAAAAGGGTTGTGTTGTATTCTTCAACTTGCTCCCTATATTCTTAAGGAACCTCCAAATTTTTCATTGTCTTCAAATTGGAATAAAGGAATTGTTCCTGTTAGTGAGTATCTAAAGATTGAAATAGTTGATGTTTATGGTAACATGATAAAGGTGGATGGTATTGGGTTTGAGTATGAAACTCAAACAGACAAACAGGATTCATATCTAGGTCTATGGTTACCAAAAGAAGGAACTCATATTGTTGCAAAATTATAGGGTTAGTTGAATTTCCGACTAACCCTATTTATAATATAATAAAGAATAACTGTAAAGGAAAGATAATTGATGGCTGAATCATTAGCAGTTCGTTATCGTCCTAAAGATTTTACGGATGTTTGCGGACAAAGTTCAATCATAAAGATTCTTGAGCGACAAACACAGCTGCAAGAATACAAGCATACATATTTATTTACAGGGCCCTCAGGAACTGGTAAAACTACAATTGCAAGAATATTAGCAAGTAAAATAAATGGTAGTTTAGCAGGACTTGAGGAACTTGACGCTGCATCAAACAATGGTGTTGAGAATGTAAGAACGATTATCAAAGGAGCTCAGGAACGGTCAATTAGTAGTAAGTATAAGATTTATATTATCGACGAATGTCACGCTCTAAGTAATCAGGCTTGGCAAGCATTTCTTAAATGCATTGAGGAACCTCCTGAGTTTACAATATTCATGTTTTGTACAACGGACCCTCAAAAAATTCCAAGTACTATTGTAAATAGATGCCAGCGTTATAATTTAAGTAAGATTAGTACTGAGCAGATTAGAAGTCGTCTTGCATTTATCTGCCAGAAAGAGGGTTTTACTAATTATCAAGAAAGTATTGACTACATTGCAAAAATAAGTGATGGTGGTGCCCGTGATGCAATTTCAACTCTTGAAAAGGTAGCATCTTTGAGTACTGATATTAGTATCCAGAATACACTTGATGCTCTGGGTACGTATTCTTATGATATGTTTTTTGAATTGGTGAATAATATTATTGACAGTAATCAGGTAGAAGTAGCAAAAACAATTTCTACAATCTATCATAAAGGTAATGACTTGAAACTTTTTGTTGACCAATTCTTTAATTTTTGTTTGGATGTTACAAAATACTGTTTGTTTAAATCAACTGATATGATTGGTATTCCTTCAAGTCTTGAGGACAAACTACAAGCAAGTGTAAATTTTGAGAATCCTGAAAAATATTACATGCACATTGTTGATAAACTTCTCGAGTTAAAAAATAGAATTAAAAATGACACATCAGTTAGAACAACAGTTGAAACAACATTCTTACATATATCAAGGTGGGAATAAATGGTTGGTCAGGTAAAATTATTACAGCTTATAGATAGATATATTGATACAGGAACATTACCAAGAACTTTACTCTTTGAGGGTGACTATGGTTGTGGTAAGCATACTGTGACTTCATACATTTCGGAAAAATTAGGTCTTCCTGTTTTAGACATAACGGAAACATTATCATTGGAAGTGTTGGAGCAGATTACTCTGAAACCGGTTCCTCAAATATATTTAATCAATAGCAGCAGCATATCTGTAAAAGAGCAAAATATGATATTGAAGTTTCTTGAGGAACCATTAAAAAATTCATATATCATTATACTTGCTGAAACGAAAACACAATTGTTAAACACTGTAATCAATAGATGTGTCAGTCTAAGTTTCGAGAAGTATACAAAGGAAGAGCTTCTTGAATTTTGCACAAGCTCCAATACAGATATACTAGAGTTTGCAGATACACCCGGTCGTGTTAGGTTGTTTGAACAGCATCCTGTGACTGAAATGAAATCATTTTGTGAGAAGATATTTTTACAAATTAGTATTGCAAATTATTCAAATATACTAACAATTCCTAATCGTATTAACTTCAAGGACAATGATAAGTTGTTTGATTTCAATGTTTTTGTTTTCGTGCTTATTCATGTTGCCATGAATCTATATATTAAAGGAATGATTCCATATAAAGCATATCTAGTGACTGATGAGTTTTACAATGATACAAAGATTCCGCATATAAATAAACTACAGCTGTTTGAGCATTATTTGTTTAGGCTTAAACTGGTTTATGAGGAGGCTAGTAAATGACACTTGAGGAATTTAAAACTTCGATAGAACAAAAAACAGTGGGTAATCAGCTGGTTATATTTGTATATGAAGATGTGCCATTTGTAGCTGACCAGTATATTCGTGAAATTGCAAAAATCAAAGAACAAAAAATACAATATCTTGAATCAATTGATAGTTTATCAAGTGGAGTTGCAGATATATTTGGAATGTCCGATGTAAAAGACGGTATAAGAGTATACCGAACAAAAGAAATTGAAACGCTATCAGATAAGTTAAGATATGAAACAGACTTATATATAGTAGTTAACAAGATAAAAGATAAGGACATTTTATCCATATACTCGGAGTATATTATCAATATTCCTAAACTTGAAGGCTGGCAATTGAAAGATTATATGTATTCAGTTGCCGAGGGTGTAGACCACAAATCCTTGGATTGGCTTATTAGTGCAAGTGGTGAAGATATTTATAGACTTGAAAATGAACTTGATAAATTTAGGTTGTTTGGTGTGAATGAACAAAAGTATTTATTCAATGATATGCTTCATGATGGAGCCTTTGTTGATTTATCAAGTTTCAATGTATTTAACATAACAAATGCAGTCACAAGTAGGGACTATAATACCTTAAAAAATGCATTAAAAGAAATAAAAAGTTTTGATGCTGAACCCTTAGGTGTTGTGACTTTACTTTATCAAGGTTTTAAAAAACTTATACAAGTGTGGTTAGCAAAACAAGCAACACCTGATAATACAGGACTCAAGTCAAATGTGATATACGCACTCAATAAACAGCCGAGGGTGTATACTAAGGAACAATTGATTGCTGCATTTCAACTTTTAAACAATATTGACAAAGAATTAAAAAGCGGTAATATTGAAATCAAATGGTTGATTGATTATGTCATATGCAGAGTGATGACATATTAAGGAGGTTCAAGAATGAGACTACTTGTTTATGCGGACCCACATTGGTGTTCATACTCAAGTATTGTTAGAAGCCGAGGTTCAAAGTATTCAACTAGATTAGAGAATCTAATTCAATCAATTAACTGGGCTGAATCATTAGCCGAGCAGCTACAATGCGACAGGATAGTGTGCTTAGGAGATTTTTTTGACAGGGCTGAATTGAATAGTGAAGAAATTACAGCACTTCAAGAAGTTATATGGGCAAGTATGCCCCATACATTCTTAGTTGGTAATCATGAAATGGGAAGAAGTAATTTACAATTTAGCTCAGCCCATTTGTTTGATATGCCGATTGACCATACAGTTGTTGATTCAACAGGTGTATATGATACAGGTGATGGAACACAATTGTGTTTTCTGCCATACATTTTAGAATCAAATAGGAAACCTTTGTCTGAATATTTTCCTCAGACCAACAAAAATCGAATTATCTTTTCTCATAATGATATAAAAGATATACAGATGGGAAAATTTTTATCAACTGAAGGTTTTTCTGTCAGTGAAATCGAAGAAAATTGTGACTTGTTTGTAAATGGTCATCTGCATAACTCTTCACAAGTAGGAAACAAGATTATTAACTTAGGAAATGTAACTGGACAAAATTTCAGTGAAGATGCTTCAATCTATAGACATTATGTATTACTACTTGATACTGTGGAGCATAAAATTGAATGGATTGAGAATCCTTATGCATTGAATTTCTATAAATTAGATTTTTCCACATATAGAGACAATGAAGCAGATGCAAGAGTTATATGTGAAACTATTGACAGTCTCGGGAATAATGCAGTAGTAACTATTAAAGTTTTACCAGAGAATGATTTCTTGATAAAAGACCTTGCTGCAAACTCACCGAATTTGATTGAATATAGAATAATTATTGATATGGTTTCCGATATAAACATTCCTGTAGAGAATACACCACAAGTAACAGTGGACCATCTATCACAATTTGTTGATTATATCAAGAGTGAAGTTGGGTCATCAAAAGAAATCATTGAAGAATTAGATAAGATTGTCGAGGGATAGTATGAAGTTAAATTTTAAGAATATTAAGATTGAAAACTTTCTCTCTTTAGGTAAAGTCGAAGTTAATCTTGCAGATAACGGATACACTTTTGTTACTGGTGTGAATGAAAATCCATCTGATAATGCGTTAAGTAATGGTAGCGGAAAAAGTTCTATCTGGGAAGCAATATCGTGGTGTTTGTGTGGAGAGACAATTCGTGGTAACTGTAAAGATATTGTTAATCTAAATACTGACGGTGGAGCTCTTGTGGAGCTCAATTTCAATGTTGACGCTAAAGAATATAAGATTATTCGGACAAAAGAACATAAAGAATATAAAACAACCTTAAAGATTTTCATTGATGGTGAAGATGTGTCAGGAAAAGGTATTCGTGACAGTGAAAAATTGCTAAATGAATATTTACCTGATTTAACAAGTTCATTGATTGGTTCAGTTATCATTCTTGGTCAAGGAATGCCTCAACGATTTTCTAATAATACTCCGTCAGGACGTAAGGAAGTTTTAGAGAAACTTTCAAAATCTGATTTCATGATTCAAGACTTAAAGAATAGGATTTCAAACAGAAAGTCAAAACTGTCAGAAGATTTGAGAACAGTTGAAGATAACATATTGAAGCAAACAACAACTCTCAGTATTTGTGAGCAGAATAAATCAAAAGATGAAAATCTGTTAGATTCCTTTAAGAATGTTGTTGATTATGTTGCATTATTGGAGGAAGCTAAGAAAGCACTTTTTCAATCAAAAGAGGAGGAAACTCAATTAAATTCTTCTTTGGTCTTAATAAATGAAACTATTGAAAGATGCTATACTGAAAGTAGAAATTTATCCGCTCAACGAGATGCGGAACTTACTGCAATTGATACAAAATATAGAGAGCCGTTGCAAGAGTACATAAATACATGTAATGACTTATATACATCGTATCAAATTGCGGAAACAAAGTTGAGAGAACTTGAAAAGATTACTGATATATGTCCGACATGTAAACAAAAATTACCTGATGTTCATAAACCCAACACCGACGAGGTTAAGCATCAAGTTGAATTTTTGAATCAACAATATCTTGCACAGAAACAACTTAGAAATACATTGCAGGAAGAATACTTCTCTGAACGTAAGAGAGTTGAGGAAGAGTTCAAATCAAAAGATTCAAGTATAACTATAGAGCTCAATAGTTTAAAGCAACAAAAATTACAGCTTGAAAAATCAATAAGTTCAGTTGTTTCAACTATTCAGTCACAGAATAATTCAATCAATTCAATTCAGAATAACATAGATAATTTGCAGAGAAACATTGATGAGTGTAATAGCAGATTATCCGAAATAAAGTTACAAATAGAAGCGTTAACACAGGATATACTGTATAATAATAATGTTAAGAGTGATTTACAAACACGGCTCGATATTATTTCAAAATTCAATACAGTTGTCACAAGAGATTTTAGAGGTTACTTGCTTTTGAATGTCATCAAGTTTATCAACGAAAAAGCAAAGGAATATTCTCAAGATATCTTTGATACTGATAGAATTGAATTTAAACTTGATGGAAACTTATTGTCCATTACATATGATGGAAAACAGTATGAAACATTGAGTGGTGGAGAAAAACAAAAAGTTGATATTATCATTCAATTTGCAATTAGAGATATGATGTGTAAATTTCTTGGTTTTTCGTCAAACATTCTTGTGGTCGATGAAATATTTGATAACCTTGATAGAATAGGTTGCGAAAAAGTTATAAATCTTATTTCCACTAAATTATCAGATATCAGTAGCGTGTACATTATATCACATCACTCTGACATTGATATACCTTATGACAGAGAACTGGTAGTTGTAAAAGATGCAAATGGTGTGAGCAAGATAAGATGACATACACAAAACCAACAAATATTTCATATACTGAAATGTGTATATATATTGATGAAAATATATATACTGATTCATTTGATGAAACAACTGTTTATCAATATTTATATCATATCATAATGATGCTTGCAAAACAAGCACAATTGTTTAGTAGACATCATTATTATGATTCATTTGCTATATATGGAGCAAATCGAGTTTATTTTAGGTTGACAAATAAAAAACAATGGCAACCTAATGAAGATAACACTGGATATAAGATGCAAAGGATAAAGAGTGTACTTAATTATATAAAGAATATTCTTTATCATTTGAAAGTTGATTTTGAGCAAGAGGAATATGCTCAAACATTAAAAGTTATTGAAGCTAAAGACCTTGAAGTTGATTACAGCAGAATTATATCTAATTCAGTTGATTCATTGACACTGATTGATTTTGAGAGTACACTTGGAAATGTTAATCGAACTTGCGAGAAATTTTTATCAACCCTACCATATAAGAAGACTACAAGCGAGTGGTTAAATATTTATATAAGTGTGATGTTATCATTTTTGAACAGTGTTACATTATCAAAAATGCAAGCTAAAAGAATAGCACATTTGGAGGGCACAGGAAGATTAAAAGATTCTCATATTGATAATTTTTATACTACAAATGAAAAAGGTTCCACAATATTATTTCATTTGCCAAAATCAATGGAGAATTACATAACAGTATTAACACGACAACTTAAGCATATTGTTGCAAAAGATTTAAGTGAAATACTACATACAAATATATCGCAAGATATGATGTTATTAGAATCTGAAGCATATATCAAGGAGTGTGAAAGTACACAAGATGAATATTAAGAATGAAATCAATAATCTTAAAACAGTAGACATCTATAGTTTAATGATGTTTGCATTATATAAGATGAGTGATATACCTGAATATTCAGCGTTGAGTCAACTTGCATATATACTTGATAGAGATAGTTTACTTAAACTTTGTGAGTTTTATGGTGGTTTAACTATAACAATTCCAACTGTTGATGAATTGGAAAATATGTTATATGCTTTGCTATTGTATCAAGAAGTGGATATTGAACATAAAGATTACAATAAGGCACTTGAAGTGCTACATAAAAAAGATTTACCCATTGACATAATTGAGAATAACTATGTTAATGTTAAAGATATATTGAAAAATTACAATTTTAATTCAGGTAGAAATAAAGATGCTATTTAGGGACAAATTGTATTATATATTAGAGGAACTCAATAGTCATAAAAGAACACCTAATCAGGTTATGCAGAGTTGTATTGAAGATAGGTTAGAGAGTTCCTTGAACTCTTACAAGCACTCTTTGGAAAATAGTTATTCTTACTTAAGCACCAAAGATGAAATGAACGTGCTTAAAAAATTAAACAGAGGTTTAAAATGAGAAATTTGCTTGAAGACCTTTCAGTTCTGACTACTGTGGGTAAGTATAACTATGAGGAATTGGCCAATAAAACAATTGCAATATTGAGTCATAATGTGGAAGAATCAATTTGTGATAAAGAGGAACTAGTTACCACTGATATTGGAATTGGCCAATTAACAATAGCGTGTGTTGATGATAGAATATATTATAAATTCATTCCGTCACGTAAACTTGAAACCTCAATAAAAGATACGTTTAGAAATAAACAGAGTGCTCTAAAGTTAGAAATTGATGAAACACTCGGAAAAAGAATAACTAATACATATAAGGATTTGTTTTGATGGATGAATTAGTAAAAGGAGTTCCACCGCTGGATTTAATTCCCTTGGACGAAAAAACAGCGTTGATAGCTCAGCAGATTCTTGATGAGCAAGATATTGATAAGGTAAAGGATTTAACAGCATTATTCAATCTAAATGCTCAAAAAAGAAACGTAATGAGGGTTATCAAAATGAATGGATTACTTGATAAAGTTACAGACCAAGTAATCGAACGTTTTGAAAAGTATCCTGCAAACTTTAGTAATGATGATTTGATTAAATATATGCAAGTTACTGAAAACGCGATTGACCGGGCAAATAAAAATCTTAATCTCGTTGAGGAAACACCAGCAATTCAGCTGATGCAGAATAATCAAGTTAACATAAATATTGATAATGGACTTGACAGAGACTCAAGGGAAAAGGTACTAGATGCAGTTAAGGCTATATTAGCAAATGCAACCAAACCTGAACCTAAAGTAGTTGATGTTATCGAAATTAAGGAAGATAAAGGTGAAGACAATGATACCTAATGCAACCAAAAGAGGTCAAAATGAATCAGAACAGTCATATATTGAGAGGTTATTACTATTAAAAATAACCAAGAAAACTAAGTTGAGCTGGGCTGAAATTAGTGACCTAATATATAATAACACCGGTAGATATAAATCAGTTAATGCTTGGAAACATCAAGGTTACAAGCTATTTGATAGATTAAACAGACCTGTTGAGACTTCAAACAATGATTCTGAAGTTATTGATGAATTGAAAGATGTCATTCAGGAATACAAAAAAGAAAGAATCAAAACTCAAGAAGAAAGAACCCAGAATCAAGCATATGTTAGACGTATTGCTCGTGAGGAGTCAATCATTGAAATCGCAAAATACTTTGCTGATACAATGTCAAGTAAAAAGATTCTTCCTGAAAAGACTTGGGCTATGACATCTGACTCCACAAATGAAGCAATATTGCAGTTAAGTGACTGGCATTATGGCATTGAGGTTAACAATTATTGGAATAAGTTTAATCCTGATATTTGTGAACAAAGAATTACTGCTTTGAGAAATGAAGTAATTAGATTTTGTCAAACTAATGAGGTAAGAAAGTTACATATTGTAAATCTGTCAGACCTTATCGCTGGCAGAATACACTCAACAATCAGACTTGAATCAAGATGTGATGTTATCAGTCAAACAATGAGAGTTGCAGAATTGCTTGCAGAATTTATCTCAGATGTTATGATAAATGCAGATGTTGAAGTTGAATACTACGATTGTCTTGATAATCATTCAAGATTAGAGCCAATCAAATCAGATTCCCTTGAGCTTGAATCATTAGTAAGAATTATTCCTTGGTACTTAAAATTAAGACTTGAGCACTATGATGATATAACAATACATGAAAATGAATACAGCGATGATATTATTACATTTGATGTGATGGAGGGCAGATATCGAGTAGCTGGTGTACATGGTCATAAAGATAGACCTAACAAAGTTATCGATAGTTTGACTCTTATGACAAAAACTCACTACGATTTAATCTTAAGTGCTCATTTACATCATTTCTCGTGTGATGAAAAGAATGAAACACTACATATTAGTAATGGTTCATTGATGGGTACCGACACTTATGCAAAAGATTTAAGATTAAGTTCGAAAGCATCTCAGAATATTATATTAGTTAATGCAGATTCAGTAGCAGCTGATATCCATAGAATTATTCTTAACTAATTGTATATATAAATAGTTAAGTTTCATACTATACTATAAATCAAAGGTAAGTCCTGAAAAGGTAAGTCCAATTGTAAAGGAGATATAATATGAGGTACTATAGCGATGAATTAAAACAATTTTTTGACACTGAGGAAAGTTTACTTTCCGCTGAGGAAACTGCAAGACAAAAGCAGGAATCTGCAAAGGCAACAAAAGCAAAGTATGCAAAAGCAGTTGAAGATGCAGATAAGGCAGTTGATAATGCATATGAAGCATTGAAAAATGCAAGAGCAGAAGTGCAAAAACTTCAAGAAGAATACGATAAAAAAGTTGATTCTATCATGAATCCTGTTAGAGAACACTTGAAGCTTATGCAAAAGGAGAGAGCCGATGCAATAAGAGCATTCAATGAAAAATATGGTGTATATACAACAACTTATACTGGAACTAAAGCATTGAATGAGTTCTTGAAGCTCGATGATTTTTGTAATAATTTCTTTGACAGAAAATTCTTTTTTTAATATATAAAATTAAGAAGCTTAACTATTGACAGATAACATTTGAGATACTTTAAATATAGATTATGTATGCCTATTATTTGATTTTACTCAAGTGGTAGGCATTTTATTTTATGAAAGGATAACTTAAAGATATGGCAAGAAAAGATTTTGATGCATACTATTTACAATTGTATAAGCAATACAATGAGTTAAAAAATAATCTTGCAGAAATGTCACAGGAAGTTAACGAAGGTATGATGCCTCCTGAACGAATGGAGCAGTTGAAAGCAACTATACAACCGGTAAAAAATAGTTTTGAAATGCTGAGCTATATTAAATACTTACTTGATAAACCTACACGTAAGTCAAAACATGAAGGGTATGCAAAAAGAAATAAAAACATACTCAAGATGAGTGAAAATAATACAGCTGATGATGTTATTCATCGTAATCAAGCTGTGCTAGAGTCTCTTAAACAACGATAAATTGTATGTAAAATTGGAGATAAATATGAAAGAATTATTATCAAAAATAGGCATTACACAGCCTGGTTATTTTTCAAAAGACAAGAATTATGTAATTGATTTTGAATCAGACGCTGAATTTAATAAGGCATTTAGCAGACTTGATAAAAGTGACCTTGTTGAAGAAAATGATGATTCGAGTGTTGTTAATCTTAATGTGACAAATGTACTGTACACTAATGAAGATTATTCACTTAATCTGATTGCTGATTTTGAGCAAGACACATATAAACTTGTTGTTACACAGTTAAAGGAGAACTAAAAGATGTCAGCTAAGATAATTAAATTTGTTGATAAGTATGTTAAAGACATTGTTACGGACTATGATGCATTATCTGTTCGTTGTGATGAATTTGATATGACTAAAAAAGGAAAAGAATTACAAGATATTACCTTGCACCTAAAGAACACAATTCGTGCAAATCCTGATATGGTTGCATTATCTGCTAATCAAATTGGATTTGATAAAAGAATTATCTGTTTGAATTTCAATGGTGACATTAGAACATTTGTTAATCCGATTATAACAAGAGTTGCAGGGTTTGAACTATCAAGAGAAACTTGTCATTCAATTCCTGATAAAACATTTATTAGAACAAGATATAACAAGATTGAAGTTACATATCAGACTCCGTTAGGCAAGGTTGAGTCGGTTGAATTGCTTGGCTTAGCTGCAAGAATTTTCCAGCATCATGTTGACCATCTTGATGGATTGCTTTTATCAGATATTGGACTTGAAATTGATGCTGATTTCGACAATGCTACGGATGAAGAACGCAAGGAAGTTATTGATATGTATCTTGATTCTTTAGACTTAACACGTAAACAGTTAGAGGAAGATATCAAGACCGACAAAGATGCACAGCAGCTTGCGGATGCAGCACGATTTATTGAAAGTGTTAGAAAAGGTGAAACAGTAGTTGAAAGTGTTCCTTTAACTGATGATGAGATTGCCGAAATTGAAGCAATGAAAGAAGAAGCTGAAAATTCAGTCGTTGAATCTGATACGAAAGGTGACGAATAATGTCTATCAATAATGGTACAATCAACGCACTGATACAATTAAATGGCGGAGACTTTGATAGTACAAAGCAACTTGAAGAGCGTGAACCCTATATTACCTCTGATTATTACATGTATGTGGGGCAAGGTGTTGAGGGAAATCTTCCTATAACACCCATTAAAGTAAGGCAGGCGGACAGAGCAGGCCTTGCTGATACTTTAGTTGCAGGGACAGTTGAAATTAAAAATAGTGTAATCAAAGTTGCAAGTAGTATTACAATACAAGATAAATCAATAAAGTCAAACACTACAGGAAGTTCTACTCTTGAGGGCTTTAATGTAAAGAGTAATAATATTACACCAGCTTCAGGTACAGGAACTATTTCAACAATGAATTTATCAGAGATAAAGAGAATACAGCTAGTTAAAGGTCAATCATATGGCACTGAAGCTGAAAAGAATGCTTTAACTGATGTAAAAGTAGGGCAGTTATTTTTTGTTGTGGGGTGATTAGATGTCATTTACAAAAGACACAAATACAATTGCATTATTTGCGTCAACAGGTGACTTCCACGGACAAATCAAATTGTCTGCAACAAGGAATATTGTGAACAATACCTTTACTGTAAAAGTAGAAGGTGTTAGGGCATATTGTAAGTATGGGTGGAATTTTGCAACAAATGTTGAGGTTAGATTAGCAACTGATAGTTCCGGAAGTGGTGCGGTTTCCGACACAGGTAAGATTAGTTCATCAGGTAGCAATTCGTATAAAGGATGGTTGCCAAGTAGCGGGTATAGTGACACTGCAACATGTTCAAAAACATTCAGTGCGAATGCCGATGGGACTTGTCCTGCAGTTTATCTATATGCAAGATTTTACAATAATAGTGTTTACTGGATAAATGCAGGAAAAAGCACAAAAGTTGAGACAACTTATCACGCTAATATTAGTAGTTCCGTGCAGTCTGATGCAGGCGGTCAGATTGATAGAAGCGGTCCCACCGTTTCAATAAGTAAAGGAACAGAAGCAGTAACATCAATTAGTTTTACTGGCAGCTCTAATGCAAATTGTGACCAATGGCAGTATCAGCTTGATGGTGGAAGTTGGACCTCTTGTGATTGGAGTGAGGGTAAAGGAAGTTCAAAAACTTTAACTGTTACAGAAGGTTCACATAATGTCAGATTGTGGGCCAGAAGAACTTACAATCATGTTGGTGGTTATTCGGGTTACGTGTATTATGACACCACAAGACCTACAATAAGTGATTTTACAATGACTCCAACAAGTAGCACAACCGCTACTGTTAAGTTTAAATGCAATAAAGACTGCAATTGGTATCTTGAAGGGCCTGACGGAACAATATTAACAAGTTGGTCTTCTGCAGTTAGTGCTAATACACAAGTTAGTAAATCAGTCACTGTTTCCAGCACAAATGGGACATATACATTACACGTAAGGCGAACAAGCAACAGTTCGTTAACAAAGACAGCAACTACAACTTGTGATACAGTTTTACCAACAATAAACACATTTACAATGACTCCTGTTAATGGAACGACTGCTAATATTAAGTTTAAATGTAATAAATCATTTAATTATTACATAAAGAAACCTGATGGCACAACAACTTCTTGGTCAGGTACATATGCAGCTAATACAGAGCATTCAGTTAATTTGACTGTCAGTTCAGTGAGCGGTACTTATACATTGTATGTCAGAAGAACATCAGCAAACTGCTTAACTGCAAGTAAAACAGCGACTTGCGATACAAGATTACCTGTCATTGAAAGTTTTACTTTGACACCAATTAGTGCAACTCAAGCTAATGCTTATATCAAAGTATCATTAGCTTCAACGTGGTCAATAAATACTTCATCAGTAAATGACCCAACGGGTTCTGCAAATCTTACATATTCTGGCATTGTAACTCTTGATGAAAACCAGAATAAGTCGTATACATTGACGGTTGCAAGAACAAGTTGTAGCGGATTAACTGCAACTAAAACTGTTGTTTGTGACACCACAAGACCTACAATAAACATCAAAGATGTTTCAACTCTTGCAAATACAGTCACTTTTACTGCAGAATCAAATGTGCCTTGCAAGAATTGGAAGTACATAATAAAATATAAAACAAATAGTGCTGATAAGACAGCAGTATTTAACAGTGGTAGCACCTCAAGCAAGACATTTACTATCAATGATGTAAGAATGAACGAAGAGTTTGAACTTCATGTTGAAGCTACAAAAGTTTCAAACGGAGCTCTTGGTACAACAAAGTATGCTGAAACAATAACTTGTTTGGGTATCGGGCATATTGTTAAAGATAATCAAAACAAGGAAAAACTTGTTACAGCTTATGTATATACGCAAGATAAGGGATGGGTATCTGCTGTCCCCTATATTTGCACAAGTATTAAAAATGGTAAACCACAATGGGATTATGGTCGATAAAGATAGAAGGTGAAATTGATGAATGATATAGTGTTGAAAGGAATACTAAAAGATATTGAACCTTCACACAATATTGATGGAATTAGCTTTGATAAAGCGAAGCTGATTGCAAAAAGAACCAATGGTGACGAAGATGTCATCAATCTAAGATTCAAATCTTTTAGTAACAGATATAAAGAAAATGATGAAGTTACTTTACAAGGTAACATTCGTTCATATTCATATAAAGTATCAGAAGATAAGAATAAAGTTGTTATCTATGTGTTCACTTATTTTGATGAACCCGATGAAATTGAAGAGGGTGTAACTAATAAAGTTACTATTGATGGCAGAATTTGCAAAATAAATGAGTTAAGAACAAACAAGAATAATAGACAAAATATTCACTTCATTGTTGCAAATAATCTTATGTCAGGTGACGGCACAAAGAGACTTAACAGTTATATTCCTTGTATTGCTTGGAATAATCTTGCAAGAGAATTATCAAAGTTAACAGTTAATACAAAAATACAACTTAAGGGTGAATTGCACTCAAGAGAACATAAGAAAGTTCATGAAAATGGTGATGTTGAAATTCGTGTTGCTCACGAACTTCTTGTACTTGGATATGAGGTGCTTGCATAATGCAGTTTGATTACTTGTATTCAATGCAAGCTACTGGTTCACTTGAAATTGAAGATGTAGGTAATTGTGCTATTATTGCTACTACTGGTCTTTTTCAAGAGTATATTCTTATTATAAAAACAGAAGGTGGAGATACTCAAATATTGCAGTACGGTCCACAATGGGTTGAAGAGGATATGCCTATATTAAGTGAAGTTAGTTGCACATATAGCAGATTCCAATACAATCAACGAAAGATTGAGCGTTATATAGATACCTGGTTAAATAGTAAAACTATTGCACAACAGGCGATAGCGGTCACAATCGAGGAAGCAAAAGAACATTTGAAAGATATGAGGACTTTTGTATGATTGAGAGAGATAAAGTTAAAGATTATAGCGGAAGAATTATTGGATTTGTTGATTATGACACAACAAATGGTAATAAGATTGTCAGAGATTTCTATGGAAAAATTCTCGGCAAATACAATAAAAGGTTGAACATTACAACAGACTTTTACGGGCGCACTGTTGCCAAGGGAGACCGTTGTTTAATGTTACTACATAAATAATATAGTTGACTTTTCGTTTCTTATACATTATAATATAAATGTAAAAAGGAAAGGAAGGTCAATTTTTATGACACTAATTGAAAGAAGAAAAGCAAAATATCCTGAGACAGCTACATTCCATTATCATAATGCTAACCCAAAGAATAAAATAACAACTGATTGTGTTATTAGGGCATTAAGTGTTGGAATGGAAAAATCCTACGAAGATGTTGTTATGGAAATGGCAAAGTTTCAATGCGAAACAGGATTCGACATGAGTAGCACAGAGGGGATTGATAGATACCTCAAGAAGAATGGTTGGACTCGTTGTAAACAACCTAAAAAAGATGATGGTACGAAATACACAGGCAAAGAGTTCTGTATGACACTCTCACACCCAATCTATAGTGAGGAATTAAATCTGTGCAAAGAGCCTTTTAATTGGCATAGAGTTATTGCTGATTGTGGAGGACATCATATCGTAGCAATTGTAGAAGGGCAGATATGGGACACTTGGAATTCCACTGCAGGTTCGATAGGTATTGTATGGGTCAAGACTGATTGACCCATACTTTTTTAACATTTCATTGGTGTATTCATACCCCTAAATTGTATAACTTAATATAGAAATATTTGATACTGGAGACATTACATGAAAGTTATAAAAAGAAATGGAGCAGAAGTTGAATTTGACTCTGCTAAGATTGAACGTGCGCTTGAGAAAGCAAATGATTCAATTGATATTAAAAGTAAAAGAATCAGCAAAAAACTAATCAGATTGATTGCTGAAGAAATATCGGAAGCATACATTACTTCAAAACGAACACGTAATGTTGAATATATTCAAGACCAAATTGAAAATAAGTTAATTGATTACAATGCTTATGCGGTTGCAAAAGAATATATTACATATAGATATAAGAGAACATTAGGAAGAACATCTAGTACAACTAATGATAAAATCATGGCGTTACTAGATAATGATAACGAAGAACTAAAGCAGGAAAATAGCAATAAGAATCCTGTTATTGCATCAACACAGAGAGATTATATGGCGGGAGAGATTAGTAAGGATATTACTACACGTATCTTATTGTCTGATGATATTGTTGATGCACATAATCAAGGTATCATACATTTCCATGATGCTGATTATTTTGCTCAGCACATCTTTAATTGTTGCTTAGTTAACCTTGAGGATATGCTTCAGAATGGAACCGTTATAAGCGGTACCTTGATTGAAAAGCCTCATTCTTTCTCAACTGCTTGTAATATTGCTACACAGATTATTGCTCAGATTGCAAGTAATCAGTATGGTGGGCAAACGATTAGTTTAGCACATCTTGCTCCTTTTGTTGAGATAAGTAGACAAAAGATTCGTAAACAAGTGGAAGCTGAACAGAAATTAGCATTTGAATCTTGTCATGCAGGTACACTTACTGAGTTTTCAGACAAGATGAAAGATGCTATTGAGCGTATAACGGAGCAGAGAGTTGCAGAGGAAGTAAAAAGAGGAATTCAAACTATTCAATACCAAGTTGTAACTCTTATGACAACTAATGGTCAAGCGCCTTTCTTGTCAGTTAATATGTATCTTAACGAAGCTAAGAATGAAGAAGAAAAGATTGACCTTGCTTTAGTTATTGAAGAATTCCTCAGACAAAGAATTGAAGGAGTTAAGAACGAGAAGGGTGTTTGGATTACTCCTGCATTCCCGAAACTCCTATATGTGTTAGAAGAGGACAATTGTAGAGAGGGAACTAAATATTGGTATTTAACACAACTAGCAGCAAAATGTACTGCTAAGAGAATGGTTCCTGACTATATTTCAGAAAAGAAAATGCTTGAATATAAGATAAATGCAGATGGTACAGGTTCTTGTTATCCTTGTATGGGTTGCCGTTCTTTCTTAACTCCTTGGAGGACAAAGGAAGATAAATCTAAATCAAAAATTCAAGCAGGTAACAAATTCTATGGAAGATTCAATCAGGGTGTTGTGACAATAAACCTTGTTGATGTGGGTCTGTCTGCTGAAAAAGATTTAGATAGATTTTGGAGTGAATTTGATGCAAGATTAGAGTTATGCCACAAAGCATTACAGTTGCGACATGAAAGACTTGCTAATACAACAAGTGATACATCACCTATACACTGGCAACACGGTGCTATTGCTCGTTTAGATAAAGGTGAAAGCATTCATGATTTGTTACATGATGGCTATTCAACTATATCACTTGGTTATGCAGGTTTGTGGGAATGCGTTTATGCTCTTACTGGTAAGAAATTAACCGAAACTGAGGGTGAAACTTTAGGGCTAGAGATTATGCAGCACATGAACGATAAGTGCAAAGAATGGAAGGAAGCAGAAAATATTGACTATTCTGTTTATGGCACACCTATTGAGTCTGTTACCTACAAGTTTGCAAAAGCGTGTCAGGAAAGATATGGTATTATTGATGGTGTAACTGATAAAAATTATATTACAAATAGCTACCATATTCATGTTACCGAGCCGATTGATGCTTTTGATAAATTAGCAACAGAAGCAAGATTCCAAAAGTTATCTCCCGGTGGAGCAATTAGTTATATTGAAGTACCAAATCTACAAAATAACCTCGAAGCTGTATTGTCAGTAATCAAATTTATCTATGACAATATTATGTATGCTGAGCTAAACACCAAAAGTGATTACTGTCACGTTTGTGGTTATGATGGTGAGATTTTAATACAAGAGGATTCAAATGGTAAACTATTCTGGGAATGCCCCAACTGTGGTAACACTGACCAAGATAAAATGAATGTAGCCAGAAGAACCTGTGGATATATTGGAACTGAGTTTTGGAATCAAGGACGCACACAAGAAATCAAAGAACGAGTAGTGCATTTAGGTAATGAATAATGGACGCATTTTAATATCAAGTATTTTAGCAGGAATAATGATATCAGGTGCAACTATAAGTTATATAAATGCTCCCACATTGATTAGTGGAGCATTTATATTTTCTATAGGATTACTAACAATACTACAATTTAAGTTAAAGCTGTACACAGGAGTAGTTAGTTATGCAGCATCATTGAAAGACCTTATGTCTTTGGGTATTGTAGTATCAGGTAATATTATTGGTTGTTGTTTGATGTTTCTATTTCCGTCAGAAGTTGCTATTGATATTGTACAACAAAAGTTATTAACACCATATGTTGTATTGTTTGTTGAAGCCGTACTGTGCAATATATTGATATATGTTGCAGTGGAATCTTATAAGAATAATCATATCATCGTTGTAGTATTTGCAGTTGCAGCTTTTATATTTGCGGGATTTGAACATTCGATTGCGAATATTTGTTTCTTCATATCAGCAAGAATGTTTACACTTAATGTCTTAATAAACATTATAGTTGTTATGTTAGGCAATGCTTTAGGTGGTATCTTATTTCATAGATTAAGGAAGTTAGTAAGATAAATGAAAGTTGCAAAGATTGAAAAAAATTCAGTTTCTAATGGGCCTGGGGTTAGAGTTGTTGTTTGGTGTCAGGGGTGTTCAATACAATGCCCTGAATGTCATAACAAAGGTACTTGGGACCCTGAAGGTGGAGAATATATAACCCAGTTTGATGTTATAAGTATTTTTGAGGAACTTGAAAAACCTTGGGTTAGAGGCATCACATTCTCGGGTGGACACCCACTTGAAGATTACAATATTGAAGGTGTCATTGAATTAGCAAGTAATATCAAAGAAAAGTTTCCTGAAAAAGATATATGGTTGTACACAGGGTTGAAATTATGTTTCAATGATTTCAGTGATAATACTTCTTTAACAACTTGTTTACGATTGTGTGATGTTGTAGTTGATGGTCCATATATCAATGAATTAAGAAATATAAGTTTACCATATTGTGGCAGTTCCAATCAAAGAGTTATTGATGTAGAGAGAACACTTGAAAATAAAGAAATAACATTATACAAAGAATAGCATTTTACTGCTATTCTTTTTTTTTGTTTAGTTGAAATATCTTTACTGTCAATATATAATAAAGTTAGAAAATAAAAAAAGAGGTAATAAATATGCACACATATGTTGACCATCAAGGAATTTGGCGTTGTAGTTGTGGTACCATTCGTGATTTTGCTGAAACTATTGTTGAACACGTTTGCCCTTTTATTGACAGTATTGTAACTTGTATCTTTAATGATAAGATGTTTACAGTGACTAAAACTGATACAGTAGAGATGATAATCAATAGATGGAATGATGTAGATTATAACAATTACGAATATAGACTTGTTGAACGTTTAGTTGTAAAATGAGTATACTTACTATATAATAAATATGTAGATTAAAAAAGGAAGGTTGATTACATAATGACGTTGAAAAAGATTGGAAATCTAATTTCGTACATAATGGCATTTGCAAGTATTTTACTTCTTACGTGGATGTTCTTTAGTTGGGTTGAAGTTGTTTCGCATAATCTTGAACCTGGCTATGTTTACAGTAATGCTAATTTCTTTACATGGATGCTGGAGGTAGTTAAATAATGAAATTGATGATTGACATTCTAGAGGAAATGCTTCCTTTTGGATTAAAGATTGAACACTATAAAGAGCACAGTACAAAGTATACAATTACACTTGTATACAAAGCAAGTTATGGTACAATGGCAACTGTAGAACTACCTAAGATGGTAATTCCTGGCACTGAAAAAGAAATGTGCGGTTATGCTATTTGTACTGCAATGTCAACTATTATGATTAATCAGAATAATCTTATTGAAGCAAAAGAATGGATGGATATGATTGTATCTGGTGAGTATAAGACCTTGGGTGTTAGGCCTATTGGTTGGTCTGTATGTAAGCTTCAACAAAGATATATAAATAGTCAACCCTGTTATCAGTATCAAACTTTATATGAGTTCATTGAAACATACGAGGAAGCTGACCTTCTTGCACAGTATGAAATGAAGCGTAAATGTGGCAATGATTTGATATTTATATTCCCCGGTGCAAACAGGAACCTCAGTGATGAGGAAAGGGAACAAGTTAAAGAGCTTGCTAGAAAGTATAAGGTGGAAAAGTAATGAGTTATAAATACGGAAGAAGTAACTGGTCTGATAATTCAGGTTGTGGTGGGATTATTTTTGTGGCAGTGATTATTGTTATCATGTTTGTTTGTTCACTTGCTGCTGTTTTACATACAACTGAATACACAAATCTTACAGTAACTGATAAAAGTTACTCTGGTGAGTCTGATGGATATATTGTGTGGTTTGAAGATGCTAATGGTACTCAGTATGAATTTGAAAATTCGGATTCATTACTAAGGGGTAAATTCAATTCAGGAACAATTCAAGGTAAACTTAAAGAAGGTTGTACATACAATATTACAACCACAGGATGGAGAATTCCATTGTTTAGCGCATACCCAAATATTATTGAGTATCAATTAGTCGAAGATAAAGAATAATTGATACAGGAGGAAGGTTGTTATATATGTCAGGTATTTTTGGTATAGATGAAGTTTTTGAGTTACTTGGTAAAGATGCATTATCAATTGAAACTGTAAATAAGAAAAGTCGTGAAAGTATCGAAGTTGAAGGATTTAAAGTATATCGGCAATCTTTAAGATATGCCACTTTCTATCAAAAAGGCACAACTTGTGTTTGTTGTGGACGACAGGGAGCTTATTTTAAGTTAGAAGAGGATACTGACGGCACTAGTCCTGAAAGAAGACATTTTAATCTTTATTCTGAAGATGGAATGTTGATGACTAAAGACCATATTCGACCTCTTAAACTTAAAGGTGAAGACCATATTGATAATATGCAGACCCTTTGTGAAGAATGTAATAAAGCAAAGGGTAGTAAATATAGTTGTATGCTGGAAACTATTGTTGCTCGTAATACTGAAAATCCTGAAAATGAACATAATTTTCTTAAGTTAGAGGACGCAGTTGTTTACATTTGTGATAAGCGACATATATTAGGAAACAAATCAAAACCAGGTAAATTAGCACGTAAGGTAGTTAAGGTTACTCAAGATATACTTAATGCAATAAACATGAAAGAACCCTACAATGGTTTTGAGTGGTTTATAGAAGATAGGTTATGGGAGGGCAAGTCCTACGGTGAACAGTAGAGAATTGAAAGATTTAAAGTATCTTGCATACAAGGAATCAAAGAATTATAATCTTGCTCCCAGTGTGCAGATTGAAGCAATGAAAGCTTATGCACTTCTTTGTATTGCAGAGAAGTTGGACATAGAAAAAGAAAATAAAGAGGTGAAAGAAACTGATTATTGATGGAAAGAGAGCTCTGGTATACATAACTACTCTTGATGAAATCAAACCCATCGAAGGATATGACAGAGTTGAACATGGTCGTGTTGGCGGTTGGTGGTGTATTATCAATAAAGCCGATAATATGACTGTTGGAGACAAAGTTGTATACTTTGAGGTTGATAGTAAGGTTCCTGATAAGGACGAACGATTTGCATTTCTTGAGAAGAGACATTATAAGATTAAGACTCTAAAGATGTGTAAAGTTTTGTCACAGGGTCTTATTATGCCTATTTCCGCATTTCCTGAATTAGAAGGAAAAGATGTAGGAACTGATGTCACTGAGATTCTAAAAGTTGTATATGCAGAAGCAGAAGACAATACTCGTAAGAATGGCAACCCTAATGCAAAATATGATTCAATGAAATCACGCCATAAGAAACTATTCAAGAAGCCTTGGGCAAGATGGATGATGAAACGAGCTTGGGGGAGAAAGGTCATGTTTTTCTTCTTTGGTAAAAAGAAAGATAATCCTCGTGGATTTCCTTCTTTTATTTCGAAGACTGATGAAGAACGAATTGAAAACCAGCCCTGGCGACTACAGGAAGATAGAGAATGGTTAACAACTGAAAAGCTTGATGGTACCTCTTGTACATACGCTCTTGAACGTAAGGGTAGGAATAAATTTGAGTTCTACGTTTGTTCTCGTAATGTAAGACAAGCGGACGAAAATCAAGTTACATATCACGACCATAATATCTATTGGGACCTTGCATTTAAGTACAATATTGAACAACATCTTAAAGATTATCTTGATTTACATACTGATTACAAGTGGGTATGTATTCAAGGTGAGGGTGTTGGTTCAGTACAAGGGAACCCACTTAAACTTGACTCTGATGACCTATACATATTCAACTTTAAAACTTCAGAATATGGAAGACACGGCTCATTGGAAGGAAAGGATATTGTTGAAGGCTGGGGTATGAAATGGGTACCTATCCTTGGTGTTGTCAAACTTCCTGAAACAATGGAAGAAATGAAAGAGCAAGCGGAAGGTAGTTCAGTTGTAAATCCTAAAGTACTTCGTGAAGGCATCGTTTACAGAAGCCTTGATGGAAAAGAATCATTTAAGAATGTAGCAAATTCATATTTGCTTAAACATAATTCATAATTATTAAGGAGAAAGATAAATGGCTATTGCAATTATTCTATGTTTAGTTTTCCTGGCTCTTATTGCAGGAACTATTGTTTATGCTGTCCGTAGTTACAGCAAGGTTGAATCCTCGTATTATAGTGAACAGTCAGAAAAGACTATTGCTAAGAACAAGAAGCTCAAGAAGCAAGGACTTATCGCAATTGTTCTCTGTGTAATCTGTGTAATTGGATTTATTTTCATCCCTTGGTCATTCCATACTGTTGACCAGAGTGAAGTAGCAGTTGTTAAGTCTCTCGGTAAGATTAAGAATACTCGTGATGCTGGTACATATTTTGATTTCTGGGTACTCAATTCTTACACAACGTATAGCACTAAGGTACAGGAAGTAACTCTGGAAGATATGGCATACTCGAGTGATGCACAGCAAATGACACTTGCAATTAAATTCCAGTATCAGATTATGCCCGATAAGATTAAGGAAATTACCACACAGTATGGCAACCTTACAACTCTTGAAGCTCGAATTACACCAACTGTTAGAGATAAAGTAAAAGGTGTTTGCTCTTCACTTACTGCTATGGAAATCATTGCACAGCGTGAAACACTTTCAGCTAAAGCATTTGAATCTGTAAAAGACGCACTTGGTACTGGATATCATGTAAATATCACAAGTGTAGCAATTACTAACATTGATTTTAGTGACCAGTTTGAAACAGCTGTTGAAGAGAAGATGATTGCAGAACAGCAAGCACTCAAGGCTGAATATGAAAATGAAGCAAAGGTAGCAAAAGCAGAAGCTGATGCAAAGGCAAAATTGCTTGAAGCAGAGGCGCAAGCGGAAGCAAATAAACTTCTTCAGAATTCTATCACTGACAAGACCCTCAAAGAAAAGTATCTCGACAAGTGGGACGGTAAGCTACCTGAAGTAGTTGCAGGAGAAGATATTTCAATGATTCTTCCTTCTTATGGTGAAGATGCAGCTAACTAACATTGATGAATAATAAATAGCTGCAAGGAATACCTTGCAGCTATTTTTGTATATAGAGGTTAAACATGAAATTTGAAAAAATAAGTTACTCTCAGTTTAAGAAAGATAATCTAGATATTTTTATTGGTTATGAACAGATTAAGCTGCCTAAGAGAGCCACAATGTATTCGGCAGGTTATGATATTTTTAGTGTATGCTCCTTTGAATTAAAACCTAGACAAAGTATACTGCTGCCAACTGGAATTAAAGCACAACTTGATTGTGACAAAGTGCTGGTTATTGCACCAAGAAGTGGTCAAGGGTTCAAATATAAAGTACAACTTTACAATACAGTTGGAATTATCGACGCTGACTATTATAATAATGAAAAGAATGAAGGTCATATGTGGGTAAAACTCTACAATGACTCACCTGATGGAGAAACTCTAAGCATAACAGCAGGGGATGCAATCTGTCAGGGTATCATAATGCCATACTTTACAGTTGAAGGAGATAATGTTGATGATGTTCGAACAGGTGGGTTCGGTAGCACAAGTGAACATTGATATTGAAAAAGATATCTATGACTTTTGTAACCAGATAAAGTCAACCTCTTCCACAAATGAGAAGAAAGCTATAATTGCTAAATATCAAGGTAACAAAGGTGTTGAAGAGTTTCTTAAATTCCTTTTTGACAAAACAATTGTTACGGGAATTAGTAAACAGAAAATGCATAAAGTATTGAGTGGTTCGGTTGAACTGCCACATGAACATAAATGTAAATCAATACTTGAAATTATTGAATATTTGAAAGAGCACAATACAGGAACTGATGTTGATATCAATGTATGTCAGGATTATATTAGTTTAGTTTATTGTAATGCACTGTTCAGACCTGGTTTCATTTCTGAAGAATTAGCACTTGAATATAAAGATATGCTTGAAAAGATTATTACCAAGTCACTAAGGTTAGGTATTGATACTAAACTTGTTAACAATGCTATTCCCGGACTGATTAAAGTGCATGAAGTGCAGCAAGCAAATGCACTTAAAAATGTCAAGTTAAAAGATAACGAATGGATTTGTTTGTCCGAAAAGTTAAACGGTAATCGTGCAACTTACATTGATGGAAAGTTGATTAGTAGGCAAGGAAAAGAGTTTACAAATGTTGACCATATAATCAAAGATTTGAATCGTCTCAGAAGTAACTTTGATGTCAATATGGTCTTTGATGGTGAGATTATACGAAAGAATGTTGACAACCTAAGTGATAATGAAAACTTTCGTATTGGTACAGGACTACTAACATCAGACGCAGAGGACAAGACCGCTTTATCTTTTGTAATCTTCGATTTGCTGCCTTGCAGTGAGTTTAAAAATGGTCAAAGTAAACTAACCTATAAGGATAGAATGAGCCAAATGTGCCAAGTTTGTGAGTGGATTTCAAACGGGGCATATAATCATATTGGTGTTGTAGATTTTCTGTACGAAGGAAATGACCATTCAATGATTGAAACTTGTCTTGCAGAAATGGATTCTCAGGGCAAAGAGGGTTGTATGCTTGCACGTGATGTTCCTTATTATTGTAAACGACATAACGGTTTACTTAAGGTAAAAACTTTCTACACAATGGACCTTGAGGTTGTGGGATTTGAAGAAGGCAAAGGTAGACTTGAAGGTACTTTGGGTGCATTGATTGTTAAGTACAAGGACAATCTTGTTGGTGTTGGTGGTTTCACAGATGTAATGAAGGACGAAATATGGAATAATAGAGATAAGTATCTTGGACGTATTGCAGAAGTAAAATACAAAGAAATTACTCATGATAAAGTGACAGGAAAAGAAAGTTTACAATTCCCCACATTTGTACAATTTAGAGAAGAAGGAAAACAAGTTAGTTACGATTAATAGTTGAATATTTTTTCCATATACTATATAATAAAATAAAAAAGTAAAGGAGCATAACAATGACTGTTAGTAAATTAAGAGAAATTCTTGCAATCATTGACCCCGACACAGAAGTAAAGATTAAAATTGACACTTGGGACATGAGAGATAAGGATTGTTTTGTTGCAAGTGTTAGTATGAGTACAAATGAGAATGGAGAACTTGTTGCGACATTACATCATGGCGTACATGAAAAAGTAGAAGATGACGAGTAATATATTTATTCCAAAAAGATTAAAAGTTGGTTTCAATGAAAGGTCTGATACTTATTCAAAGAAACTTGCTTATGTTATCTACTGGGACGATAAAGGAAAACTTCGTAAACAAGATTCGTGGGAACATTGGAGAGACAAGAATATTGAACCTGAAGAATATGATAATACACCAACTGAAGGTTTTGTACTAAACAAAAATGTTGGTGGTTATGCATATCATTGGGATGCAAGAAAGTCCTATATTCGTATCTATGACCCAAGAGGATTTGAATTTGAAATCACTCTTCCAAATCTTCTATACATACTTGAAAATACAAACAGCGTAAAAGGTAAGGGCCTCGAAGGAGAATTTGTTTACGGTTGGGATGGCAAAGATTTATTACTGGTTCCTGTTTGTGCTCCAGAATATCAAGCGATGGAAAAGAGAACTAATCTATTATTCCACGGCGAGTATATTAAAGGTAAAGATTTAAAGGTTGGTTATACATATACAAATGCCAATGGAGGGCGATATGTGTATCTTGGAAAGCATGACCTGTGGAGCCTACATTATAGTGATTTCAATGAGAATGACACATATCGGATAAATCAATTTTGTACAGAAAATCCTGATTATACTTTGAATACCGCTGTTCCCTATGTAGAATACGTAAAACCTTACAGTAAAGGTAAAAGGTTCTGGTTCTTTGAATTAGCAACAGGATTAACGATTAACTATTCTTCAGTGACGAAACGATTTTATTCCGTTGAAGAGCACCCACACAAAGACTATCATATCTTTGAAGACCATATATCACATGATAGTGAGTGGTCGCCCATTGATTACACAAAAACCGAATATCATACAGTTACTTTTGATGAGCTTAAAGAGCATATACAGCCATATATTGATAGATGTACATATGTTGAAACAACTACTTATCTATCACTTAATTCAAAAGGTGTACTTGAAAAAGTATTTGTTAGATGTGTAAAAAATAAGGAATTAAACAAAGTTGTGTTGTACGCATCTTCAAATCGTGATAATAGGTATTGGGGTTATTCTGCAAACGAAGCTCATCGAGTATCTTCACTTGAGGAAATGTTTAATAAATTTAAGCCAGTTAAAGTTGTGCAATATTTAGAGAATGGCAATGAATATAGATGGAGAGGAGCTTACATACGTGGCTACACAGAATGATGCACTCATCATGGTGCTAAAAACAAGATTGAAAAGAAAAAAAGAAAAACTTGGTTCAAAAATAAAGTTTGAACCCAAAACCACTTGTATTATTGAGTTATTTGGCGAGAAAGTTAATATCCATACACTTAGAATTGGAACCATTGAACCATACCTATTGTTACTAAAGTCGATGGTTGATGCGTGTGATTTTTCACCCGTCAGTGCTACCTCTTGTGTCATGGCAGGATTTACACTAGAAGATTGGTATAATGATTTTGTGTCCAAATACAACTCACTCAAATACGCCGATGATGCTGCTGAGTTAGCTAAGCTTGAGAAAAAGTTAGATGTTATGTTATCTAATGATAAAAAGATTGAACTTGAAATTGAGGAAATTTCAAAGTTACTTGGTGACTGATGATGTCAAATGAGTATAAAGATTGGATAGCAGAATTTACTCCCGTTCAAAGACGTAATCTGGAGTTATGTTCAAAATATCCAATTCTATGCATTCGTTCACGAAAAGATGGAAAAGTCTCAGATGAATACGATTATTCGATGACTGAATTTGATGACATTCCTCCGGGTTGGAGAAGTGCATTTGGTAAAGAATGGGCACAAGAAATTCAGGAAGCAATAAATGAGCTTCCTGAAGACATTCGTGAACAAGTGTATATAACACAGTTAAAAGAAAAATATGGATGTTTTCGACAATATTTCAGTCATTATACCGATAAGTTAAGAGAAGTTATCCGCAAGTATGAAGCTAAATCTGAACGAATATGCATACATTGTGGTAAACCTGCTACAAAAATTTCAACAGGTTGGATTAGCCCTTGGTGTGATGATTGTGCGAATGTAATACATGATACTTGCGTTGATATTGATGAATATTTTAAGGAGATTAAATCTGATGATTAACATTTTAGAATTGTTGTGGATTGTTCCTTTATGTTTGTTCGTCGGCTTTCTTGGTTCTTCTTTTATACTTGGGGCAACTAAAGGAAATAAAGAATATGAGGCATATCAAAATGGTTATACAAATGGTTTCAATGACGCACTTGCCAAGATGAATAAGAAGGTGCCGACAGAATGATTTTTGGTTATTTTGAGACGCTTGAGGAATTGTATGACCGAGGACTTGACTCTGACTTCAATATGTTTGAGGACAAAACAGGTGGATTTATATATCTAATACATATCTCAGGTCAGATTGAAATGATTTTTATTGAAGATTGTGATGATTTAAGTCAGTACTTTACATATAAATTGTCACATATAGAAGAAAACCCTTCCGAAATGACACTACGAATTTATGTTGAGGAGCAAGAAAATCATGAATAATATTGACGGATTAATCAATGATGGTGGTGACCGCATTTCCTATGGTGACGGAAATGCTATAAGAGAGCCATCTACAGGAAAAGGAAGATATGACCTTATATCACCATTTGGTATTGATAGAATTGCCAAATGGTACGAACTAGGTGCAAAGAAGTATGCAGACCGAAATTGGGAAAAAGGTATGCCATTTTCCCGTTATGTGGACTCTGCAAAAAGACATCTTAATAAGTATGTAATGGGTATGGAAGATGAAGACCACCTTGCTGCTGCTTGTTGGAATATCATTGCAATTATGCACCATCAAGAACTTGGTGAATTACATTTCGATGATATGCCTCATTACTTATGTCCAAGACCACTGACAGATAACAAGGAGATTGAATAAAATGAAAAAGTATAGTAATTATAATGATAAGGCAAGTTATGACACTTGCAGCTGTAGTGCAAACGCCATTAGTGGTAGCACTGTATTCGGGCATGCATTTACACAGAATAATAATGGCGTTTTGTCTAATGCAGTATATATTGGTCGCCAGTATTTAAAGAAGCATAAGCTTCCTGGTGATATCAGGTTTGTTGATGATAATGGTAAACTTGAACAGATGTATATTAAGCAAGTCATCTATCGTAATCCTGCAACTATTGTATTTTGGAGTGACGGTAGCAAGACTGTTTGTAAGTGTTCAGGTGGAGACAAATACAATCCTGAGACAGGTCTTGCTATTTGTATCTTGAAGAAAATGTGTGGAGCATCTTCCGTTAAGAGTACTCTTACCACTTGGTGCCCTATGGAGGAAGATTATAAGAAAGGTAGAAAGCCTGTTATTGTATCAATCAAAGAAGTAAGAGCAAAAGAAAAGAAATCTAAGTAAATTAGTTGATATTATTGACTTTCCATATTATAATATAGACATAAATTAAAAGGAAGGTTGATAAAGATGGCAGAAATGAATTATATGTATGTCCTTATTGATGGTGTGAATAAGATTCATTATGGTGCTTGGGATGATGAATTTAAAGCTCGTGAAAAAGCAAGAGAGTATGAAAGTCTAAATCATCTTCCCAAGGGTCAAATTGATATTTACGAGATACCTCATTGGGAATTTCATTTCAAAGAAAATATGTAATTTAGTTGGATATCAAACAAAGATATATTATAATAGTAAATGTAAAATAAATAATAAATTTGTTTTACAAATAGGTGCCACGAAGCCCGAATTAAGACACTATGGTTAGAGTTAAGAGCCCGCCGTAGCTTGTGTACAAGTGGGAATAAGAAGCAGCAGTGGTAAATGGAGTGTGATGAACAGCCTATACATAATCTGGTTGAGGGTGTGGAACCATTCAATGTAGTCTATTTTGAAGTGACAAGATTGATAAAAACCCTAAAAGGAAATTTCGGTTGAACTCCGATATATCTATGAGGATGCACTGTGGAATAGCAACAAAAATACTACATTACGCGTAAGCAAGTTAGTTGAGTTGTTCCTCATAGACTAACCGCCCGCAGGCCATTAACTAGTATAGGCCGTTCCAGTATTGGCGGATGATTAAGGACAGTAGGGACAACTTCGCCTGCCGAGAGAATGAAGCTCGCTCAGGTAAAAGCCATAAGCCACCTGGTAACAGGTCCGTGGAACTAAAATGCTGAGAGATAAGTTGTCAGATAATCAGTGGGAAAGATTATCAAACATTCCGTAGTGAGTATAAAGCCATATTCAAGTATGCTACAATGTACAAACTCAATGAAACAGTGAATAAACTGTATTTACCACGCTTGACCGTGAGGTGAAATTCCCTGGCAGGTCTGACTAAATACGACATAAGTAACTGATTAGCCATCCGTACAATGGTTGAATTGAGATGTAGCAGAGTTTAGCACAACGATAGCTCAAGGGAAGAGCACCAGCCGTGAGGGCTGGGGGTTGGAGTCCGAATCTTCTGAGTGTGACCAAAAAGAAAAACTCTTAAAAATACAAGAGTATGAAGTAACAAGGTAACAATGATTAGCAAACGGTTAGTCGCCAAGAGTGGTAAGAAAAGACTGTTGGAAGTGGTTGCAAACATGAACCCAACCCTTGTTCCCATAGGTGAAAGTCCTATGGCGGAGAATGCGTTTTATTGAATGGTGCAAGCATTGGAATCTGATGCTTTGGTAAGTGTTGAACGAGGTGAGAATCCTCGGCACCAAATGGATTGATGATTAGACTAAATAACGATAACACTTGCATTTTCATAACTTTTATTGTATATAAAATAGTTCTTAGATTAAATATGCGGGATTGGTGGAATTGGCAGACACAAGGGACTTAAAATCCCTCGGGTCAAACCGTACCGGTTCAAGTCCGGTATCCCGCACCAATGTCTGAGTTTGCAAGTGTTCACCGAAGACATAAATCCTAAACTTGCACAACCTTCCTATATGCAGCGTTACCTCAATGGTTAGAGGGCACGCCTTATAAGCGTGTCACGTTGGTTCAACTCCATCACGCTGTACCAATTACAAGTCTAAGTGTTACTTAGCGTGGGTACTACGATAGTGCCACCCTCCTTTTATATGGCGCCATCGTCTAAAGGTTAGGACACGAGACCTTCAATCTCGTAATCCGGGTTCGAGTCCCGGTGGCGTCACCAGTCTCGGAGCAAGACGCGCAAGCTGTCCCGTTTGAGGCCTTTGGACGTGAAAAGGCAAGTTTGATACCGGAGTTCGCTAGAAAACCTACCGGCGCGTGTTAATTTGTTTTTGTTAGTTTAACAGGGTTTACGCATATTAACTAAACATAAACTATCCGGATGTAACTGGTATTCGTAAATAATTAGTCCGGCCGGCTAATTATGCAGTTATTTATTTAAAATAACTTATTGAAGAAGAGTTCGAGTCTCTGACCTAATGGACTTACAGAATGTGAATTATATCTCTTTGTCACATACAGTAAATCGTTCGAGTCGACAAGGGCAGGTGCAATACATAAGTTAAAAGGGAATTCAAATATTGGGGTGTCGCCAAGTGGTAAGGCACAGGACTTTGACTCCTGCATTCCGGTGGTTCGAATCCACCCACCCCAGCCAAAGGTAGCCATACCCTATATTAAATAGTGCAAAAATGGTCGAAAGTCAAATGTTAATAAGACTCCAGTTCGGTGCATGAACAGGTTAGCGGATATGCATAGGTGCTCATATTGGTTAAAAGTAAGGGGTTGCCGAAATTCGACTTTACAAGGGAGTGGAAGCACAACCACAGTATATAAACCCCTACCCCATTTGATTTATGTGGGTTAAAAGATAGTGTGAGAAGTGCACTCTCCAATTTCTATAAATCATTATATAACACAGTATAGTTTAGTGGCAAAAAACAACCGAATCCCAGGTAACAGACAATCCTCACAAGGGATTAAGATACTCAAGTTCGATTCTTGATGCTGTGTCCACACGCTATGGTTTTTAGATTCCTTGAGCGTTTTGAACTCCGTGCAGAACTGAGGACGCTTGGTTTAGAGCAAAACAACAAAGGGCGCTATGACTCTTGAAAGAATAGAGCAAGTCAAATTTGATAATAGTGGCGTTTATGCGAGTGGGCCGACTACACAGGGAAACTTCGCTACATATACCCTTGGTGTAATTAGTAGCACGATAGTCTCCAAAACTATTAGTCAAGGTTCAAGTCCTTGAGGGTATGCCAAGATTAGTTGAATAATTGCTCGAAAGGGCTTATTATATAAAATAGAAAGATAAGTAAAGGATGAAGAAAATGTTTAAGAAAAAGACAAAAGTAATTGCCCCCCCCCCCGACCACTCAGGAAATGATTGCTTCGGCAACAAAGAAGATTGAATCAGATATTGTAGCATATAGTGCACAAAAAGATTCTGCACTGAGTGTATTTCGACAGACTGCAAATAGACTTGAGTCTGTAAACAAGGGACTTACAAATTCGGTTAAGGACCTTGATACTTTAATGAATTTTGCATGTAAGCAGAAAGAGTCTGTTGAAAAAGCAATTGCAGATAACGAAGCAGTTCGTAATAAGATTCTTGACATTATCGGAAAATAATACATAATGAGGCAATATTTTATTGCCTCTGATATGCGGAATTGACGCAACTGGTCAGCGTGTCTCCCTTACAAGGAGAAAGTTATAGGTTCGAGTCCTATATTCCGCACCAGTTGGAGAGATGGTACTACCTTAACTTCACTCCGTAGGGTAACGCTTACAACAAAGATTAGTAAGGTACGCATTTTTGGTTTCAGGTAAGACTTTCTATGGTGTTAATAAAGAAAGGAAATTAAAGTTGCAGCTGGGTTGGTAAACCTCTTTAACGGGAGAAAGCTTCCTCATTGTAACCAAGTGTAGTTATTAGGTACGACATAAGGCCTTATGCCGGTATAACAGCACTTGTTTATATATAGAATATGCTTGTGAAAAATTTTGCGTATCATGTAAGGCTGTCCGTTGAGGTTGAGCATATTCATTGCATATACTGGTGGGACGGCGCCCAACCCTTAAATGAGTGGCTCACGATATCGATGCCAGTATTCATGTTTTCTATATAACTTTATTTCATATGCATTCCCCTTTCAATAATACATATAAGATAAAGTTTCGAAGTCCAAGCGGTGAAAGTCCGGCAAGACCTGAAAGAAGGAACTTGGCAAATTACTTTAAACATAAGGTGCTCCGATATAGCATATAGATACTAGTTCATATATATGCCAGCACTCCAAGTAGACAACTGAGTCGAAGTACGGATTTGATAGAGTCGAGCAGGAGCTAAGTGGAATTTGAGAAACAGCCTTTATATACTTGCAACCGTACATCAGGTGGTTAGATGGCTCGCCTGATAAGCGAGATGTCGAAGGTTCGAGTCCTTCCGGTTGCACCAAATCCTGATTGCTGTCACCAAAACAGAATCATACAAGTGTGTGCTTGTGCACTATTCAAAGTTGGAGACGAATAGTGAAAACATAGACCTCTGAGCTCCAACAAAGAGTGTCTTATCCGAGTTGTGGGTTGTAGGATATTTGAAACTGAGGCAAGATGGTAGGAAACAAGCAAATAGTCCTTATCTAGTATATAATAGAAGACGCGGCATAAAATTTGTAACCGCACTTGTAGTAAGTTTACCTTTATATATGTGCCTGTAGCTCAGTTGGTAGAGCACGTGACTTTTAATCACGGGGTCCCGAGTTCGAGCCTCGGCAGGCACACCAATATATGCCTCTGTAGCTCATCTGCGGTCAGAGCGCTGGTCTGAAAAACCAGAGGTTGTCTGTTCGACTCAGACCGGAGGCACCAGCGTTGGAAATGAAACTACCCAATGTTTGAGACAAGCTCACAAAGATGCTTGAAGCCCGCAAGGCAAAGTGTTGTCCACATCAGTCACTTTAGAGGTGGATAGGTTATAAAGTAGGTATACATATAATATAACTGACGGTGACAATATGGGTGTATACTTTAAGTGGTAAAAACTAATGCTATATATTAGATTGCTGGTTCGAGCCCAGCTGCGCCCAAGCTCTCCTATATATGCCGGTGTAGCCGAATTGGCATAGGCGCTTGTCTTAGGAACAAGTTTTTGCAGGTTCGAGTCCTGTCACCGGTACCAGCGCTTGTCTTAGCGTGGAAGTTTCAAATATAAGACGTAACGCAAGGGAAGCCAAGGCGTGTTCATTATTACGCGAGTAATGACAAAGTGGTGCACCACAAGGCTGCCTCCTATGCCGCAGTGGCTCAGATGGCAAGAGCACTCCGTTCATACCGGAGAGGTCACTGGTTCAAGGCCAGTCTGCGGCACCAGAAGGTCAAGCCCCTTCGTACAAGGCTATGCGTTTAAGCTATGCATTCCGACATAATGCAGAGTTCATAAGTTTATTCTTTAAAGCTTATCGTGTATGAGGTTTATTACTTTTTGTTACCCAAACCCCACGAAATAGGGCAACCAGCAAAAATCAAAAGCGGAATTGATTTACTTTCGACAACATGCAGAAGTACAATGCATGTAAATCATGTAAAGAAATGTGTGGTGTAAATTGGTAGCATTCACGATGGGTAAGAGGTTCAATTCCTCTACATTTCTTGACAAGGCATAGAGCAAATGGCCTGCCTATTGCAAGGGCTAATAAATGTGCAGAACCCGTCATACTTAATGCGGGACATATGGGTGGATATACCGTAAGTGGTAGCGGGGCAGACTGTAAATCTGCTGCCTAACGGCTCGGGTGGTTCGACTCCATCTCCACCCACCAGAGGGAAGTTGACTTTTTGTATTTCAAACACACCTACTAATAGTGGTAGTAAATACTATAATATATTGTCCTGGCAGACAAAAACCAGTGAAATAAAGAATTGCTGCGGGGTATAAGTGCGTGGTAGTGACCGTCGCCTCAACAATGCTTAAGGATATCGTCAAATGCCGATTATTGGGATATAGTAACGAATAAATCTGGGAATAGTTACATAGATTTATCCAGATGTAAGTCAATGGTAGACGGCGAAGTTTGGGACTTCGTAGCTGGGGGTTCGAATCCCTCCATCTGGACCATTTATTTGCCCTCATAGTTCAATGGATAGAACAAGGGTCTTCTAAACCCTAAATCTAAGTTCGATTCTTAGTGAGGGTGCCACTAGACGGATTGAGGTCTTGCATAGGTTAGAAAGTAAAAAGGTACGACACTTTTCCTATAAACCAGTGACTCACACTGTAGAGACTACTAAGAGCTGTGAGGAAAGTCCGATGTGCTCACAGACGCTCAGACAGTAGGCAGCGACGAATAGGCCTAGTGAAGATGATAACTTTGATAATCAAATAAAAATCCGGTCCAAAGTAAGCATAATATACTAAGTGGCATACATGAGATATTGGTTGGGCAGTGCTTCGCCTATTTAATCAAAAGCTAGTGTATGTACCCCCAGTTTTCCGGATGGGTCTGGGTAGTTTATCTGGAGGAGTACCCAAGTGGTTGAAGGGTCCGGTCTTGAAAACCGGTAGGTCGGGCAACCGGCGCGGGAGTTCGAATCTCCCCTCCTCCGCCAAATCTAAAACACTTGTGGTTCAAGGTTCATGAGTATTCCGTTCGATTCGGAAGTAATAAATGGATGATGTAACAATCTCTCATGTTTTTAGTGGTTCAATTCCACTTTATGGAGCGATGGGTGAGAGGTTGAAACCACCTCCCTGCTAAGGAGGCGAGGTCTACGGGCCTCCGACAGTTCGAATCTGTCTCGCTCCGCCATATATGGTAGCCGTGGTGGAATTGGTAGACACGCTGGATTGTGGCTCCAGTACTCTTTTGAGTTGTGAGAGTTCAAGTCTCTCCGGTTACCCCAGATAAAATATAATAACTGAGGTGTTTACGATGCTAAGAGATAAACTTTACTATGAAAATAGAATTAGTTTGCTTTCTAATAGAGCAAAAGAGAATCAAAGAATCATTGCGAAACTAAAAAGAAAGCTAAGACAACTTGAGGCATAATAACAGAATGAATCATAATAAATATGGTTGTAAACCTCCTCAAATTGATGTAAGAGACTACAAACTTGCAAAAACCGCAGTTGACGCCTCTTCCTTACCTGTCGCATATGTTCCTATGCAATTACCAGCAGTTAAAAATCAAAAAAGTGTTTCTTCTTGTGTAGCACATACAACAAGTTCGATTCTTGAATTCCATGATATTGAAAATGGTAATACATTATCAACTAACTTCATATATGGTATTCAAAAACAATTTTGTGGACATGAAGGCTCAGGAATGTATTTGAGAGATGCTTGTAAAATTGTTAAAGAATATGGCGATATGCTCGAAAGTGACTGCTCTGGTAACGACGAAATACCTAAGTGCTGGGAGATTGCACAGGATGCCCTTAATAACGATAAATGCAAAAAGAATGCACAGGCGTTTAAAGTAAAATCTTATTTCAATTGTTCCAGTAATAATGACATTAAAAGAGCAATCTATGAATACGGGCCTGTTTTATGTTCTATTAAATGGTATGATACGTTCAAAGTGGATAAAGATGGTGCTCTTGAAGGAGCTCAAAAAGGTGACTATGGTTATCATGCAGTAATGATTTATGGATGGAATTCAACAGGATTTTTGTGTCAAAATAGTTGGGGCAAAAATTGGGGCGTAAATGGTAGATTTGTTCTTCCTTATAGTATCCCAGTTGCGGAAGCAAAGGGCTTAGTCGACGAAGAAACATCAAATATTATTATTCCTAAAAGAAATAAATTTTTAGATTTTATTTATAAGATTGTAAATGCCATTGTTAACTTTTTCAAAGGTAAGTAGGTGCTAATCAATGAGTGTTGATACATCATTAAAAACCGAAGTATTTGAAAAAGGTGTAAGAAAGAATTCTTTCATTCAGGATAATAACAAGTGGTATAATACAACGGGTGTTGGTGGATATTCAACATGTATTGTTGGTAGCCCATCAAGAAGTGGTGCAAATGTTCTTTGCAATTGTGTAGGGCTTGCTAATGGGGCATTTAATGAAACATATGTTAAATGTAAGCAAACATTAGATTCATCCTTTGTACCTAAACAATATTATGCTTTTACTTCCAATGGTAATACGACAATAACAAGAGCAAAATCATTAGGACTAGAAACTATTGACCCTTCAGGTATTCCTCCTCTTGGTGGTTTAATCTCTTGGGGTGGAGGAGCCAATCACGTTGCATATATAGCTGATGTTATTGATAATGACACTATAGTTATAGTACAGGCAGGTTATGACACGCCAGTATGGTCTCAGAGAAATACCGCTGATACAGGTTGGGTATGTGATGCAAGAACTATAAAAAGAGGTTCTTCGAATCTGTGGGCATATCAGAATTCAGTTCCAAGTGGCACTGTTTGTCAAGGATTTGTTGTTAATCCTGCAGTAGCTGATGCAATAGAAGCAATATATGGAGTTAGACTTGGTAATCAATTATATTCTGCTCATATATGGAAAGATGGTAAATGGAATAAAACAATTCCTCACCTGTGGTCAAATGGTAAATGGAATAAAACAAATTAAAAATTATTAAAGATTTAGTTGAATCTTCTCAATTTACATAATATAATTATTGTATAATATAAAGTAGCATAAAACACAAGATTGCAAAAAAACTTGTTTGTGAGAGTTTTAAACCATCGGTGCCTGCACTGGTAGTATTTTAAATCACAACCTATATTCCCACTTAGCTCAGTCGGTAGAGCACTCGGCTGTTAACCAAGCGGTCGCAGGTTCGAGCCCTGCAGTGGGAGCCACAGGTCCACTGTTAGGTGTTTTCATACGACCTGTACAAATAAACATTTTAGAAAACATGTGGTGCTTAAAGGTATGGTAAGACATATGTGCTTACGAAGCGTTTCGACCAATGTCCGACTCGAAACGAATCATTTGCTGGCGTGGCTCAATGGTAGAGCAGCTGATTTGTAATCAGCAGGTTGCAGGTTCGACTCCTGTCGCCAGCTCCAATATGGGGCCATAACTCAACTGGGAGAGTGCCTGCTTTGCAAGCAGGATGTTAGGGGTTCAAGTCCCCTTGGTTCCACCAATAGTTTCATAGAGTTCTAATAAACTATGTGCTTGTCACTTTAAGAAGTGAGTGGGTATAAAGTCCCACAAATTCGTACCTTGAAAGATGTATACAATATAACTCAGTGATAAACATAAGGTACGCTCCTTATGCTGAGAGGAGCCCTAATTCTTCGGAAACGATTCCACGACAGAGAAACGTAAGAGGATACTCGGAAAAATGTCGTTACTTTGAGTAGTGATATTCAAAGTTGCAGAAGTAAACTTCAATGGAATGGGCTCTGTGCTGAGGTTATTGCAAGTAATGGTAAAGTGGGCATCGCACTCGTAATAGAGGCTATCGTTAATACCGATAGCTGAATCCAAGTTAGGATTTTAGCTGGTGACTGTAATCAAACCTTGTGAAATACCACCAAGAGTGTTGGTCGTGATGTTCTTGAAAAAGAAAGTATAAGGTGCTCATCCAGTTTCCGAGTAGCCGAAGACCAGTGGTAATTGAAGAAACAAATAATTTAGAAAGTAAGATTATCAAATTCTTCTGAATAGACGGTGAAAGGTGCAGGTAATCAGTCCTGCTATAGCTTGTGTGGTCCAGGGTCCCGCCGTTAACGGGAAGCCCAGACTTCGTGGCAAGAAGTTAGGGGTCGCTACCCGAAGCTCAGACTTGTCATCTATATGACCGAATATACTTGAAAATAATTATCAGTAATCCGAAGGGATAGTTGTTGTATATATCTTTAAAGGTACGAAAAGTGTGCCGTTCGCTTGCGGCTAATCAAGCGAGTTATATCGCGGAGTGATGCAGTGGTCAGCAATTTGGGCTCATAACCCAAAAGTCAGTGGTTCGAATCCACTCTCCGCAACCAGCTGTTTAGGTTTTACATTTGTTGTACAGTTCAGCGTGTCAAACTACAAACAAATGCGGTTTATAGGCATTGTCCGATAACAATGACTTATGGTCTCTTGGTGAAGTGGTTATCATATGTGCCTGTCACGCACAAGTCACGAGTTCAATTCTCGTAGGGACCGCCATAGTACATCAAAGCTTATAATAAAAAGAGTATCAAGTTAGATTGGTACTCTTTTTATTTTTAGTTGATTTATTACAACTGTCAATATATAATATAAGTGAAGAAAACGAAAAGGAAGGGTATCAAAAATGAATATCAATGAAATTACAATGGGAATGACTCCGCAAGAAAAAGACATCTATTTCGCTCATATGGAAAAAAGACATAAAGAAGAACAAGAAAAAGTTGAGCTTGAAAGAGCTCAAACAAGAGCATATAAAGAATCTTTAATTGAAGACATAATGAAAAGTAAGCCTAATTCTGATATTGAATATTTAAAGAAGCTTTCTATCAGGTCGTTGGAAAGAATATGGTGCTAAAAATGCAAATAACAAAACATTGGTTGGAGCGAGAATTTCGTATCCAGTTTATAAAAGATAAAATAGGAGTTGGAAATCCTGTTAATTCATTTAGAGTTGATAAAGGACATCCTGATGGTCCTGAAATACATACTTTAACTGATACAGGTATCATAATAATTAAAAATGCTTATACAGGTAATCTAATAACAATGCTTATAGCAAGGCCCGGACAGGTGCAAAGATATTATGAACGACAAAGAATGGCTGCTCCACCCGATTTAATTAAAACTGCGGTAAAGCATCAAAGGTTAGGTTACAATGAAATATAGTTGAATATTCAACTTACATATATTATAATATAAACATAATTGATAAGGAAGGTTGGTTATATGGGATACGAAAGTAAACTTTATGTTGTGGATGTAAAAGATGACAATAGTATGTGCCTTGGTCCTAAAGGAATGAAATGGGGTCAGGTTATTGCAACATTTGAATTAAGCGTTTTTGAACCTGTTAGAAACTATTTCAAAACTAGAACAAACACAGATTGTTATATCTATGCCGATGATGGTAATACAATAATCTTAGAGGATAGATATGGTAATCCTTTAACAGAATCAAACATTGAACCTCTTGTAAACCTTCTTAAAGAAGAAGCTCTTGATGATTCTTTTGGAGGTCAACCCTATCGTAGAATAAAGCCCTGTCTTGCAATGTTGGAGATGTTTATGCTCAATTCTTCGCAGTGGGGCAATCTTAAAGTATTACATTATGGGTATTAAGTTGAAATAATCAACATAATATATTATAATGATATATGAAGAAAGACAAAGGAGTGTTCTTAGATGAGTAAATTATCTAAAGCAGTTGAAGCAATGCACGAAGATGTAGTGCTTCGTAAAGATGAAACAGAAGTTAACTTTATGGGTGGTGACTCCTACAAGTTAAATCCGCTTGAAACCTTGAAGATGATTAGTGCTTCTTCCATCTTTGGTGAACCTTCTTACTACCGTGACGGCAGAAGTGCAAAGAAAACACTTTACAAGGTAGACAGGCTTGTAAAAGATTGGCTCATTATTCCTGACCGCTATGTAGGTAAAAATACAGAGCAAATCATGGAGTCTGCAATTGATGCAGCACTGGAGTATGATTTTGGCGCGACGCTTGAGTGGGCAACTACTTTGCGTAATGATTTCTTTATGCGTCTTAATCCTCAAGTCATTATGGTAAGAGCAGCTATGCATCCTAACCGTAAAGAATGGACCGAGGCTAATCCTGGCAAATTCAATGAATATAATCAGATGGTTATGAAGCGTGCAGATGAGCCTATGTCTCAGATGGCTTACTATCTGTATCTTAATAAAGGTAAGAAGAATAAGATTCCTTCTGTTATTAAACGCTCTTGGGCTGACAATCTGAGCAAGCTGAATCGTTACAAGGTTGCTAAATACAAGAATCATGAAATTGGAATGATTAACGGTGTACGCCTTTGCCACGCAAATTCCAAAGTTCTTGATGAACTGATGACCAGTGGCACCGTTGAAGTTTCTGAGGATTCTAAAACTTGGGAAAATCTTCGTTCAGAAGGAAAGACCTGGGAAGAAATCTTTGATACTGTAGATATGGGCCATATGGCATTACTGAGAAATATCAGAGGCGTTTTCTCCGAATCTGACAACAAGGACCTTTTTGTAAGATACATGACTAAACTTAAATCAACTGTAAAAGATGGAAAGCAATTTCCTTTCAGATACTGGTCTGCAATCCAAGCTGTTCAAGGCAGTAACTGTAACTTTAAACCCTTAATCATTGATGCCCTTGAAGAATGTATGGATATTGCGGTTGATAACTATCCCAAGCTAAGAGGCAAAACAATGTGCCTATCAGATAACTCTGGCTCTGCTTGGGGAGCTGTAACAACTGAGTACGGCTCTGTGACTGTTGCAAATATTGATAATCTTTCCTCTGTTATTACTGCAGCTTGTTCCGATGAAGGATATGTTGGTAAGTTTGGTGACAGATTGATTACCCATCCTATCAGCAAACGCAGAGGTATTCTGTCTCAAGCAGAAGCAATTACTCGTGATAGAGACCGAGATGTTGGCGGTGGTACTGAAGGCGGTATCTGGGAATTCTTCAGAAGTGCTATTGATAAGAAAGAACACTGGGACAATATCTTTATCTATTCTGATATGCAAGCAGGACATGGTGGTCTGTATGGCACAAGTTCTCAATACAATGACTATCGTCGTAGAGGATATGATATTGGAAACCATATCAATGTGTTCAAACTTGTACAGGATTATAGAAAAATTGTTAATCCCAAAGTAAATGTATTCTCTATTCAAACAGCAGGTTATACTAATAACTTGATGCCTGAGATGGCATACAGAACTGCAATTTTGAGTGGTTGGACTGGCAAGGAAGCTTCTTTTGCGGAAGAGTACATTCGTCAGTGGGATGAAATTGAAACAAAAAATTCTAAAAAGAATTAGTGATTTAGTTGATAAATGAAGCATAAAGCTTTATAATATAAATGTAGAAAGATAATTAAATATTGACAACTGCTTGATGCAGAGACAGATGCTTACTTCATTGGTTGAAAATTTGTCTTGAAAACGAATACAGCAGGTTCGAGTCCTGTATTAGCATCTTCATTATTCTCAAGCAGGACCTTCCTTTATGGAATAGTATTTCTGATGCAGTAAATCAAGTTACTTCAGGCTTTGACTTTTAATCAAAATACCTAATAGACTTAAAATCTATCAATACACTTGATTTGATATTCTCAGAAATTATTGTATAAAATATATAACATGTGTGAAGCAGGGAGATTAGTTACTTCGAAAGGTTTGGTCTGTTAAACCCGAAGTCGTTGGTTCGAATCCAACCATTGTTAGTAACGGCGAGTGAAAGCAATGTAACTCAGCTGGAAAGAGTGCGTGTAAATTTAGAAATTTACTAATTTCATTATTCTCACACATCTATTTAAAAGTAATATTTACGATGCAGTCATATCAGTTACTTCGTTGCATTGGGTGCCTGGTGTCATTGGTTCGAGTCCAATATTCCCGCCCATTTATGCGGGAATTAGCTCAGTCGGTAGAGCACAGTAGAAATTATTAGCTGATATATTTATTCTCGTAAATTTTTAATTTGATGTTATAGCTGAAGCAGACTACAGAGTTACTTCAAATACATAGTACTAATGTTATATTATATAAAAGAACAAAATATGTTAGCCGTGAGCTTACATAGATAAACACTCTGTAACTTAATTCTCAGCTTTATTTGCGGGATTGGTGTTTAATGGTTAGCATCTCAGTCTTCCAAACTGATGGTGAGGGTTCGAGTCCCTTATCCCGCTCCAGCCTCCATTCCGCTCTTGCGGGATAAAATATAGAGTATAAGTAGCGCTTATTTGCGAGCAGTTTATGCTCTATAAAAGTTAAAAATTTCGCCCTTGTTGTGGTGACAGGACAAATAAACAATATTGTGTCATGTTTTCATGATTCCTCCTTCCTTTCCATATAATAATGCACCTCCTTTTAATATATCGTTGACACAAGGCGGATTAAACATACATAGACAACTTGAGGATAAGAAATGCAAAAAGTAATTGTAACAGATATGGATGATGTTCTTGTTAATTTACTAGAACATTGGCTTGAATATCTTAATATTCGATATAATTGTAGGGTAGAATGTGAAGATGTAGTTGAATGGGATATGTCAAAAGCATATCCAATGCTGACACCCGAACAACTTTATGGTGCTCTTAGTGATGAAGAACTGTGGAAAACAGTTACTCCTAAAGAAGATGCAATCAAATATCTTACACAATTGCATGACGAGGGTTATAAAATACTTGTTGCTACCGCAGCAAGCTACAATACGATAAAAACAAAACTTGTTAATGCACTATTTCCTTATTTCAAGTTTTTAACATATAAAGACATAATCATGATTCATGATAAGCATCTATTAAAATGTGATATTATTGTTGATGATTATCATGAAAATCTTAAAGGTAGCGATGCAATAAAGATACTCGTTACCGCACCTTATAATCAACATTGTGACAAGATGATATATGATTTCCGTGTTAATGGTTGGAAAGAAATATATCAAATTATTCATGAATTGGAGAATGTACATTGAATAGAATTCGTATCAGATTAGATACACAAACAGATGTTCTCAATCTTGTAAATATTGCAAGTTCTCTTGGTGAAGATGTTAAAATCTATCTTGAGGATAATGAAGGACATGTTGCTAATGCTAAGTCATTGATGGGCTGTATGTATGGTAAAGTTGAATTTAAAGAACCTTATCTACGTAGTGAGTACTCAATGCTTAGTGACAAATTTAGAGATTTTCTTGTTTGACATAATCAACTTTCCTAGATAAAAAGCACCGATTTTCGTCGGTGCTTTTTATTTTTAGTTGAAATATATTGACAGTTAATATATAATATGATTGTAAAGAGAGATAGGAAGGTTGATAAAAATTGAATATGTTGAAGTTCTATCTTATTTTTGCAAAGTTGTATCCATTGGAAATCCATTTAAAGAATCAAAGTAAGGTATTTATACCTCAAACAACTAAACTCCTTGCACAGCCTAAGCAAACTAATGATAAAGGAAGGTAATCAAAAAATGAAGAGAGCAAGAGGATTAGAAGTATTAGAAAATGTTTCACACAAAGGCTTGTATAGTGTACTGATTTTCTATAAATCTCCTATAACCAATGAGATTGAAGAAAGGCACATGTATGCAGATGCAAATGCTGAATGCATTCAAATTGCAGAAAAATGGTTAGCTGAATATTGTAACCTTGATATTCCTTGCATAATATATCTTAACGGCGGTATTTATCTAATGCATAAACACGATATGATTGAATTTGAAGAATAAAAAAAAGCAGGAATAAACATCCCTGCTTAAAAATCTATATATAATATAAACTAATAATATTATTATAATTATTAAATATAATAATACTTATATTACTTAGCCCCTTAATTAAATATAGTTGTTCATACAATTAAAAATTCCTGAAATCTAAGGAAATTATAAAAACTTTTAAAAAAAATTTAATTGATAGTTGAAATAAAGTAACTATCAATATATAATATGTATGTAAAATAAATTAAAGGAAGGTTTTATTTATGGCACACGAAGTAGAAAACATTATGTATGTAAGCAATGAGGAAAATGGACGATTTGTTCCCTGGCACGGTTTAGGAACAGCAGTAGCAGAAGCACCTACCTCTGCAGAGGCAATTAAACTTGCAGGCCTTGATTGGGTAGTTGAATCTAAACCTGTATTTACTGACAGTGGAATTGAAATTCCTAACTATAAAGCAAATATTAGAGACATTGACCAAAAGGTTCTTGGTGTTGTTTCAAATCGTTATCAGGTTGTACAAAATAAAGATGCATTTGACTTTACAGATGCTCTTATTGGAGAAGGGTGCCGATATGAAACAGCTGGTTCTCTTTGTGGTGGAAAAAGAATTTTCTTGCTTGCGAGAATGCCTGAATCAAAAATCTTAGATGACAGTTTTGAAAATTATATCTGTTTTACTAATAGTCACGATGGATTTTCTTCCATTAAAGCAGTTATGACTCCTGTAAGAGTTGTATGCCAGAATACATTAAGTCTTGCTCTTAGCAGTGCAAAGAGACAGTGGTCTACAAAACACATTGGTAATCTTGATAGTAAACTTGCAGAAGCAAGACATACTCTTGAACTTGCTAATGATTATATGACTGAATTTGGAAAAGCAGCAGATATTCTTGCTCATACTAAAGTTACTGATGCAGAAGTTGAAGCAATCCTCGATGAGTTGTTTCCTGTGAAAGAAGAAGATAGTGACCGTCGTAAAAGAAATATTCAGGAAGTTAAGGACCAGTTTATGGTTTGTATGCTTGCTCCAGATATTCTTAAGTTTAAAGGTACTGCTTGGTCTGCAGTAAATGCAGCAAGTGACTGGGCAACACATACAGCCCCAAAGAGAATGACAGATAACTATCAGGAAAATAATTTTAATAGAGTACTTGATGGTCATATTGTTATTGATACTTTCTTCCAGAAGCTGATGGAAAAAGCAACAAGTAAAGTTATTGTTTAGTTGATAAATCAGTACACTTCTCATATAATATAAGTGTAAAATAAATATATGGGAAGTGTATTTCCATATCAAAGGAAGGTTGTTAAGTATGAAAGCATTAGAAAGAGATGTTATTCTGAATGAAGCAAAAGAGGTTAAAAATGGTTGTATTACAAGAATTTGTTACAAAACTGAGCTTCCAGTTAAAGCAGAATTCAAGCATCAAGGCTACAAGGTATACAAGGTGGTTGAGACCTCTGCCCGATTGGGTGTTAACTATCATAAGATTGCCAGTGTAATTGCACGGAAAGCTGAAGAAGGGCTGAAAGAAACCCTACAAAGAGCTAATAACTATGAATGGGTACTGGCTAACAAAGTTCGTCACAATACCAACACCGGAAAAGATTACTTGTATGTTGCATCTTTTAACAAAGGGCATCACACTAAATCATATTTTGTAGTTTGCGGCCCCGATACAACAGCAGAATGGTTAACCACAGAAGATTTTATTGATGCTTACAAAGGTATCTTGATTCCTTCTTACTGGAGCAATCGTGGCCAGGGTGGAAGCGAAGTTAAGAATATTTCATTTGAAAATATCTATCGTATCGGTGGTAGTGGTGAAAAGATTGACACTCTATATCAACATGCCAGCCAGTTTTAACACAGCTATTGTATATAATATTTGTTGAACACATTTATATTGTCGAGCGTGGTTAGCGCTACGCTCGATTTTATAATATATAAACTAAGATAAAATCAAATCTAATGTCTTAGTTTAACATTAGACTACAACTGAGCAAAAAGCTCAACATTGAATTAAACACAATAGAAAGAAGCGGAGGTACTATTTTAACATAACTAGCGATAGCGAAGAGTACACACAATCGTCTATCGGCAAAAATAATATGATGGTTAGTTGCTCTTCTTAAATCGAAGGGAGTAAGTAATGAATATTATTTTTAAGATACTAAGATATCTTAAGAAGTACAGCAATCTAATAAAAATCATTGTTGTTGGACTACTTGTGGTTGTTTGCATTTTGCAGGCTATACAAGTAAACAACTATAAATCTTCATACCAAGAAGAATTGAATTTGGGTTCAACAATCAAAACAGAACTTGATTCAATAAAACAACAGAATAGTGAGTTAAAAACTCAATTATCTGAATATGAACAAATCATATCAGAGAAGGACAACCAAATCCAACAGCTTCAAAAAGATGTTCAAGAGCTTGAGGACACTGCTGCAAAATTAGCAACAGCTGTTAAGACAGGAAAAGTTGAAGCTGACGGTAACTACAATCAAGCCCAGAAGGTATGGAATTATTTAAGAGACCTTGGTCTTAATGAATATGTCTGTGCTGGTATTGTTGGTAATATAATGGCAGAAGTTGGTGGTCAAACACTTGATATTTCAAGGTGGCCTCAATACAGTCAAGGCACATATTACGGAATATGTCAATGGGCCGGAAGTAGGAAGAACAGACTTCTAAATGATTTTGGCACAACACTTGAAGACCAAATCAGGTTTTTATCTGTTGAATTGTTTGAAGTAATTCCGAAAGATAATTCTTTCTATAATATGCAAGATGAACAAGAAGCAGCATTATATTTTGCAAAATATTATGAGAGATGTAGTTCAAAGTATTATAGTGTAAGACAGAAAAATGCGACAAAAGCATTAGACTATTTTACAAGATAGTACTTAAGAGAAAATATGTTGAATTAAAAATAATAAACATATCAAAGAAAATAGTACTTAAGATTTAACCTATGTAGTTTAATGAAAGTAAAAAATTTGAATAGATTTAGCTAGTTATATGAAAATGAGCAGGAGTTTATCTTCTGCTCATTTTTCTTTTTAGTTGTAATATTCCATCTTATAATATATAATTATGTTGTAATAAGAAGGAGGTCAAATGTCATATGATGGTAAAAAATATCGTCACGGATGATGTGTTCACTGTTTGTGGTACACTTGGTGATGCATACATAATTTGTTATTATGGAGACATGATGGCAGTAACATTAGGAACAGTGTGGAAGGAGCATTGTAATGAAATGTCCTAACTATATCAAAGAAGCGTTGAGGCAAAGAGCTAATCATGCAGACAGATTTACTGAACTAGATATAATGATTGCTGAATGGCTTGAAAAACATGATTTGATTCATCTTGTTGAGGATTATGATATCCACGGTGGATGTGAATCATATGTAAATCCCAGCAATTCATCGGCTAGAATTTTAGAGGTGATTGAAAATGCTTGATAAGAAACATGATTGGCCTCAGTTCGTTGTTGCTTGGAGAACTAAGAACGGTCGTAATCAGTGGGAAGCTGTATCTAGAGAAAAGTTTGGGCCTTTTATATATTGGCTTGAGACAGAAAAGAAAGTTCCTAGGGCAAGTATACACTTCCATCAGTTAACAATTGCACATTGGCTGTATCCTGAATTGCACAAAGGATGTAAAACTGTTTGGTTGAAAGACATATATACTGAGATATTTGGTGACAAAGAAGGTACTTATATTCCGCCGCAAGTGCAACCCGTCAAAAAAGAAAAAGATACATCTCCAAACTATGGTTATATATCTCCTGAGGGAGAATATTACAAATGTGCTTATGGAGGTCATCGAGAACTTGAAGATGAGCTTGTTGGTAAGATGAATAGATACAACAACGCTCAAAAGATACTTTTTGATGCTGGATGGTTATGTATTTATCATGACCCGTTTGCTCATGGTAGTTATGCTATCATGATGGGAAATAAAAAAGAAATGACGGACAGACAATTAAAGTGTCTTGAAAGATTAAATGTACCTAGCACCTGTAGAGGTTTTGCGGAACACCTTGGAGGGGAATATTGATGGAAGCAGTATGTGAATGTATATCGAATCTAGCGTGTATAGGACTCATAGCTTGGATAGCTTATTTGATGTTAAGATAAAGGAGAATTAAAATGTCTAAAAGATATGCTTGGTCACGAAAAAGTGATGATGAGATTTGGAGGGGTGGTCCTTGTGACTCTATCAAAGAATGTGTTGAAGAAGCACTTGCAGAGGATTATGAGCTTGATGATAAGATTGCAATAGGATATGTTGTTGATTATAAAATAGACCATGATTTTGCTGATGATATTGTTTATCGATTATGTGAAGATGCATTTGATGAGGTTGGAGAAGCATCTGATGGATGGCTCGATGGTGCTAAAAAAGAAGAACTTGAAATACTTAATAATAGAGTTATGGAAGTGGTAAAGCAATGGCTCAAAGAAGTAAATGAGGAACCTACTTTCTTTAAAATCGAGCCCTTTGAATTCTGTACATTGAAAGAAGCACTTAGATTAAATAAAGATAATCCGAAAGGTGGAAAAATAGTAAATAAAGATGATTGAAATTGTTGGAATCTTTGCAAGTTTATTTGTACTTGCATCACTACTATTTAAAACAAATACATATAAAGGAGCTCTTACTTTAAGAGTACTCAATACTGTGGGCAGTATTTTATTTATTATCTACGGTTTTTGTTTATCTGCTTACAGCACCGCATTCCTTAACATTGCAGCAGTGGGCATCAATGTGTATCAAGCAGTAATTTTGAAGAGGCAATATAGATGACACAAACAGAATTAAGACAGAAATTATCAACAGAAGTTGATATGTTAAAAGGTAATATTGCAAGGATATGTGTTACGGATGATTTCAATGAACTTGAACGTATGGTGTATTTTGCAATGAGAAGAATACATACCATTGAAGATACAAAACGAGAAATGATGCTCATTGAAAAATATGGTCCAGATTATATCAATAACACAATGAAATTGATTGATGCATTACCTTTATAAATAAATGATGAAAGAGGAATAAGATGGGAATATCAGTTAAACTTACAAGAATTACAGGTGACCCAATTCTTGCTATTGAGGAAGCCGCAAGTAATTGCTATGACACTGTACCAACCGGTGATGGAAAGATTATGAAGCATTGCATTAAATCAGGACACACAAGTGTTACTGAATTTTGTGACCTAACTTTCCATATTGAGGGAGTTAGTCGAGCATTAAGTCACCAACTAGTGAGACATAGAATTGCTAGTTATGCACAACGCTCTCAGAGATACTGTAGTGAGGATGGTTTTAACTACGTAACACCTTATACAATCAAAAGCAACGAAGCTGCAATTGTAATATATGAAAAGATTATGAAAGACCTTGCATTTAACTATAAGCTTCTTCAAGAGCTCGGCATTCCAAATGAAGATGCCAGAATGATTCTTCCTAATGCTTGTGAAACACAGCTTGAGGTTAAGATGAATCTTAGAACATTTATGAATTTTATGAATGAAAGGCTTTGTAGTTGTGCTCAGTGGGAAATTAGATTACTTGCTCAGATGATGAGAAGTTTAGTTATTAAAGAAGTCCCCGAACTTGAACCTTATCTTGTTCCTAAGTGTGAAAAGAATGGTAAAGAGTTTGGTGCTTGTAATGAATCTAAATCTCGCAGTTGTGGTAAGCACCCAAGATTAGAAGAAATATTTGAAGATTATCATAACTACAAAGATATGTGTGAAAGCTGATGGCGGATAAGATATATCTATATGGTGCTCGAGATATTACAACGGGCAAGTTAGTCTCTGATATTACCAACCCAAGAAGAAAATACTGGGACCGAAAAGGTAATGCACAAAGTGCTATTGACTACTATAATAGAACTTGTGCTAATAGACCGCGGAACCTTGGTTATGGTAATAAAGGAGTGCACGGGACTATTGAATTAGTTACATTTGAACTTGTGGAGGTTAAAAATGAAAGTAACAATTGAAATGGACAATCTTCAAGGTATTATTGAGGATGCTGCAAAGCAGAATACCAAGGAAGTAATTGAAGACTGGGTAAAAGAAAGAGCCCAATCAATCTTAGATAGAGATTATAAAGACATTATCAACGAAGTAGTTACTGCTAAGATAAAAGAATATATTACTACATATATTGATTGTTATCAGATTTCTGTCGGCGGGGGACTTGATGGTACTCCCATTCAGTATTACACTCCAAGAGAGTATATCAATAAGATTATTACTGACACTTTCCGTGATAAGAAACTTACTACTTATGTAGAGCGTAGTTATGGTGGTAGAGACAAGAAAGAAGTAACTTTCGAAGAATTTATCAAAGAACATCTTAATCCCACATATGAAATTCAGCATCATATGGAAGCACTTGGAAAAAGTGTTAAGAATGAGGTTAGTGCTTTACTTAAGAAGGAATATGATAAATCATTACAGAATGCTCTGTCCGGTGTTATTATGGATGTTATCATGGAAAATGAGGCATTTAAAAATGTCAATGATAACATCAAACGCTTGGGTGATTGATTATGCAGGGTGAATTGTTGCATGATTACAAGTCTTGTGGGTATTGTGTACAAACTTGCTATGAGTGGGACACAGGATATGCAGAGTATGGATGCACACTAGGAGATAACAATCCTGATAAGAATGAGTGTGTTGAGGCAGTATGCCCACTTGATTGTAGATATAAAGTGGAAGAATAAACAAATTCAAAAGGTGATAACGTATGACCATTTTATACCATGATGAGCGTACACCCAAAAAGGAATTGTACGATATTGCAGAACAGCTTAGAAAGGTTGTTGGCAAAGAGATTTTAGTGCTACCAAAAAACTTTGATATTTTACTTGATTGTTCAATTGACCAGTTAATCCAAGTTAGAGCAATGTTGGATGCAACAATACAGCAAAAGATTGAACAAGAATCAGATACACAGAATACATGCACTATTACAAAAGATGGTAAATATCTAAACTAATTACAAAGAGATAAGTTAACTGTTTAGTTGATTTATCTCTCTTTTTATTTTATAATAAGTTTAAAGAAAGAAGGAAGGAGAGTATTTTTAATTACATATTATTTGATGAGGAGTTATAGATATGAAAATTCGTTATGCAGTAGAAATGGAAGTTGAATTACCTGATGATTTTACTGACGAAGAAGTGGATTTTAAAGTGGCTCTTCTTGCAGAAGGCAACGAATGTTGTTGGACAAAAGATGAAGATGTTTCGTTGTTTGGATATGATGATTAAAAAGTATGTTTAATGTCAACTACAGGATTAAAAATTTCACACAAGATTGAAGCTTTTACAAACTTTGTTACAGAGGCAACATCTATATACAGATATTGTGTTGAGATGCTTCATAAATGTGAAGGATTTGAATGCGATATACGTCATAAACTTGAATTAAAGCAGTACAAAGACCGAAATGAAAGGGCAAGATTGCACACGTTGCTTGAGAATTGTTTCAGAGACAGACGATATTACAAGGACCGTATTGAAGAACTTGAACCTTTCGTGTTGTTATTCGAGGATACTGCAAAGGAAAAAGAACAAAACACAAGGGCTAACAAGAGCTGTTTAAATGCAATCAAACAATCATTAGGTAATGTGCGTAAAGCAGAAAGTTATCATAAAGAAAGAACTTATAGACCTCGTGTGTTGAAAGATATGTATGGTGAAACAGATGTTAAATAAAGATATATTTACTAAGATAATTGTGTCTTGTCAAAAACTTGATAAAGTAATCAAGAATCAAGAAAAGATATTTGAATGTAATATGGAAGATGGGCCACTTTTAAATGCGTGGGAAACTCTAATGAATCTATTGGTGGCTGAGTGTGAATTTGTTATTGATGATGAAATTGGACCTATTATATATGAATTTGCACTATGCAATAACTGGGGAAATGACTCAAAGAGTTACTACATTGAAGGTAAAGAATATCTTGTGTATGACGCAGAATCATTGTGGGACTATCTCGATGAAAAACTACAATATGATGTAACACATTTTAAGAAAGAAGAGAGTTGCAATGAAACACACAGTTGTTGTTAATTTGGCGGGCCCTCCGGGTGCAGGAAAAAGTACAGGGGCTGCAGAAATTTTTACAATCTTAAAGAAAAATAATATAAATTGTGAACTTGTTGCAGAATTTGCAAAAGATAAAACATGGGAACATAATAATAAAGCCCTTTCATGTCAGGAATATGTGTTTGGTAAGCAATCGTACAGACTTGCTAGATGTAGAGATGATGTTGATGTAATTGTTACTGACAGCCCTTTACCTTTATCCATTATCTATAACACTAATCCATGTATTGAGGAATCGTTTCCAGAGTTGGTAATGGATATTTTTAACACATATGTTAATATGAATTTCTATATCAAACGAGTTAAACCATATAATCCGAAAGGGCGTAATCAAACAGAATCAGAAAGTGATGCTTTGGGGCCTAAAATCAAAAAATTATATGACACATTGAAGATTCCCTATGAATGTGTCAATGGAGACGATGAGGGATATAGATATATAGCGCATCAAGTATTGTCTTTCCTAGAGGAGTTTAGAAATGGACTTAACGGTTAAGATTGGTAAGCTTGATAGACCTAACTTGAATAATGTGGTTTATAGCAAAGAATGCATTCAAAATGTAGAAAAACAAATTTTAGGAAATATAATTCCTGTAAAACTTATTACAAATGATTTTTGGAATCAGACTGTGGCACCTGTTGGAAGTGCACAACTGGATACCGCATTATATCCCGAACTACATTTTAGTGTCAATATATGTGACCCAGAGGTAAAGAAATCAATTTATGAGTTACAGATGCAAATTTTAAATGAATATGCTCCTAAACTTATTGTTGACAGAAGCACAATTAAAAGACTTGTTTTTCAGCTTTGTGAAGATATTGAACTAACAAAAAATAACAAAGGATTAGTTATGAAAACTCTTTCTTCAAATCTAAAGGGTAAGGCAGATATGAAAATTGTATCTGATGTAGTTAATGGGTTACTGTTATGATGTTAGAGCCTTTAGCAGTAAAACTGCTTGATAAACACTATGAGCTTGAGGATGCTCTAACTCTTGAGGGGAATTCTTTTTCTTTGAGAGTACGTTTAATCTTAAGAAGATTAAAAGCACACAAGGCAGCTAAAAAACTAGAGTCTTTATATAGGAAGTGATGTTGATGGGCAGCTACAAAGGATTACCAAAGGATACGACTATTGTATTCCCATCTTTGATAAGAACAGGACATGATATTATTTTAAAGGTTGTTTCTTATAATGAAGAGACAGAGTCATATGAAGTTGCAAGGGTGTATAAAGATAGAATCACACCAACAACTGAAAAGTTAACAGTTAAATCAATGGAGGCAAGAAACCCCTTGATTACTCTACCGGGAGGTATCCATGAAGCATAATGAAATGTTGTTTCAAGAAGCAATAGAATTTATTACACCTTTGCGTCCTATCAAAGTTGTATGGAATGATAAAACAATTATTTACAATGATTATGACAGTGACAATGTGTGCACTGTTTTTGAAGACGGTACTAAGGCGTATGGAGAAATTTTCCCTCTTCAAGCTGTTATCTCTCAACGCCTTGGTCAAACTTTGGAAAAGTATGATGTGTTTGTAAAGAGTTTTAATGTTAAGATTGTTGATTATCATCATACGCTAGTATACTTGTATGGATACAAAAAACGGAGGAAAAAGAAAAATGACTAAAGATTCACTTGGTGACCGTATGAAGCATAACTACGAAAATCGTAGTAAAACATATCTAACGAGAAGAATGCCTGTTATTATTAGATTAGATGGAAAAGCATTTCATTCATTCACTCGAGGATTTGAAAGACCTTATGATACTGTATTTCATACTGCAATGAACAATACTTTGCAGTATCTATGCGAGAATATTCAAGGGTGTCGATTAGGTTATACACAGTCCGACGAAATAACATTATTATTAACTGATTATGAAAAATTAACAACAGACGCTTGGTTTGATTATGCGGTACAAAAGATGTGCTCTGTCGCTGCATCTATGGCTACAATGGCCTTTAATAGATATTTTATGGATGCAGTAAATGTTGCTTACAATGAATTTACAAATGGTACTACTGATATTCAATCGTTCTACCCTAATATTAAGGATTTTGACAGATTGTTTGATACACGTTTTAGTAGAATCAATACCGCTTGTTTTGATGAACGATGCTTTAATGTTCCTAAAGAGGAAGTTGCAAATTGTTTTATCTGGAGACAGCAAGATGCAACAAGAAATGCAATTCAAATGCTTGGGCAAACACATTTTTCTGATAAACAACTTGATGGTAAATCAAATAGCGAAGTTCAGGATATGTTAATGTTAGAAAAAGGTATCAATTTCAACGATATGGCAACAGAATTCAAACGTGGTGTGTGCTGTTGTAAAATAGCAAATCCTGAGGAATCAACAACTATCGGTGTTCTGATTAGACCTCAATGGGTAATTGATACTGAAATTCCTATCTTTACTCAAGATAGAAACTATATTGAGAGGTTTGTTTAATTGAAATTATTTGTAGTTAGCGATATACATTCTTTCTATACACCATTGAAAGAATCACTTGATAAAGCAGGGTTTGACCCCACCAATGAAAATCATTGGTTAATCAGCTGTGGAGACGCATTTGATAGGGGTCCACAAAGTAAAGAAGTTCTTGAATTTTTAATGAGTCTTGAGAGAAAGGTTCTTGTCAAAGGTAATCATGATATATTACTTAAAGAACTTTGTATGCGTGAATTTCCTTACTCACATGATAAATCAAATGGTACTGTCAAAACTGTGATTAGTTTTGGTCACTTTGATGGACGTAATTTTGATGAATGCTGCCGAACAACCTGGAATAAAACTGCAAGATACAGAGAGTTATTAGTAAATTATTTTGAAACTCAAAATTATATCTTTGTTCATAGCTGGATACCCACTAATGTTAAATATGAAGGAGAAATGAAACCTTGGTATCAACAAGGCAAGACTCTTACTTGGATGGAAGATTGGCGTAATGCTAATGACGTCGAATGGGAAGAGGCTATGTGGGGTAACCCCTTCAAGAGATGGCAAGAAGGTCTTAATAAAACAGGTAAAATAATAGTGTTTGGGCACTGGCACTGTTCTGCGGGGCACGCTATGCTGCACGAAGTAAAGGTATCAGAAAATGAATCAGTAGGTACAATATCTGAATTTGAAGATGATGCCGTCTGGGACCCTTTTATTCATGATAATATTATTGGTATTGACCGATGCACAGCACACACTGGTGAAGTAAATGTGTTAGTACTGGAGGACGATTTTCTTGAGTGAAAGTTTAAAACAAGATATATTAAATGCAGCAAGAGATGGCTACCAACCAATAAATGACCCTTCAAAACAAACGGTGGATTGGTCCAAGCTTCCGACAACAGGAAGTAATGTCACCAAATTACCAAAGACATCAAGTGTTGAGGCATACATTCAATGTTTAGAGAATGAATTAATCAAACAGATTGCACTCAAGCAGAATGCTGAAAGTCATGCATCAACAATGGAAGCTATTGCAAACAAGTACTATGAATTCTATTTGAAGGAGGTACATCGAAATGCGAAAGTTACATATTGGAAGAAAGCAATTTGTAAGCATTCTAGAATCAATTCAAAAAGGAATAGAAAAAAGAGACAAATTCAACAATGCAATGGAAGAAATTTCCGATAGCTACTTTATATGTGAACTTGGCAATGAGTGGCTAAATGCTTCAATAATTTTACTTGAGAAAGCAGTAAAAGATAAAGCTGAAACAATTAGTTGGTGGTTATGGGAAGATGTTGAAAAAGTTATATACATACCTCCAGAGCATCCAGATAATCCTTTTGGCAAAGAACTCAAAGTAAAAGTTGACACTCCTGATAGATTATATAGTTATTTTCAACGATATACTTAGATATAAAAGAAGTCAAAATAAATTAGTTGACTTCTTTTTATTTTTACCATATAATATAGTAAAGAAGGGAAGGTTGTTTATATGAATATAAGAAAATTTTTTAAAGTTATTGTATGGGTTGTTACAATTTTGCTGCTTCTGTATATTATAGCAGTGTCAGAAATTGATACACTTATCGGAATTGTCGGAGGAGTTTTGATTGCAATAATTGTTCCTCCAATCATTATGGGTAAGTTTGAAGTTGTTTCAAAACCCAGTAGAGAAAAGAAAGAAACTAAAAAGCAAAAGACAGTTGTAACGCATCCTACAAGTTGGTGGGTTGATAAAACTTATGTTCCCGGTGTGGGATACAGGGACGATGAAGGTAATTATTATGATTACAATGGTATACCAAAACCGTCAACCGTTATTACGAGGGAGAAAAAGTAATGGATAAAAGAGTATTCAAAAAGACACCTGAAGAATTACAACTGTATCTACACTTTAAAAAACGTGGCTTTAAGATTGAAAATAAAAAAGGCAAGGGTTCCTATAAAAGGAACCCTAAACATAAGGGTGATAAGAATGGACAAGAAGAGTAGAATAATGGAAAGACTACATCATGATATGATGTATGTTACTAATAAAGGTTACAAAGTACTTGGTGTATTTCTACAAGGTAGTCAAAATTACAATCTTGACTATCCGGGTTCTGATATTGATACAAAGTGTATTGTTATTCCTTCATTTGAAGATATTGTTTTAAACAAACAACCTGCAAGTACTACTCTTATACTTGAGGATAATTCACATATTGATGTTAAAGATGTACGTCTTATGTGGCAGTGCTTCAAGAAACAAAACATTAACTTTCTTGAGATTCTATTTACAAAATATTATATAGTAAGTAGTAGATATGAATTGTTCTGGAATGATATGAGAGAAATCGCAGAACGTATTGCACACTATAATAACTATGCTGCAGTTAACTGCATTGCGGGTATGGTTATGGAAAAGAATGCAGCGTTGTGTCACCCATATCCAACATTGAAGGACAAGATTGATAAGTATGGCTATGATAACAAGCAACTACATCATATTATTCGATGTGAAGAATTCTTACAGCGATATATTGATGGTGTTCCGTATAAAAAATGTTTAATTCCTTTGTTTCCTGAATACTTAATCAATGTTAAATCAACATATATGTATTCACTTGAAGAAGCAAAAGAAATAGCAAGAAAAGCTGTTGAAAATGTTAAAGAAATAAAACAGAAATATATGGACACACATCCTGTAAGCATTGATGACGGCGTTGAAACTACAATGACTGAAATACTTGTTGACATAATGAAAAGGTCTATTGCAGAGGACATCAAAGATTAGTTGTATTTTTAACTAAAGTATATTATAATAAAGTAAAGAAAACTTAATAAAGAGGTGAACTCGTGGAAACCTTTGTACCCACAAATTTAAAAATTCCCGAGTTTGTTATGCTTGTAGGTTTGCCAGGAAGTGGTAAATCATATCTAGCTGATATTCTTTTTGCTAAGAAATACAGCATACATAGCAGTGATGAAATAAGAAAAGAGTTATCAGGTGACATCAATAATCAAAATATAAATTCACAAGTATTTCAAACTTTACATAGAAGAATAAAAGATGATTTAAAAAATGGTATTAGTTGTGTTTATGATGCAACTAATATTAACTATAAAAAACGAATGTCATTTCTGCAAGAATTAAACAAGATTCAATGCTTTAAGAGATGTATTATTATTGCAACCCCATATGAAGTTTGTTTAATGCAAAATGAGCAACGGGAACGTAAGGTTCCTGAGCAAGTTATTGAACGCATGTATCGTAATTTTGATGTTCCTTATTATTTTGAGGGCTGGGACAATATTGAATTATTCTATGCAAAGGATTCATACAAAGAGGCTTATGGTGACTGGTCTTACTTTGTATTTGATACCCTTACATATAATCAGGATAACAAATATCATATCGAAACACTTGGAGAACATTGTCGTAAGTGTAAAGAATATGTAGAAAATTACAATAATAAAACAACTCTTAAAGGAACGCATATTGCTCACGCTCAAAGAGTCGCTGCTGCATTACATGATTGTGGTAAGCCTTTTTGCAAAACATTCGAAGATACAAAAGGTAATATCACTGAAAGTGCACATTATTACAATCATGAAAAAGTAGGTAGTTATAACTCTTTATTTTATGAAACTGAAACTCAGTTAACACCGATTAGATTGTATATTGCAGCATTGATACGATGGCACATGCAAATGCATTTTATTGATAATCAACCACACGCAAAAGGAAAGTATATAAAGTTATTTGGTGAAGAATTCTACAAAGAGCTGGAGGTATTACATAATGGAGACAAACAAGCACATTAACATTGATGACGCATTTGACTACAAACAGTATTTACAATCAGCAAGAGACAAGATGCTTTCTGAAGCTTATGAGCAAGACGATGACTACTTACCAGATGACGATGTATGCGATGTTATTGAATTGTTTAGGGAGTATATGGATTGATGATACATATTTGTGATGAAGCACAAAATCATAATGTAATGGTTGTAAAAGAGAATGGTAAATTTAATGTTTACTCAAAATATTACAATCTTTATGATAAACCTAAGATAACAGACCCCGATTGGTATCTGTCCTTGAGGATAAAAGATATCAAGGTTTGTCCTTATTGTGGTGTAAAATTAAGTTAGTTGAATAATCTCCTTCCTTATATTATAATGTTATTGTAATAAGGAAGGAGATATTTTTATGATTATTCCTAAAAAGCACAAAAGGTGGCTAACTTTTAAGTGGAATGAAAGTACATATATTATAACTTCTCCTGAAAACGATAGAAGTATATATACTTTGTTTAAGCAGATTAGTAACACAGAATATGTACAGCTTGCTACAGGAAATAATTGCAAGAGGCTTGAAGACAAAGTGTATGAAGGAAAGTATAAGTGAGGTAGAGAGATGTTTATTAGAACATATAACAATAGGTTAATAAATGTTGACAATATTATCAAAGCAGAATTGTGTACAAGCAATAGAATGCTGAGTGAAAACGCACTTGTTGTTTGTACTACACTTGATAATTATGAAGTATTTCAGGGCACCAGGTATGATTGTGAAAATGCAATGACAACATTGTGTGAAGCTATTGCGAAAGGTGCTTCTCTAATCTCATATTACAAGGATGATATTGATGAAAATATGGGTTGATGATGTAAGAATTCCACCTTCGGGGTATGTTTGGTGTAAAAGTGTTGCGGAAGTCATTAAACTCATAGAGAATATAGATAATTTCAGTGATGAGGTTATGGGTTGCGTACTTTCAGTTCCTGGGTTCTTTAATGTGCGAGAAGCAGATGGCTATATGCATAACTGGGTTTATTCGTCCTTAAATCCTCCCAAAATTGAACTCATTGATATAGACCATGATGCAGGTGAATATTCTCAGTATGGTGGGGATTATATAAAAATTCTAGACTGGCTTGAAGAGACCGGTCGTAATTATCCCATTCATATTCATTCAATGAACCCCGTAGGTGTTGAAAATATGAGAAGAATTATACAAAGAAATGGTTGGAAAGAACTATGACACAAGAACATAATCCGTATGAACACTGGGTTTCATGTTTAGAATGTATTTACATTGACGATTGTGAGATAAAAGAAGACCGTGATGGTTGTTTAGCAGGTGAAAGATATGATGAGAAAACAAGTAATGGCAGATAAACAAGTAGTTGAGGATTTTCTTGCATTACTTAATTGTAAAGAAGGTTTAATTTCTACTTTAACTGGTCATGTTATTACTTATAAAGAACTTCGGACATCAATCATAAATTGTCTTAATCAAGCAAGGGAAGATGGATACAATAAAGGCAGTATGGAAGCAAATATAAATGCATCATATTATATAACTATGGGTAGAACATAAGGACCGGTGATATTGATGAGAATTCTTGAATATGGTTGGGTATGCCCTAAGCAAGTGAAATGTAATCATTGTGGGTCAATATTAGAGTATGTGCCCAAAGATTTAAAACTGTATAACGCTGGATATTATCTACTATGTCCCGTCTGTGATAAAAGGATTTATACAGATAACTATCATAATAAACTTGTTAAAGAGAAATGTGGTTATATAAGTGACTGAAAAAGACACAGTAAAAGATTTTGTTGATTTTCTTAAAAAACACCCTGACAGTATTATTTGTACGGGAGAGAATACATACACATACAAAACATTAAGAGATTCAATTGTTAGAACTTTATCAATGGCTTATGGTGATGGTGAAGTAAAAGGGTTCACCACTGCAAGGAGTATAGAACTTTTTGATAAAACATTGATTTCAAATAAAGAGGACTGGTAATCTACATGAAGCATTTTATGAGTAATCCTTGTGGTTATCCACACTGTATGGAATGGGAGTGCGAATATTGTAATCATTTCAAACCCTATTTCTTTAAGATTAGAGTGCCAAGATGGTTGGGCAGAATTCTATATGAAATTGAAGAGTACCTCTGGTTCAAAGATTACCGAAAGAAGCATCCTGATGCAGAAAGTAAGAGTGATTTTTAGATGATTGTATGCGCAGCAATTAAAATACAAATGAAAAATTTAGACGAACCCACAATTATACCTTGTCGTAGACACGGTGATGGTTTTAAAATAATTAAAGATTTAGTTCAAGATAGAGAGGCATATACAGAAATTGCTCAAGGTTTTATTACCGATGAGGGTGAGTTCTTAAATAGAAGGCAAGCTTTTATTTACGCTTGTCAGTGTGGACAATTAAGTCAAACTACCAAATGGTATAAACAAGACTATAATCAAGATGAACTATACTCGGAGGATTTATACTAGGATGTTGTATAATGCAGAAGCACTTTCAGAAAGATTAGCTCAACACGCAAAAGACTACAAGCAAGGTAAGACACAAGACTTTGAACAAGTATTCAAAGATTGTGAAGTAGCTTCTAATATGATTAAGGCATTGAAAAGAAGTAAGCATACAAAGAAAAGAGAGACTCAAAGGTTAAGAAGAAAGAATGAAGCACTGCGAGAAAGAATTAATCAGCTAGAATCAATTGAGAATCTTTACCTCAGAGGAGAAACTGTATAAAAATGAAATTTAAAAAACATATTTTTATCTTCCGTCATTGTAGTTCCATAACTGTAAAAAATGGATTTACATATCATAATGAAGGTAACTGGCATTGTATCTACACTGATGAGGATACAATAAAGCAAGAATGTTTGAGTAAATCAAAAGAGTATAAAAACTTTATGGATGTTTATAATGATGTATCTGAGTTTTACTGTTTTTATGCAGGAAAAAGATTTATTGATGGCAAGTTAAGACTCGAAGAGTCCGATGGTTGGGGACAAACTTACAAGATATATCCCGACGATTTCAAGTCAGCAACGAATACATTTGAGTACAGGCATTCAGACATGAGTATATTATCTGCTGCTAAAAATTTATCAGCAGATGAGTTCATTGAATATTGTGTTGATAGAGGATTAAAGATTAGTCCCATCAATATTCAGGAGTTAGATAATGGAAAATAAATTTGGTTATTGTCCTTACTGTAATGCAGCACTTGAAGCTATCTGGTTTAAAGAGTATGAATATAAAAGAGCCTATGTTGATGGTTACTCTTCCATTTATAAAACAGGCTGATTTCGTTTAAATGTAAACTACTTGTATTGTCCTGACTGTGAATATCAAACAACAGTTGATGATACATTTGCATTGGAGTGGAGATAGTGTTAACGCCATCTAATTTGAAAGTAATAAAATTTACATCTTACTGTTGCACGTCTGATGGTATACCTGTTGAGAGCACGGGAAAAGATGTATGCGTATTATTTAATAAAACACAGATTGATGAAAAAGAAGTTAGTAAATTGATTGATAACGGTATGTACGAATACGACGATAGAGTTGTAATACTTAATTCAAATCAACTCAAGTATATGGGAGACAAGAAATAAGATATGAGTAGTATATGTGGTGACTGTCACTTTTTGAACCTAACTGAAGAAAGACAGAACGAACTATATAATCTAACAGGAATGAAAAGTCATCATTTCTGTATGAAATATAAGAAAATTTTAATACACTGGCCCAATAAAGAGCCGGACATAACTAGATGTGAGAAGTGTATTGCTTGTGACAATAAAGGAAATCAATCATAAACCTGAGCTCAGCATCAAGAACGCAACAGTGTCATTGTCATATGATGAAGTTCGTGATATTGCAAATGCTTTTGTATATCTTTTACATCAGGGTGAAAAAGATTTCAAACCCTCGGAAAGCGAACTTGAATGTTTTAGAAAAAGAAAACAAGATTTCAATATTCTGTTTGATATTGTTAAGCATGGTCTTGTTACCCAGTTCACTATCGACCGATACGCAACACCACAGGAATCAACTTGTCCTGCAGATTGTAAAGGAGTAACATACAATGACTGATTTATATTTTGGAATAAAACTTGTAATAGGTGCAATTGTTACTGGATTCTTTGTTATTTGCTTGTTAGTTATCTTGTTTCAAGCATTTAAAGAGCAGATTCGACACAATAGAATTGATAAATACATGACTTCAATTGGATTTAAAAGAGGACTTATTAGGACAGCCGCTTTTGGTGATAATCACACTTATGGATACAGAAAAGAGTATGACAATAGACACAGCGAGATAATCGAAGATAACGAACTTAGAAATATGTCATTAAGAGAAATAAAGAAAAGGTGGAAGTAATATGAGACAAAAGAAATGCCCTGCTTGGAAAACATGTCGTAATGGGGCTGACGGTTGCTGGGAATTAGACCCTAAACTTTGTGTAAGATTTCTACCACTGGAAGGAACGCATGTTACAGAGATAAGCGGGTGTGTTGAAACACCACCTAATGTTGATTCATATGCATTTGCTCAATATTTTAGTAACTGGATTGAATCAATGGGATGGTCACATTGTTGTATGACAAGACCTTACAAAGAGGAACCTAAAGATGAGCCAAAAGATGAGCCAAAAGATACTAAAAAACATTTTCTAAAGGGGTTGTGGAAATAATGTCAAAGCAGCAATCAATGGAATTTATTGCAGGTTACATTTTTAATAAGATTGATAAACAACTACACGAAAATTTTTTGCACGACACTGTAGCTGAATTTGATGGTATGGCAACTATTCCTAAAGTTTGGTTCGGGCTTAAATGCAGTAAACAAGATAGTGTTGATTTAATCTATTCAGATAAAACATATTTTATTGAAAAACTTACAGCTTGTGTGGAAGAATACTTTCCAACCGCAAGAATAAAGAAATTAACAATAGAACCCGTTAATCAGTATATAAGATTTTCATACACATTTGTAAAACATTTTGTCAAAAAGAAAATGACTGTTAATGAAATTGAAAAAGAACTTGGCTACAAGATTGAAATAGTTGGTGATAACTAATGAATCAATATTATGTTATAAAGAATAAAGTTACTGGTTTGTACTTTAGAGGTAAAGGTGTAAATCGTTGGGGCAAGTATTTTAATCAAGCAAGTATATATCGTGTAAGAGGAATGGCAGAGCACACCATCAAAGAAGTATCTTGGCGTGGCGAAGAAGCCATAATAGTACCCATACAAATAATTGAAGGAGAATAAGTATGAAAATATATGTTGATAAGATACCGTTAAACGCTCTTGATTGTTTATTTTCTGCTAAACCTGCTCTAAGCAATGGTGTATTGTGTAACTGCCAGATAAAATATAGGCATTTTGATTCAGTTGACGGTATGTCATATTCATTTACACCCGGCCGATTTACTTGTAGTTTATGTGCTGCAGAAAAATGTCCTTACTTGGAGGAAATAAAAGATGGCAAGAATATTTAAGATAAGCGGTTACTATATTGACCCAAATGATGATTGGTCAGAGGATGACCTTAAAATTGAATTGGAAGAACGCTTTGATTTAATTGATAAACATATTGAAGTTGAATCTGTTGATATTGGAGAATTTGAGGATGATAATCCTTTGAATAGATTTGACTCTCCCATTGAAGAATGCGAAAAATATTTTGAACAATGATTAAGAAGTCAGCAGATAGTTGACTTCTTATTTTATATCATTTATAATAAATATAACGAAAGGAAGGTATCTATGATTGGTGAATTTGTAAAGATTAAAGTTGACCATGAAATTCATAAGTGTGAAGTTTTATGTTTTATATCATGGGATAGCATTCTTAATGAAAACAAAACAACTTTGATGATAAGGCCTCATTTTCTTGGTTATTATAACCATAGTTGGCCGGAATGGTTAACAAACTTATTTGAAAATGGTGTCCTTACTGTTGATATGGACGCTGAGGATAAGCCCATATTGCAGTTCATTGATGGTAATATTCTTTATGATGTAAATGAAAGGGACCTTATCCTCCGATATAAAACAGTGACAGGAAATGTGTCTTATCGTTATATGAGTCGTGAAGAATATGACGGTTGTCCAAAAGAAGAGTACCATGAGGTGAAATTTTAATGAATGAAGTAGCAAGAATTATCAAACAGCTTGCTGGTAAAAAGTATCCAATTAAAGTTGTAGCTGAAGATAACAAGGAATATATACTGATTGAAACTTTGTTTGCTTCGCAAGAGTGTCTTGAATATGCTTTGGAACATCATTACAATATAAAGTTTGATTGTTGCAACTGGTGTGATGCTTGCAGAGAACTTTGTAAATATCAAGAGTCGGGATTTAACATTGAGTTTAAGTATGAACAAGTTAAGTATGAAGGATTACTACTTGAGCCAAAAGTTATTGCTTACTGCACAAAGGAGTGGAATGATGCCGTTTAAAGTTCAAGAAAAAGAATTACCTAATAGAGTATTTGATGTATATGCAGTTAGAGACGATAAGACAGGCTATCCACATTTCCTTATATATAAAGTAAATGCTTGGGTATATGTTAGTGCAAAGCATTTTATTCCATACAAATCAAAGGAGATGCTATATGGATAAACTTGACCATTTTGCACAAGATGTAAGTAATTACTTAAATTCACAATACCCTGAAAACTATTCTTTTGAATGTGTTGTGAATAAAAAGCCAGATTCTTTCAATATACCGAGAAATGAGAATGTCACGTTAATATGCAAAGTTAATGGAGAACATGTAAGAACACTCAATCCTAATGAATTAGTTAACACATATGAACATTGGTTAAATGAATTCAATACATTATCAGGTCTCCACAGTCATTGGCAGATTGAGTTAGTAAGTGCATTGGAGGGTAAATAGATGACTGAGCAAACATTTGAAAAAGCAAAGGAAATTCAAGCAAGAATAGATATGATTTCGGAAGCAATCAGTTGTATCAAACAATGCAAAGTTAGCGAAACTCATTCACAATACTCTCTTGCGTCAATTGAAATACTAAAACAAGATGGATTCATTGTTGAGGATTGTAAAGTTGTTAATCACATAGTTATTGATGATGATATACTTCATGACATTGAGTCTTTATTGTGGAAGAAATATGAAGAATCTTGCAGGGAGTTTGAAGCATTATGACAAAGTTACAAGATTTACTCAAAGAGCATCCTGAGTTAAGAAATAAGAAAGTTACTTATGCGGACTTACTTCAAATATTTAGCGATTTAGTTGATACTCTAACAAAGAGCTCAAATTCGTCTGTGGATGTAGTTAATAAGGTATTTAATGTGCTTGAAAAAACTATCGACCAACTAAGATATGAAAGACTTAGAGACCTGATGTTCATAGAAGCTATTATTGCTAAAGCAAATCATATTGAGCAAGACTCAATTCATGCAAACTATAAAAACTTTTGTAATGAGTTTGACAAATTAAATGGAGGCAACAATACGAATGAAGATTGATATTGACCCAGTAATAGAAGAAAAAGTAAGAACTATTGTTAAAGAATTGAATAATTATATCACCAATGGAAAATGGGAACTATTTAAGGCTGACTGTGAAGAATTGCTTGAAAAATTTCCATTGAATGACCTTTTAACAATGGGTTGTAAATTGCATAAATTGCCCACAACCAGATATCTTGAGTTACCTTATAAAGAGATAACTGAAGCTGACATCAATAAAATACTTATAAATGTGACTAAGTTTAATAGTATAAAATAACAAATAATATTGGAGACGATAAGATGACTAATTATGAGAAAGTAATGAAAGAAATGACAGTCGAAAGAATGGCTGAAGTAAATGTAAAACTTGTTACTGTCAATAGTCGTAACTTGTTCTATATGACTTCTACAGGACAGTTATTCCTACCTGAGCAATACGAAGCAGCTGTAAGATATGAATATGGTTGGTTAATGAGAGATGATGACTCAATAACTGACCCTAACGGTAATGCATCCGTTAATAATGAAGAAGTTAATCAGGAAAATACTAATAAGAAGGAGTAAGATTGAATGGGAACAGGTGACAAGCCAATCTTATAAAAACAAAGGTAGTTGGATTTTATATTCAACTACCTTATAATATTATATGTAAGAAAGGAAGGTAAAGAGAATGGAAATTGTAAAAGGCAAACATATCATTCTAAAAAGAGACAAACAAAGTTATGATACAAATGTATGCGGTAAGTGGGAAAACTATTCTATAGATACTTATCAAGGAACAGTACTCAAAGAAGCAGCTCAACGATATAAAGTATTGTTAAAAAGTGGCTTTATTGATGACAAAGAATTTACATCACTTAAAAATAAGTTAAGCCAGATTCCTAACACACAACCGAGCACAATAGTTGACTTGTGGAGCCTTCCTGAAACCGAGGGTTATGTTACAGTTCCTAAAGCAGAAGAAAAGGCCATTGAAATCATAAAAGACATTATAGCCACTGAGCCTACGCCTATACAACCTGTACCTACTGAACAACCCTCACCAAAACCTAAGCAGGAAGCACCTCAAGTGCATTCGCACAAAGGAAAATGGGTAGTAACAGCAGGACTAAATAGAGTAGGCAGACAAAGATATGTTAGTATATATACAGATTGTGATGACCTAGATATAAGTGTGGTACCCTCACCCGTATCAAAAACAAAAGCATTAGAAGTACTTGCAAGAATAAAAAAAGAATACAAAGAGAAACAGAATAAAACAACTGCAACAATTGCAAAAAGGACAGAAGAAATAACATTTGAAATAGCACCTTGGACAGACCCTTGGGGAGAATAAAAAGTAAAATAGTAAAAAAGTAAGTGCTAAATTAAAACATAAAGTAATAAAACAGAGGTAACAGTAAAATGACTTTAACATATTGGTTTGGAAGAGACGATGACCAAGAGTTTGAATTTGAACCTGATTATTATCAAATAAAAGAATTCTTAGAGAGCCAAGATGAAGCAGTGCTAGCAGAAGCAGCTGAAGAAGCATTTGATAAATTAAGTGAACAGCAGCAAAGCGAAATAATCACTGATTTAATCAACGATGGTTCATATAACCTACTTAAAAAGACACAAGTAGGAACAAATGTTAAATGGTCTATTAACTGGCAAGAGATGGTTAAAAAAGATAAAGATTGGGTTATCACAGAATTTGTATTTGACAACTTAGACCAATTTGAAGATGATATGAAAGATTATTTTCATAGAGAAGCCTCTGAACAATATGATGATGCTGAGGCATATAGAAAAGACCCTTATGGATACAATGGCGTATCTCCAAGAGACTTTTACTAATAAAATTATACTGCTGAATAATTTGAATTAAGCAGCGCCTAAGCAACAATATGATACGATAAGATTTCCTTGGGTTACCTAATAAGGTTTCCTGAGGAATTTTTATTTTGCAAAGAATTTATGTTGATAGTTGAAATATATCTATTATCATATTATAATATAGTTGTAAAATAAAAAGGAAGGTTGTTAATTATGAATAAGGTTTTAAGTTGTTTACAATATGTTAAGGCAAGTGATATTTGGCCCACTGCTAATGATAATATTGATTATGGTCCTAAAGAAGGACTTTTAAGAGGCTATAATGTCCAGGTTCTTAAAGCAGATGGTACTCTTGGTTGGGATAGCTGTGAGTATATTAGAGGTACTATTGAAGAAGAAATCAATAGTGAATTTAAACAGTGGTGGTATGCTGATAGAGGTGTTACTCCTACTGGTCGTATCTGCTTTAGAGGATATGCAGTTCCTAGTTATGATGGTACTGTTATTCCTTGTAATGTTTAAGGAGGGCTAGCATGATTGATTTTAAAACTAAGACACTTTATTTTGGTTATGGGGATATTGCTGTAGGTAACACAACTATAGCACTTCGATTTAGACAATTTGAACCATCTATGGAAGTAGGTGCAGATATAATTGATGGTGAAATGAATTTTACTTCAAACGGCATCAATATTTATCTGTGTAGTTATGCAGAAGTGGAATGTCTTGAAAGACTTCTTGATAAGATGACAGGAAGAGATTTCTTCTATTTTATCTTCAAAGAATGGACATTCAACTTTGCTAATTGGAATCCTAAATCAATTGAAGTTATCAAAGCACATTTAAACATTGTTAAGAATAATATGTTGGCGCCTATGGCTTGTTAGGAGGGCTTGTATGAAAATAGTTTTAACACCTGCAGAAGTAAATCATATCGTTACTACTCATCTTGTTATGGAGAGTAAACTAGAACCTAATATACCTACTGATTGTACTTGGCGTATAAATCAATTTAATGTTGCTCATTCTGAATTGGTGTATTCTCAAGAGGAGGTCAACAAGAATGTTGAAATTAGTTAACAAACTTCATACAATACTAAATGAAGTAAAAGGTTTTATTACTGGTTACAAATCAAGTATACCCAATATCATGATTGTAAACTACAATGATGATTACTATATGCTTGAATTCACTAAACTTAGGCCTATTGAAGTTACCGATAAGTTAAGAAAAGAATACCTCTTTGAAAAAACTACAAAAGAGGACGAACAGATGATTATCATGTCTGAAATGCTTAGAACTTTGAAACCTGAGGTGGAGGATAATGATGCAGATTATTAGTGAATATAAAACAGACAGACAAGGAAATGATTGTTGGATTACTGATTATATCTGTTTAGTTGAACTTGACCGTAATCTTTTTCTTTTGACATTTACAGAAAGAGTACAAGGTACTTGGACTGGTGATGTTAAAACTACTAAGACATCAATTCATACTGATTATCATGAAGCACTATTAGCAATGAAACTCATAATTAACAAATTGGAGCGAGAATGATGGATATTAAATGGAGAACATCAGAAACTATTGTAGCACTTTACTATAGACGACCTTATGAAAATGAAAGGGAATTCATTTGTGTATGTGAGTCTGAAGAAGTTGCTAATGAGGAGATACATCGACTCAGAGAAGAATGGCCTGATGCTTATCCAACACCTGAACGATTTGAAACTAATTTAGTTAGATATGTAAGGAGAGCTCATTGATGTTTGAATATACAACTATAGATGGTAACAAGGTTACGCTAAATCCAAATAACATTACTGTAATTTTAGAATGTGGTGTGCATTGTAATGTTTACACTTCTGATAGTGGTGACCCAATCAAACTTGGGGAAAGTTATGAAAAGGTTAAAAATGATTTTAACAAGTTTATGTATTCAATTCGAACTGTGATGAAAGTGTGAGGTATTAGCATGAAACTACAGATTCCTACTACAATAGAAGCAAAAGAAACAGACACTACAGGTAAACACAGGTATGTGGTAGCAACACGTTGTGGTGGCTTGATGGAAGACCCTAAAATATACTATATAAACTATCAAGTAATAAATGCTGATACACCTGAAGAAGCTAAACTAAAATATGATAAGATAAATGACTGTAGTTTTTACTATGGTCAAGTCCTCAGTGAAATCAAGGAAGGAAAATAATGCATGTTTATATCTAAATATAGTTATCTAAGAGATAAGCTACAAGATAGAGTTGAATACGAAAAGAATAAGTATCCTCTAACTGAAAGAGAACAAACATTCATTTCAATCATTGATGAATTGCTTCGCTATCTGCATGACGATGCTAAGAAAAGGGAGCTGAATAAGTTTGACTGAGCAAGAAGCACTTGAGATAGTTAATAGTAAAACTGCAACTGTCACACTTAAAGGTATTGAAAAAATTATTGACACTCTTGCCCATTCAGCTGCTGACCGTGGTGATGATTTAGAGTGTAAAACAATAGGTGAGTATTCATACTATGAAGGACAAGTAAATGCCTTTCTTATTATAAAAAGATTACTTGAAAAGTTAGAGGTTGAATAATGACTGAAAGTAAGTACACAAAAAGTTCATTTATTCTTGTTACATTTATCAACAATAAACCGATGTTTGTAATGAAGAGCACAACTGTTGATAACTTAACTGGGTTTACATCTTCAATAACTAAAGCAAGAAAGTTTAAGAATATGGAGGATGTATATGCAGTTAAATCAGCACACCCTCAACTAACTGACTCTTTTATTGAGGTTCTTGATATTACATATAGCATAAGATACTCAGGACTTAAGTTGAATGACAAAGGGCAGTTGATATGACAACTATTGTATAATAGAATTATAAAGAAGCTCAATGCAAAAATTGATTATCAAAATGATACAATACAGTTACTAGCAAAGAACCTTTATGAGCTTACATTAGAATTCAATAAACATATAACTCGATAAGGAGTATTGATTATGATTAAAAGGATTGATGGTTACTAAATAACTTTATAAGAAAGGTTGTTTAGTAAATGTATAAAACTGAATATCGTAGCAAGTATTATCTTATTGACCTCTACAAAGGTACTCAGGTAAGAGAATTTCATAATGAAGAAGCTCTTATTGATTGGTTAGTATATCAAACTCGAGAAGTTTTTATTTGGTGGGACAAAGAAAAGATAAAGAATACTTATCTCGATGAAATTGCTCTTAACACTAACGACATAATGGAAAGTGTGGATTTAAAAACTTTAGATTCTACTGTTTGTCACAGACGCTACATGTTTTATGATGACCACAATCGTATCATTGATGCAAGAATCTATTGGCCTGAAGTGAAAGCAAGATTTATTCATCGTAAAGAACACAAATATGACCACAGAGTTAGTGATGATGCTAGGCCTGGTGATATCTATCATAGATATAGTTGGGCAAGAGGTAATGAGTATAGATATGCATTTCGTCGTGGGCCTGTCCCCGGAACAAGTTATCATTGGAGAGGTTACTGGTATAGACATCCTCATACAACTGCAGAGTACAAGCAAAACACTGACCCTGATTATAAACAGTATGTAAGAGGTAAAAGAAGACATCTTCCTAATGCTTATGATGACATTTGTCGTTCTGATGTTTATAGTAGGAACTGGAAAGATAATACTAAAAAAAGAAAACAATGGATGTAAAAAGAAAGCACTATCATTACTTGGTAGTGCTTTTTAATTTAGTTGATACATTCAGTTGGTTACCTTATAATATAATAAAGATGAATGTAAGGAGATATAACTATGAGTAGTTTAACAACCGATTGTAAGATTGAGTACAAAGTTGTTTTGTATGACCCCGTTCGTGATAGACGATTATACACTGACAGAGACATGAGGTATTATAGTTTTGATTACGCTGTGGAAGTTGCTAAAGAAGAAATTGCAGCATATGTAAAACAAAGTAATAGTTACATTGAAGCAAAAATTGAAACAGTTGTATCTCCAGTATATAGATAAGGAGCATACAAGTATGAATAAAGTTATATATACGGATGGCAAAGAAGCAAGGATAAGATTTACTACATTTAATCATGGTAAAGATATACTTTTCAAACCACAAGGAGCTGAATGTTATTACTTGTGGAAAGATAGTATGTTCGGAATGTATGAGGAGTACTATGCAGGTTATCCTGATAGTCGATTAGCTTCCTCACAAAAGAATATGATACGGCTACCACTTACCCATAATAGATTCTATCGTTGTTTATCGAACAGTAGTTACCCAAGTGTTGTTGATTCAAGTATATGGGTAAGGACTGCTGAAATTGAAAGAATTGAACTTGACATAAATGACCTACAAGCAGCCGTAGGTATGGAAAGTGGAGTTGTTCTTTAGTTGATATATTCTAACTGTTATTTTATAATAATGGTGTAATAAAGAAAAGGAAGGTCATTACTATGCTAAAAATTGATAAGGTTGTCATTATAAATGGTTCACCTAGATATTATATTTCTTGTGATGAGACAATTGCAGTCAAGGAAAAGATTCATTCCAAATTAGTTGAAGGATGCACTGAAGAATTATTTTGTGAGACTACTAATGTGCCTGGTGTTTACCATTTTGGTTGTAAACAGTTGGTAGATAATTGGGCCCACAGCGCTGGCTATGTTTGGTCAAGTAGGGCAGGATGTATTAACGGTCAGTTTGGTTTGCAGTTGTATGACGATTGTGTTATTAACAGTGGAGGTTACTGGCACGCTGATATAAACTTACTAAAGACTCTTATGGAAGATTATACTGGTAAGAAGTATACTGTTAAGCAATACTATCCTGGTTATGATAAAGATAAAGAAGAGCCTAATTATAAACTTGTGGAGGTACAGGAATAATGAATACTGCACTTATTGCTGCTTGCGCTACTGTAGGTAAAGTAAAGGAAAACAAATGGCCTACTTACTACACAAATTTTCAAGGAGCCACTTACATTGATGTTAAGGTTAGAATGTATGTTCATTTTAGACCGATGACTATCGTTGCTCCTACAGGGTATTCTTATTATGGTTCTATCTATGCACCTTATAAAATTCTTGATGTAAGACCTATTCAACTTAAAGGCAGGAGTAAATGTATTCAGCATAGCTTTAAGGTTGATATTAACAAGGTACATAATATTAGTGCATATATCAAAGATAGAATCAATGATATCAATATGCAGGGTATATGGCACTTCCATGAGTGTGAGATGGTTCATGAATATCGTGAATGGATTAAGAGTAATTACAATACTAATGTAAGTGCTGATTCTTTTGATTATACTATTCAGTTTTGTTCGGAGGTAGAATAAGATGGATTTTGATGCTTCTTCTAAATTTAGTTCACCGTATGGTGCATGCCTCAAAGATGTAATTGTTAGTAAGTTATGGGATATGTTGCAAAAGAATGGTAAGCTACATGTATTGTATAGACATCCAACTCGTGGCGAATTATGTCTGTCTGCAACATATATGAATGGTCATGTAAATGATATTGAATATATAGAGGACCCACAAGGCGATATGATTTTAATTACTGCAATGGATGAAGAAACAGGTGAAGTTAAAACCGGTTTACATCCTGTTTGCGCTAGGCTCAGGTTCAAGTAATAAAATTATACCTCTAATAGATGAAACTTTAAGCACAGCCAAAGTGACAGGCTGTGCTTTATATTGTATAAAAGTATATAAAGGAGTGAACACAGATGGTAGACCCAAAAGATATCATTCCTCTTGAAGAACTAGAGGAAGACCTTAAAGAAGAACAAGCAGAAAACAATGCTGTATTAACTGAGCTTGAAGACTTATTTGAAAATACAGACTTTGAAAGAGTAGATGATATGAATCATATTTCTTTTCAAGCTTCTTCAGGCGATATAAAAGCACAATTTAGTTTAGATAATAGCGAATTTACTTTTACCTGTTATATTAGTGAAGTAGATGATAATTCATTTAACTATTCACGTAAAGGAACAAAGCATCAAGCTGTAGATGCTGCTGAAAAGTTTCTTGCTGAATATGATGATTGGACAACAAATACTAAAGCATCTGATTATGAAGAAGATGAGTTACCTCTAGATGACCTTCCAGATACAAACAATGATGAATAATAACAGAGGCTAGAAAATCGTATATTATAATTTATCACATATAAATAATTACATTAAGTTACTTATAGTAACTTATTAAATATAATAAATTATATAATATATAATAAGTGCATAATACCACCTATATAAAGGCCCCTAAGTTGGGTCTTTTGTTTTGTTAACCTATAATTAAAATAAAAGAGGTGACTAACAATCAGTATCAATAAAGCTAAAAGAGAAGAAGTATATCACAAGTATGATGGACACTGTAGTTATTGTGGTCGTAAAATAGAGTACAAAGATATGCAAGTTGACCATTTTATTCCACAAAAGCGTTGTGATGCTACTATAGTTGATGATATATCCAATCTAATGCCAAGCTGTAGAAGTTGTAATCATTACAAGAGAGCACATTCTTTAGAGACATTTAGAAGATATATTGCCGAGATACCTAAAAAGTTAAAAACTAACTACATATATAAAATAGGTCTGATATATGGCAATGTTATTGAAAATGAAAAGCCTATAAAGTTTTATTTTGAAGAATATGAAGAAAGGAGAGCAAAAAATGCAAACATATGATAAGTATCATTATAGTGGTCCTCAGTATTACTTTGGTAATAAGATTGCTGCTAGTTCTAATCTATACACTATGGCCAGAAGTTTTGGTGAAGCAAGAAAGAACTTTATCTATAAGATTGCAAATGGTGACATAACAACTAGATATGATATAGTTGATGATTTTATTACTTTAGTTAAACCTGAGCCACCTAAAGTTAAAAGAGATAAATGTGACCGTTGTGGCTATGAGTTGAATGATGCAGGTGATTGTCCTGTTTGTGACTATGGTGAGTATGATTTACTAGACCTAGAAGATTAATCAAATTGTATTTATAATTAAATAATTTTGTAAATTATAAATTTGTTTGCCGATTAGGTGCTAAATTATATTGGCCAACAAAAATAACTATAGTAAAGGATAATTGTTGATATGAAGAATATAAATATCAGAGAAGCTTTACTTGAACTTGATAAAAGAACATCTTGTCAGTATGACCTTACAACTTTATATGAGGCCTGTAAGTTAAATGATGAGGATAAAAATCAGTTAGTAAAGTATATTGATGCTTATGACCATCCTTCAGTCATTGGTGGCTTCCTTGCTTCTAAGTGTGAGGCATTATCAGAAGAGTTAGGTGACGATGATGTTAGCGATTTAAAACTTATTGATGATATCAATTGTGGTGAAGACCATACTTTGTGGTCACTTGCTGATAAGCTTGAAGATGATGCACTTGAGTTAAAAGAGTTAACTGAAGATATTGCACCTGATGAGAAGGCTGCAATTGCAGGAAGAGTTAGAGAAGCTGCAACAGGTGTATTAGTTGGTAAACTTGGTTATGAAGAAGACTTTGTTGACAACTATATGACTATCGATGTTGATGATATAGATGATAATACACGTATAAAAGTTGAGGTAAGAGCTGAAGTTGACTATGATGGTCTTATGACACTCGGGCAAGCACTTGACCCTATTGTTAAAGAGTATGATAAGAATGCTTACTTTGAACCCGTTACCTCAGGTATCATGTCTGCTTATATCCGTAAGGACCAAAGTGATGATATTCCTGATGAAGTTGCAGTAAAAGAATGGACCGACAGATTCAATGCTTGTCAAACCAAAGATGATGTTATAGCAGTTTACAGAGATTTAATTAAAGTAAGAGACAACAATGAGGTAACATGGGGTACAATCGAAGCAATCTATGATGTTATTGATGCTAAGATGGATTCACTTGGTGAATCATTAAATGAAGCATTATTCACAGTTCCAACTGATTATGAAGATTATTGTCCCTACTGTGCAACAAGAGCACTTAAAGGTGTAGGTGATGGTCGTGCTATATGTGACTCCTGTGGTGCTGAATATGAAGTGACTGCATTAGGTAATGACAAAGTTAGACTTGACCCTCTTTTTATTAGTGAAGCAGTAACTTATCCAAATGGTGTAGAGTGCAGAGATGATTCAGTGGATATGGATAAAGCGCTTGATTACATGTTTGGCACTGACAGGGACACAGATAATAGTCATTACACTGAACAGGAAAAACAGAGAGCAGTTAACTACTGGATGGATAAACATGACCCTCGTCCTGATGGTAAATCATACATGACAGAGTCCACTCTTATCACTCCTGTTCGTAATGGTTATCATAATCTATGGAATATATCTGATAATCTTGTAGTACACGATGACGGTGGTGTCTATCATGTTGTACAAAAAGATGGATGGAAGAATACATATATATTTAATAGTGCTGATATTGAGGAAGTTAATGACTTCTTGATGGCACATTATGATGTTGCATTAGCAAGAGCTAATCCTACTGAGAAAGAAGACAAAGAAAATGCAAGATTAACTGACGAAGAAAGAAATGAATTAATCAATATTGTAGCAATGTCATTTGAGACAGGACATTTTTCATTTGATAACTTTGAAGATTTTAAGAATGAATGTTCACATATGACTAATCTTGAAGCTGCTTGGGCATATTACAATGAATTAGTTAATATGGGTCCTGCAGGATTCTATGAAGAATTCAAAGATGTATATGATTTTGATGATATGTTTGTTTCAGAATATGGTGTCAATGAATCAATTGAAGATAATTCTGAATGGTTTGTTGGAGATGGCGAAACAGGACATATGTACAAAGGTAAAGATGCTGCTCAAAAAGCGTATAATAATCTTGTTAAGTCAGGTGTTAAAGATGCAGTTATGCATCCCGCAGTTGAAGAATCATTGGTTGAAGGTGACCAGCTTGATTCTAAATTTGCAGATGAAAGATATGAATTTGCTCCTCAAGATGGTGTAACATATAAAAGTTATATCGGAGATAAGGAAGTGCCTTATGAGACCTATGAGGATGCAAAAGCACACTTAAAAGATGATTTTAAAATCACTGATTATAGAGCAGATTTACAACAGTTTTTAACTGATAATGATTGTCATCACACAGTAGATGAAACAACTGATGGTAGATTAGTTATTTCTATTAACTGGGGTGATTGGAAACACGACCACATGATGGTTGATGCTCTTGTTGATGAATTCTTTAATAGTAAAGGATTAGTTGTTAAGACTCAGAAAGAGACAACTGAAGAAGATGGTAGTGATACTTATTCTGCAGAACACTATTATGATATAGATAGTTTGTATTTTAAGAGAGTTCCTGTTGAAGAAGCATTTGATGTTGACAAGGTAGCAAAAAGAATTGCTCGTCATAATGAATTTGATAATGGTCATGTATTGCACAATTATGAAAGAATGACTTCCGCAGAAGCAGAAGAAAAGGCAAGACTTGCATCCATTGAAGACCCTGACGATATTTACTATGTGTCTTATGATAATATAATGAATCCTTCTTCAGACATCAAATGGAAAAATGGACAACAGTTAACTGAAACAGTTGATGACGATGCTCAATATGGTGTACATTCATTCTCACAGGATGCTATTATCTTTAGAGGCACTGAAGAAGAATGTGGTAAGTATATTGACCAGCACAAAGAGTTATGGGACGATGCAGAAGTATATAGAATGACTCCTGACGACCTTCACTATAGAAAAGAAGAGAAACTAACATTGTCTGAATCAGACGACACTGATATTCTTTACAATACAGAAGAGCCAGATGATTATGATGGTATTGAAGCAGGCCATCAATTTATTGAAGATGGTCATGAATGGACTTTATTCAAACAATGTGGCGAAACTGTTCACTTAGATTTCGATAATTGGGCTGTATGGTGGGCCTATAGACCAGAAATTGATGGTGACGAAAATAGCACTGCAATCAGTGGATTCTTTGTAATTGATGTTGATACAGGATTTATTGATTGGGGTCCTTGTGATACTGTTGAAGAAGCACAACAATTCTTACAGTCTAAAGTAGATGACTATAGTATGGACGAAGCTATTGAACCAGAAAAAGTTTTTGATAAAGATGGCAATGAAATTGAACCTCCTCTCGGAAGATGTAAATGTGGTAAAGCACTAGTTGCCGGAGAGGGTGAAGAACCTCATTGCCCTAAGTGTGGTAATTCTATTAGTGAGTCAATCAATGTTGGAGACAAAGTTAAGGTAACAACTCCAGGTAATAATCATTATGACGGTCGCACTGGTGTAGTTGATTATGCTGAAGATGGAATCGTAACTATAAAGTTTGATGATGATAAGTCACCAAAATTAAATAACTTTGATTTAAATCAAGTTACTAAAATTGATGAATCTAAATCTATTAAAGAGGATTTAGAAACATTTAATTCACTTAAACAAAAACTTGCAGACGGTGCATTTGATAACTATGTAGCTTATGATAGTGAATATAGCGATTTCATAGATGCCTTGTATAATGATGCAGTTGCAAAGCTTGAAAAAGAATACAAAGATTTATATATTGAACCATCTATCCAGAATGGTAGAGGTAGTGTATTTGCTTCATATGATGTTGATGGAGAAACATATCGCTGTAATTGGAATTACGAATATGAATGCGAAGCAATTGAGGAATATATTGCTGAATCAAACAACGAAGAAGAATTTGTAAATCATATGTATAATTATCTAAAAGGAAAGCTTGAGGATGCATCAACAGGCGAAGATGATTATGATGACTATGATGAATCTCTTGCAAAACCACAAGAATTAGACGAAGGTCTATTTGACGATGATTTCTCTGACGAAGAAATTGCATCAGTTTTGGGTGGAGATACAAAAAATGATACACCTGATGGATTAGAAACTCCAAGTGAAACAGAAGCTCGCTTAAAATCAATGAATGAGGAAACAGATGTTACTGATGTAGCAACTGCAACACTTGAAGGTCCTGAGGAAGGAGCAGCTGCTGGAGTAGCTTCTTTGATAAATGATGCTATTCAAGATGAATTAAAAACAGCAGATGAATATAATGCAATTTCAATTACTGCAAAAGCAGAAGGTCACGAAGACATTGCTGCAGTAATTGATGAAATAAATACTGAGGAACATAAACATATTGGTCAGCTTGAAAAAGCACTTGAAAAAGTTGCACCTAATGCTGAAGCAATCGAAGTTGGTAAGGTTGAAGGTGAACAGCAACTTGGTGAAGTAACAGACGCAGTTGTTGTTAAAGAAGGTATTCAACCAAATGACCTTGCAGCAAATGTTGAGGATGCATTTGTAAGAGATGAATTAGATTTGTTTGTTGCTGATGCATTAAGTGATGGTTCTGCAACTGAGGAAACCCTACTTACTATTGCAAATGATTCCTCTAATATCGAATTAGACGATATGAAAAAAGCAATAAATGCTTATAAAGAGTCATTAGATACTAATAATTCTAACAGTACATTAAATAATAATAGTGATAAAGATGTATTGGAGGAATCAGAAGTGACAGAGTCTTGGGAAAAGATTTATCAATCATTCAAAACCATTGAGAAAGAATTAAATCAAGATGGTGAAGCAGTAACAGCAGTTATTGATAAAATGTATCAAGATAATAAAGATGACCCTGATTACCAGAAAGCTTACGACAAGTGGGCAAGTGGTGAATAAGAATTTAAAAACAAATATTACTTATTGTATTAAATTATGATAAGTAATATTTGTTTACTTGCATGAGATAAAGCAAACTGCATTTGTTTGCCATTTAATGACAAATTAACTAATTATTAAATAGGGAGATATCCGAGATGGAAAAGACGATTGAAAATGCAATTTTAGAGTGCAAATTACAAAGTGATAAAAGATGGGCCCAAATGGAGTTAGAAATCCAAAAGGTCAAAGATGATATACATAATATAATCCATAGCGACCTCAAGACAATGGAAGCTCGCTTAAATAAACAAGCAGCTATGGTTGAAGATATCCAACAATTGTCATTAAATGTTGCCTCATTATCACAAAATATGCAACAGATGTTAGAAGAAATGAAAAGTCAGAATACAAGGTTAAATAATCTTGAACAAAAACCTATAAAAAGATGGGATGGCATTCTCGACACAGTTATTAAAATTGTTTTAACTGCTGCTGTTGGTGTTATTCTTGTAAAGATTGGTTTACAATAATTTGATAGTTGACTTTTTTATACATATATAATATAATAGTTGTATTACATAAAGCGGAGGAAGTACATACATGAAGTTTAAACCTTATAAGATTAGTCCTCTAAATGAGTCACTGTTAGGTAATACCAATATGGAATACCCATCAGATGACATTGAGGTAAAAGGTGCTGTCCCTGTTGACTTTGCTGCAGCTATTGATGAACATCAGAAGAGAGTAGAAAAGAATAAAGAAACTTTCAAAGAGTTCAAAAAGAAAGCAGAAGAATTTGTTGAAGAAAATCACAACAGAGAAGTCAAAGGAGAGACAACAGCAGAGATGAAGGAATTGAAATTATCAGAAGCATTGTTTGAAGATGCTGCAGAAGGCAAGTTTGATAAATACATTGGTCAATTTGGTTCTGGTCCTTGTGCTCCTATCAGTCATCTTACATACTGGAAAAGACATCTTGATGATGCCGCTAAACATTTGAAAGATGAAAGATTTGGAGAGACGGCTGAAAAAGAAGTTGCAGAAGCACTTGATAACATTAAAGCTAATCTTCAAGAATTTATTGACTTTAATACATATTGGACTAAACATTATGAACTTGTTAGACAAGCATTCAATCAAGTTCTTGAAAATGCAGATGTTAAGATGGGTATGCCTGAGTCACTTGTTGATGTAGATGTCCCTATCACAGCAAATGTAACTGCAAATGGTAACAGCGTTCCATTCATGAATGGTGGTGTAAAGACTGAAGATGTTGACCCTGACTTCTTTGAAGTCAATGAAGATGACATTCTAACAGAAGCCCCTGTAGCAGTTATGGAACCTGAGGTAAAGAAAAAGAGAACCAGAGGTCCTAATGAAAAACCTGATATTGCTGATTATAGTTCGGAAGACTTGTGGTATGCAGTATATGATGAACTTTCTGCAACAACAGACAACGAAGGTGAAGGTAAAACAGTTAATAAACAGTTAAAGGCACGCAGAGGAGAAAGATATGAGCAAGTATATCCTCATGGTGACACCGATTTAATTGTTTATGCAATGAAGCCTGAAGACTTTGAGTTTGCTAAGAAAGTTGCAGACCATTATGGAGTTGTAGCAGAGGAACCAAAAGAGGATAGAAATCCTGCAACAAATGGATATTACAGATACTCAATGGTTATTAGAATTCCTGCAGATGAGCTCTATACATACTAATTAAATCAAGTAGTTAATAGTTAAGAGGACAGTTGTTACAAACAGCAGCTGTCCTCTTTTATTGTATATAAATACGAATAATATAAAGGAGAAGATAAAATGGGAATGTTTGATAATTACGATAAACTTAACCCCGATTACATACCTGATAATACTTCTCCTGAGCAGTCACATGATTATGCAACTTTTAAAAATGAGCTCCCGAGAGTATCATATAATATAAAAGGTAATCCTATTGGCCTATCTTGGTGCTATGGTGATGAATTTGAGCTCAAGTTTACTGCAAAACAAAAAATAAAAGTTGCAGAAAATTCAATCGTATATACGACTGCTGACGAAGCACCTGGTTATGATACCGAAGGTGTGGCAGGTCAACAAGCATATAACACTGTTGATTGTAAATCATGGACCTGCGTGGGAGTTAGTTCAGGACATTATATCTGGATTGAAGACGATGATGTTATCTACTCTTTACAAGGCACAAAAGAAATTGAAATGATTCCTGATATGGAAGGTAAAACACTTGTTGTTGACATCTATAATTTTAGATGGGAACCCGTGCATTCCATTAGTGCTTTAAGTGCAACGGACGTTTCATTGTATCTTAATAAGGACCTTAGTGAAATATTTAAGCCTGGTGCATACTATAGTGTACTAAAGATACAAGGTGAAGAGGACGTCATTGTTAGAGATAAAGTAATGCTAATTGTTGAATAGGAGGATTGTTGTGCGTATTGAGCCAGAAAATGGAATAGTAGAATTGATGCGTGGTGATACTCTTATTATGCCAATTTATATCAATGCTGGAACAAAGTTATGTCCTAAATACAGACCGCTTGCTGCAACAGAACGATTATATTTTGCATTGATGGAACCAAATCAAGCATTTGAAGATGCAGTGTTAAAAAAAGTTATTGATTTCACTGCAGACACTGATAAAGATGGTAACCCACTATTGAGACTTAATCCAGTTGATACCGAAAAATTATTAGTAGGTAAGTATTACTATATGGTTAAGTTAAGAACAATTGATGCTTTTGGGCAGGAAGTTGTTAGAACAATAGTTTCACCAACACTCTTTTGGCTTCAAGGGAACAATGTTGAACCTAAAGATGATGTTTATTATGATGACGATAAATATGACATTGAAAAAGTTATCTTTGAGGGTGGAGAGATTGTAGCACCTGATGAAGATATCAAAGATGATACAATTATAGACGAAGGTGGAGAAATCATCTAATGGCAGAAAAAGTTATTCAACATACATACAAGTTAAAAGGTGGAGAACAAGCTGCCGTTGAACGAGCTAATCCTTTTCTAGAACGCCGTGAACCTTGCGTTGTTTACTGTACTGACGGTAAAACAAGAATGAAAATTGGTGACGGCGTTCATCATTATCTTGATTTAGATTGGGTTGGTGGTGACGGCGATTCACAAAAAGAGGTTCTCAATTTTAAAACAAAACAAAATTTTCCTAATATTGGTGATGCTAATGTTATTTATAAAGTCGAAAATGAAGCAAAACTGTATCAATGGAATTCATTAAAATTAGTTTATGAACCTTTAGATAATGTTGATGTAGAGGTCGATATTGGTGATATTGAAATTATCAGTGGTGGTCAAGCATCAGATTTGATAAAGGTGTAATAATGTCAAATATAATATGAAAGGAATAAATTGAATGGCAACAAACATTTTAACCACTAAGATTCTTTTACTTAATGGTACACAGGCTGATTGGGAATCCTTAAAAAGTTATGTGCTTTCAAAAGGTGAGCCTGCAGTTGAGTTTGTTCCTGCAGTAGGTAGTGCTAGCACTACCTTAACGGAAGTTAAGGTAAAAATCGGCGACGGTTTTACTGCTTATGAAGCATTACCCTATGTAGGTGGAAAAACTGCAGACGATTTAGCAGAACTTGTACTTAGAGTAAATGGTCTTGAGACAAGAATTGAAACTCTTGAGACAACTGTTAGTGAACTTGGTAATGCTGTGTTCCAAATCAATGCTACTGATTTAGTTGATGTTGAGGGAACAACAGAAGCAGATAAGATTGTAAGTTATTTAACTGCACAAGACACAGAGTTAGTTCTTAAAGAAGGTAATATTGCTATTGTTAAAACTATTATAAATGAACAGTATACAACAGCGGATGGCAAAACTATTGCTGAACATGATAGTTATACTGGATATGTTTACAATGGTACCGCTTTTGTTGCAATGGATGGCAATTACAATGCAGAAAATGTTATTCTAAATGAAGATTTAACATATACTGCAAGTATTGGTGTTAAGACAGTTCCTTCTTCTGGCTCAGGTACAATTGAAGCAAAAGGTAAAAGTATTGAGGACGTTCTTAAAGCAATTTTGGCTGAGAGAAAAACTCCCTCAACTACAGACCCAACTGTTACTCTTAACTCTTCCAATATTGGTGCAAAAGAAGTTGGTACAAACATTGCAGTTGCATATAGCTTTAGTACAACAAGTGGTAGTTATACATATGATTCAAGCACTGGCGTAACATTTAGCGACGCTAAAGCAACATTTAATGGAGAAGAAAAAACAGGAACATCAGGTACATTCTCAAGTGTACAAGTTACAGACAGCACAAGTCTTAAGATTACAGGTTCTATTGAACAGAGTGAAGGTATCATTCCTCATGATAATCTTGGTGATGAATATGCTGACGGACAAATTGAGTCTAAATCTTGGACAGGTTTAACCAAGGGTACTCTTAGTGGATATCGTGCTTGGTTCTGCGGATATAAAAATGGTGACAATGCAATCAAAAATCCTGACACAGGTGCAGCAGATGCCACACTTATTACTGGTGACCAAATAAGAGCTCTCGGTAATAGTGCAAACGGAAGTTGGAAATCTTCAATGGATGTTGCTCAAATGCAACAGATGTTCTTTGCAGCTCCCGCAGGTAAAGGTTATAAACCTGCTGTTGCTGACTCAAAAACTACAGCTCCTCAAACTGTATTAGGTCCTATCACAGTTTATGTTAAAGGTGCTAATAATTATGTTACTGAGGATGCACCTAATGGAATTGCATATGATGTTTGGTATGTTAACAACACTTCCGCAGCTGCTGGTAGTGCAACATTAACAATCAAGAGAGCTTAAGGGAGGTAATACATAATGTCTATTCGTGATACATTTTTTGACGCAAAAGCGGTTGGAGCATTATGGGACGTTGCCGTTTCACTTAAGAGAGGTAACCCACTTCCTATTGATGCAGATTCCGTATTTGAAAGCGAAGCAAAATTAGTTGAATATATTGGTGATAAAATCACAACTGTTGCTTATCCTGGTCAAGTGGTTGCAGTTGTTAATGCTGATTCAACACAAATCTATTATATTGACCAGAATCTTGATTACCACGAAGTTGGTTCTAAACTAACAGCCGATGGTAAGTCAATCAAAGTTGATAACAATGTTCTTAAACTTGTCGGTTTCGATGAGGCAGCTGATGGTTTATTAGCACAAGTAAAAGTTGATACCGAAGGTAATAGAACACTTAACTGGGTAAGCATTGAAACAATTGCACAAGGTGACGGTAATACAACTTATACCTTTACTGGACTAGATAAAGAGTCAAATGTTTCATTCACAGTTAAAGCATCAGACACAGAAGAAGCAACAACCATTTATATTAACGCTTACACAAGAGAAGAAGTAGATAATATAGTTGGTAAGGCTTCCACAGAAACCGACGCAGCGACTGGATTACATAAAGTAATCGAAGATGCAAAGGCAGCTGCTATTGAAGAGGCAACCTATGACGACACTGCATTAAGTGGTAGAGTAGAAACTCTTGAGAATGCAGGATATCAGATTGCTTCTGATGTTAACACAGCAATTACTAATGCATTAACTAATTACTACAATAAAACATATATTGATGAACTTGAGACTGAATTAGACGGAAAGATTAGTTCTATTCCTAAGTTCGCAATTCAAGTTGTAAACGAACTTCCTGCTACTGATATTAGTTACACAACTGTATACCTTGTGACTCACGATGATGAAACAACATCAGATATCTACGATGAATATATCTATGTAAAAGTTGATGATGAGACATCCAAGTGGGAACTTCTCGGTAGACAAAAACTTGACTTAACTGGTTATGCTACTGAGACATTTGTAGCTAACGAAATTGCAAAACTTTCAGCAGAAGGTGGAGCAATCAAAACAGTTGCTGATGAATTAGATACTTTAGAGGATTCACACAATCAATTAGTTGAAGGTGTTGAAGCAATCGAACAAGATGTTGCTGATTTAAAAGCAATTGACCACGACAAGATTGTTTCTGATGCAATTGCTGAGCATAATGCTGACAAGTCACATTTAACTGCTGATGAGGTTGATGCACAAATTGATGCAAAATTAACAACAGCAGATTATGAAACAAAAATTAGCACTGCAAAGCAAGAAGCAATTGATGAGGCGGCAGAAGCCGTTCCTGTTAAAACTGTAAGTGAAGAATTTACTTTAACAGAAGGTAACCTTGAAGTTAAAGAAATTGCACAAGAGAAGATTATAGGTCTTGCAGATGCATTTAGTGCAGTTAATAAGAGTGTTTCTGATGTTTCAACTTATGTTGGTACTATTCCTTCAACATACACTGAGACAAATGTTATCGCATATATCAATAAGAAAGCAGAAGAAACTCTTAACGCAGCAAGTGGTGGCTCTTCAGAAAGTGCAGCATCAGTTCTTGCAGCGTTAAATACTTATAAGTCAGAGAATGACCCTAAAGTTAATAAAAACACCGAAGACATTGCAACTATTTTTGCTGCACTTGACAATAAACTCGAGGGTGTTAAAATCAATGGAGTTGCTCTTGCAATAACTGATAAGATTGTTGACATTCCTGCAGCAACAACAGATAAATTTGGTGTTGTTAAACTTGGAGATGAATTCCAAACAAATGAAGAAACAGGTGCTCTTGAAGTTAAAGAGCTCAATGTTAATAAGTTAATCCAAACTGAGGGTGATGTTCTTATCCTTGATGGTGGGTTAGCAACTGGTCTTAGCGTTTAATCTTTATTTAATATTGAAAGGAAATAAACATAATGGCTGAAAAGAAAATTACTACACGTATAGTGCTTACTCATGACGAGTATGCAAATCTTGCCTCTAAAACCTTAAAAGAGGGTGAGGCAATTCTTGCCAAAGTTGGCACAACTCAAGCTCCGGGTGAAGTTGCCCAACCTATCTGGATGATGAAAATCGGAGATGGAACTAGTACTGTTGAAAATTGCCCTTGGTTAGTTGCTCCTGCAGCTGATGTATATGATTGGGCAAAGCAAGAAAATCTTTCTGCAGATGATGTTCCTACCCTTGAAATTTCAAAAATCAATGGTTTACAAGATGCACTTGATGCTATAAATGATGAACTTGATAATCATACACACGTAGCAGCTGACGTTACTGATTTCGATAATTCAGTTAAAACAGTTGTTAATGGTATGGGTATTGCAACAAGTGATACTGTTACCGCTCTTGGTACAAGAGTAACAACTGCAGAAGGTAAAATTACAACTCTTGAGACTGCAGTTAACACAACTCTTCCTGCAGCTATTAGCGAAAAAGTTGCACAGGACGCATACGATACAAAGGTTGCAGCATTAGAACAAGCAGATACTGACGAAGCGGCCGCAAGAGAAGCACTTGCAGGCAGAGTTGCAACACTTGAAGGCATTGACCACACAGTTTATGCAAAAACTTCGGACGTAAATGCTGCACTTGAAGACAAAGTTGATGCTGATACTTATGCAACTGATAAGGCAGCTCTTGAAGCAGCTGATGCTGATTTAGATACTGCAGTTAAAGCAGCTCAAGCAGATGCAACTGCAGCAAAAAATGCTATTGAAGCATTCTTAGATGAAAATGCAGCTACTGACGATGTTGTTAATACATTGAAAGAAATTCAAGCAGGATTAGATGCAGGTGAAGCAAGTGCAGCTTCTCTACTTGCAGAAGTCAACAAAATCAAAGATGGCACCACAATAGTTCCTAAGGCAACTGATGCTGATACCGTTGATGGTAAACATGCTGCTGACTTTGCAGAAGCAGGTCACACTCATGTAGTTGCTGATATTACAGATTATGCAACTGATGTAGCTGCTAAAATCAAAGTTGAGACTGATGCTCGCACAGAGGCAGTTGAAGACTTACAAGGTCAGATTGACGATGTAAAAGCAACAGCTGACACAGCATTACAATCAATTACAACTACTGCAAATGGTGGTTTAAAAGTTACCGGAACAAATCAAATTGATATTGATGACAGTATCGTATTTGTTCTTGATGGTGGCACAGCAGCAAATCTTTAATCTTAAAGATTGAATAATATGATAGCAGGGTTAGAAATAGCCCTGCTATTTTTTATGTCACTGTTAGATATCATTAAATTATTGTATTTAATAATGAATATGAATAGTAAGTATGATAATCCAGTTTGTATGTGTTGTTAAACTTTGATGCACTGGTTGTTATTACATATAATATAATTTTATAAGTAAGGAGATAAAACATAGATGGCCATTGAATATAAGCCAATTCGTTGGATAAATAATCAGACAAGACTCAATGCTAAAAACATGAATGATATCAGTGGCGCCATTGATGAGATTGTTTATGTTCTTGACGGTGACAATAACAACGGTTTAATCAATCAAGTTGACAAACATGAAATTGAAATCTATGGGGATGGCATAGAGAATCATGGTATCAATACTCTTATCTCACAGTTAGGCAGAGCGGTTCTAACACCTAACTTCGATAATAGAGATAATAAACCTTATAGTTTTGATACTATTCATGAGCACGAAATTAGACTACCTGTTGTTAAGAATTATGGGTGGGCAGATACAAGCGATGGTTCAACCAATTTTACTTCAACAAGTAATTCGTTAGCTTCATTGTTAGGCACTGACACACGAAATGGCCTAATTGATATTTTAGCTGAACACATTTGTTGGAGTTATGAACAATTTAGACAGATTGGTAATGTATATCGTCCAACCAGTATTCAGTTTGCTACAGGACAATCTATTACAACAGATAATGTTGGTAATATATCTGTAAATGTTTCAGGAAAATTTGGTGTTACATCAAAAACATTAACTTATACATCATCAGATGGTACAAAGGTTCTTAATCATTCAGGAGATACTTTTAGTATCTTTGATAATAATGTTATTATCAAAAATGATGGTTCAATTGATACAACTGGTGGAGCAATCAACACTCAAGGTGGTTCAATATCTTGTGGTGACATCAGAGCACAACAGATTGATTCAAATAGTATTATTCCAAATCTTAATAATGAATACAATCTTGGTTCCGATGATAAACGTTGGGCTAATATTACATCATTGAATGGTGCAATTGATACACTAAGAGCTATTGATTTAACTGCTAATACATTAAGTGGTGTAACATTAAAGGGAAGTATTGTTCCCGATAGAACAAATACTTATGCCCTAGGTGCAAGCGATAAAGTATTCAAAACAGGTTACTTTAATCTAATCAAAGCTACTGACATTGAGGCAAGCAACAACATTAAATCAAAAACAGTTGTTGTTACTGAATCAATTGAAGCACCTGATGCAAATATTACTAATATTGAAAATGAAACATTGAGTTCAGCAACAGCTGATATTGTTAATCTATCAGTAGAAGCAGAGGAAGTTGCAGAAAGTGATATTGAAGCATTAAGAGTTAGTGTTTCAGCTGATGTTGGAACAGATGACGCACCTATTCAAGGTATAAATCAGTCGTCAGTAGTTGTTTATAAGACTTTGAAAGACGAAGAGGCACGAGCTCTTGCAGCAGAAAAAGTTCTAACGGATAATCTTGCAAAAGAAGTTCAAGATAGAATAGATGATGTTGATGCTGAGCAAGAAAGAGCTGAAGCAGCTGAGTTGAAATTAACTAATGACTTAGCAAATGAAACAGCAAATAGGATTGCGGCAGATAATACACTAACTAATTCTTTAAACACAGAAATAAACAATCGTACAACAGCAGATAATCAGATTGTTGCCGCTTATAAAAAAGCTGACTCAGATTTAGAAACAAAAATAATTGGTAATGCTGATGATACTGTTGAAGATAATACATTAAATGGTGTTATTAACTATGCAGTTGCTGAAGATGAAAAAATTACAGCGGCATATACTGCAAAAGATGCAGAGTTGCAAACAGACATTGATGCAATCAACTTAGCACTAAGTTATCTTGCAGATAAAGATGTTATTACAACTGAACCTAGTTTTAGATTTAGTTCCTCTAATGTTACAACAGTTGAGGTAGGCACAAATATTATACCAAACTTCAATATTACATTTGATGATGGTACATATGAATATGGTCCTGACCCAACCGGTAGTGAAGCTTCAGGATATGAAGTTACTTTCAATGGTGAATCTTTAAAAACATCTTCGGGAACATTTACTACAGTTCATGTTACTGATTCTACTTCATTGACATTGTCAGCAAAATGTACTTATACTGATGGTGATACACCAAAGAATAATCTGGGGCTTGATTATGTTGCAGGAAAGATTGTTGGAGCAACAAAAACCATCACAAAAACACTTAAAGGTTATAGACAAGCATTTGCTGGTGGTAGTGAATCAAAAAGTGTTTCTGTTTCAAGTTTGGTATCATCAGATGTTAGAGCTCTGGTTGCAAAAGGAAATGGTAAAAAGACATTTGATGTGGCAATTGATGCAACAGATATCAGAGTACTTATTGCTTTCCCATCAAGTTGGGGTTCATTAAAAAGTGTACTCGATGTTAATGACTCAAGTAAAAACATTGTTTCTGCATTTGGTTCCGCTGTCACAGTTAGTGTTAGTGGTGCAACAGCAAATGAAGATATGATGGATTATAAACTATATGTTATGGATTTTGCTAGTGTTTATGGCGGCGAAGGAAATACATATAAGGTAACAATAGGTTAAGGGGGATAAATAAATGTTAGTAGATAATATATCACAAGCAATTACAAACCCTGCTAAGACCTCTGTATCACCCTTAGCAACATCTGCTTTTCCTATTGATGCAAGAACTTATTTTGAATCATATGAAGATGCAGTAGCTGTCGCTTCTTTAGCAGAACAGCAAGGTTCAAAAAATACAATTTATTATTTTGGTATGAGTCTTGTAGTTTATGAAAATGATGAGGCACAAGAGTATATCATTGTTAAAGATAAAGATACAGGCAAAGGTATTCTAAAAGAAAAAATAATTCAAGATAGTATAAGTTCTTTTATACTTGATGGTGGCAATGCTGCACAAGCGGAAGCCGAGTATAAAGCACTTAATAGTATAGAATAATGATAACAAGCTGAGCTGAAATTGATGCTCAGCTTTGTTTCCAAAATTTGAAAGTGATAATTTAAGGAGACAAAAATGGCAATTGAAAAGAAAATTACAGGCGTAATGGTACCTCGTCACGATACAGCACTTAACTGGAGTAAAGCAGTTAATTTTGTTCCTAAACAAAGTGAGCTAGTTGTTTATGATATAGATACAACAACTTACAATGGTTCAGGAACTGCAACAAACAAGGATGGTACCACTTCAAGTTTCACATATGAATCGTCAACTACAACAAGATTCAAGTTTGGTGATGGTATACATAATATCAATGTACTACCCTTTGCAACAACTGAAGTTAATCTTGATGGTTATGCAACTGAAGATTATGTTGCTACATATGTTGCAGAGCATACTGGAGATGTTGATTTAAGCGACTATCAGAATAAATTTGCAACAAAGGTTGACGATAATAATTACACATTAGACAACAATGTTACTTTCAAACCAACTGATGAAACTGCACAGGTACTAGCACTTAAAGGATTAGTTACTCCTGTGGACGCTAATGATGCAGTTAATAAAAAATATGTTGATGATATTGTTGTTGCTATCAATGAAGCATTAGAACAGATTATCTATGGTGACAATATGTCCGCATTACAAGATAACACTGGTGATAATATTCTTGATATAACTGAAAGACAGATTTATACTTTAGAAGGAGCAGAAACAGAAATTGTAAGGAGTGAAGTATAATGAAATATTCTTCTTCAAACAAACCTCTTGTATGTATGCAAACACAGAGTACTTGCTATAAAGGTACTACAACAATGACACCAAGAGGTGTTTTATGGCACGGAACTGGTGCCAATAACCCTACACTAAAAAGATATGTTCAACCATCTGACGTTAAACCTGCAGCAGATACATATATGAAAGAAAAGTGGTTGCAAGTTCTTGGTAAGAACGCTTACAATAACGACTGGAACCATATTGAAAGACAAGCCGGTTTAAATGCTTGGATTGGTAAACTTGCTGATGGAACTGTCACTAGTATTCAAACAATGCCTTGGAATTACAAACCTTGGGGCTGTGGTAGTGGTAGCAAAGGTTCTTGTAACAATGGTTGGATGCAATTTGAGATATGCGAAGATGGTTTAACAGATAAAACCTACTTCAATGCAGTATACAAAGAGGCTTGTGAGTTAACTGCTTATTATCTTAAAATGTATAACTTAGACCCTAAAGGCACTGTTACTTACAATGGTGTCAAAGTTCCAACAATTTTATGCCACCAAGATGCATATAAACTTGGTTTAGGTTCTAATCATGGTGATGTTTATAACTGGTTTAATAAACACGGAAAAACAATGGACGATGTTAGAAACGATGTTGCTAAGTTGATGAATTCAACACCTGCAGTTACACCAACAACTGTTAAAACTTATAAAGTTGTTACACCTTTGAATAGATATAGTACTGCTGCTGATGCAAAGGCAAAAGTAAATGCAAAACAAGATAAACTTGCAGTAGGCACATATTATATTTATAACAAATATCCTGACGGTGTTAATGGCATGTATAACATCAGTAATGACAAAACAGGAAATTCAGCAGGAAGCTGGATAAATCCTGCAGAAAATGTTGTACCTAAACAAGAAGAGTCGGTACAAAAATTGTACAGAGTTAGAACAACTTGGGCTGATGCAAAATCACAAAAAGGAGCGTTTAGCTCACTTGATAATGCAAAAGATTGTTGTCAAGCAGCAGGAGCAGGATATCACGTATTTGATTGGAATGGCAAGGTTGTTTACTCCTATGTAGCGCCTGTTGCTGTAACCCTGAGTAATATAGCAGTAACGACACAACCAAGCAAACTTGTGTATACGGTAGGCGATTCCTTTGATTCAAATGGAATGGTAGTTACTGCAACATATTCAGACAAGAGCACAAAAGCTGTTACAGGATATACAACAAGTGGATTTAATTCATCAAAAGCAGGGACTGTTACAATAACTGTTACTTTTGAAAAGAAAACCGCAACATTTACAGTTACAATCAAAGACAAAGAACAACCGGTTACTCCGGTAACACCTACTGCAGTTTATGATTTAGATTATCCCGTTAAAACAAAAATTGTTGACACAGCAGTAAAGCGTACTAATAATGATTGTGTAAAAGCAATTAAGTACATACTTGCAAACAATTTTGCATTTGATATTGAAATTGCAAAAACATTCTTTAATCTTGCTCCAAGATATGGTATTGACCCTGTTATGGCAATATCGCAATCTATTCTAGAGACAGGTTGGTTTAAATATCAAGGCTCTGCGGTAAAAGCAGAACAACATAATTATTGTGGTTTGGGTGTTACATCGAATGGGGTAACAGGTGGTTCCTTTAGCACTATTGCAGAGGGTGTTACTGCCCAGTTGCAACATTTGTTTGCTTATGGTAGTAAAAATACCTTACCAGATAATGAAGCCATTGTAGACCCAAGATTTAAGTATGTTACAAGAGGTATTGCAACTTACTGGCAACAGTTAGCAGGTAGATGGGCTGTTCCCGGATATGATAAGAACACATATTCAACTCCCGAAGCAGCAATGAAAGCTGAAAATACTTATGGGCAAAAAATTCTTAGACTTGCAAATGGATTACTTGCAACAAGTATCACAGATGCAGATATTGAAAAGTATTTTCCGACACACGTTGAACCTGAACCAACTCCTATTACACCCGTTGAACCTGATACTGATGATACCAAAATTGACACCGATAAGGTTAACACAATAATGGCATTGTTAGAAAAATTATTGAACTTCTTTATTAAACTTTTTGGAATAAACAAAGAGTAAAGATAGTTTAAACTATATGATTTATAAAGCAGCGCTAACAAATAGCGCTGCTTTATTTTTATTATTTTATTGAAACAAATTAACTGCAACCCCGCATTTTTTGGTAAATTTTTGAAACCGACGAACGTTGTATGTATATGTGTATTCCTTATTTATATTATAGAAAGGATAGATATACATATAATGAGTAATGAATTACAAAGATTTCTTGATAACGTTAGAACACTACATGAACTCAATGTTCAAAAAGAAGATTTAAAAATTGATATAATTGATTCAAATTCAAAAACTTTAGATGAAGATATTGCAAGTGTATTGCCTTCTTGTTTAGATGACTCAAATAATTACAAGCAAGAATATGCAAATAATATTGTGTACTTACCTAGAGGTTTGTATACTATTACAAAACCTATTACTTTAAAAGGACGTAATATTAAATTTATATGTGAGGGTACACTGAAATATACAGGAAATGATTGTGCTGTTAGAATTCATTGTGACCAGAGCGATATCTTTATTGAAGGTGTACAAGTTACAAACCCTAATGCAATAGGCATTGATATCACACCTTATTTCTACGGCGATGAACCTTATGCAGGAACTGGATTTATTGACGGCGTAGATTCAGATTACTTTACTGCATCTAATACAACTCCAATAAATAAGATTTCAAGTGTTAAACATACCAAGCCCGCTCAAAATAATATCACTGTAAACTATGTGCATAGTTATGAGGGCTACTATCAAGATGAAATACCACAGGGCGCCGCATCGGTTTTTATCAAACCTGAACATCAATTGTACTTGAGCAAGGTTCAGTTTGCTTATATGGAAGAAGGCAAAGAAAAGTGGACTGAATGGGAATCTGTGTTTGGTAATTACAGCATACAAGTGCCTGATGACGAACGTTCTTACACCTTTTACAAATATTCTTACAAATATTACCCTTCTATTGGCATACGTTTGTATATACCTAATTATCCTTTGGGTAGTAATGATAGCGGTGCTGGTATTACATATAATAATATAAAAGGTAAGAATATAAGAGGAAATATTATTGGTGTTTCAGTTGATTGTCAAAGTAAACCTGGGTATATTAACTGTAATAGATTTAATATTGATTCAATTAGAAGTTCTCATCTTGGGTTGAATTTAAATACAGAAGTATATGACAGTGCGGAACATTATTCAGATGGCACTCTTACTTCGGGTGAAGGCGGAACTAACTATTGTTATTTTGACCATTTGAATATTGAAAATCTCAATGGAAACTCAAGTATTGTAGTTCCTAAATACAATGGAGCTGAAAGTGCTTATGAACATATTATTTCAAATCTTGATATACTGGAAAAAGATTATACTATAGAAGTAGAGATTGCTCGTAAATCATGTTTTCAGTCACGCCTTGAATACCTTAGAAATCTTGATATGTTATCAGTTGTAGATAGTAACAATGTGACACAACTGGGTATCTTGAATAAACAGATGCTGGAAACAATAGCACGTTACCTGTATCTTGACCCCAATGGAGTTGATAGTATTGAATCAAGCATTAAAGGAAAAGCTGAAAATTCAGAGCTTTTCAATATCATTGGCATTGAGTATGCTCATATTATGAGACTTTGTAAGTATGGAACGTTCATAAATTTCAAAGAAACACATTACAATACATTAGATTATGTAAAATGCATTCTAGGTGAATCTACAAATACAACTAAATCATTTGCATTCAGAAAAAATTCTAAATATAATTCAATCAATACTGCAAATACTGATTTGGATACAATATATCTTGGTGGTATAGGTAGTGACTGTAAATATAATCGCATAACAGGTGGACTAAGAATGTTTTCAGACCACATTGTGGGCGAAGTTATACTAAACTCAAAAGGATTTCAATATACCGCTGAATCAATTGCACCAATAAAGATTTCATCTTCAAATCTTTACAGTTCTGATAAGATTACAATCAATGATAATCAGTATGATTGTTATAGAATAAATACCAATCTATTTTCAAACAGAACACCATATCTGATATCATTTCCTGATGATACTCTTAAAAATGCGTACATTCAGCTGATGGAACAGTATATGAATGATGAAACACCTTTAAGATTGATATATAATTCAAACACGATACCTAAAGGATTTGTGGATAAGTATAGCAATGTAATACTTGATTCATCAGATATTCCTGAAACTACAAAAAATATTACTATGCAGTATCTTTATGATGCATTCTACAAACCACACGCTTTTATTCCATATAGTGTCAGATATGATAGCTCTGCAGATAGATGGGTAAATGAGGGTATACCAACTACTATGACAGCACGCAAGCCTGGTAATAGTCTAGAATATTACTGTTTATACATTCCAGACGAGTATAGTTATTTACATGTTGATGGTAATGTGTTTACTAAAGTTTCTTCGATTGATGAGGCTACAAAATTTGCATATATTATAGACTATATCAATGAACTCTCAGGTATATCAACGAGAAGTTACTTTGGAATTGTTGATGGAAATTCAGCAGACGAAAGTACAAAAATTACAGTCAATGGAAAGCAAGTTTTACCTCCTTTAACAATACATATAGACTCACTTTCTTTCATAGATTATATGCACAATGCAGAAGTTTATTCACGTAGTTCACTGTCAGAAACACCCTCATATGTTGGAACTGAACACGTGTTTGACGATTCTTTGGATTATTTTATAAGAGAGCCAAGTGATATTGTCAGTTCAGAAGAATTATTAAATTATCAATTTGTTATTATCAATGGCAACGGTTCTACAATAGAACCTACATCATCAATCGAGTGGGACGAATCTTGTAAATATACCGGTCTTGTACATGTAAACAAGTGTCAACGTGTATGGTTTGACCCTCAAAAACAATTATTATATTTTACAGAATCATACTTGCAAGACAAAGACACATGTGCATACAGGTCAGTAATTTTAATTCCTGAGGAAAGAACAATTGAAATTGTAAATGAAGATGGAAGTCATTCTTCGTTCACAGGTGTTACTTTCACTCATGATTATAATTTTAATAAAACAACATATTGGGATATCCAATATGATTAAAATTCCTTTCTATTATATTTTAAAAAGCACAATGCATTTTTTGCATTGTGCTTTTTATGTTTAACATAATTGTATAAAATAAGTGAGGAAATGAAATCCTCCGTGACTACATACTGTTGAGGTGAGTAAAAATGAAAGATAAAAAGAAAGTATCAAATATAATGTTAGTATTGATTGTTTTAGCAATTGTATTATACACTATAGCTGATTTCGTACTACAATATTTTACAAGTATTGAAGTTAGTCCAACCTTAACAACTTGTTGGTTTGCTTTCTGGGGTACTGAAATAATTGCATTAGCAGCAATCAAAACCTCAAAAGTAAAACACAATAAAGATAACACTGAGGATAATACTACAAATGGAGAAGAATAAGATGACTACAAAAGAAAAAATTATCAGCAAATTAACATCTAGAAAATTTTGGATTTCAGTAGCAACTTTTGTATTAGGTGCAGCTATGGCATTTGGTGTAAAAGAATCTGATATTACTAATATTATTGGTGTTCTAACATCACTTGTTTCTGCCATTACTTATACTGTAAGTGAAGCAGTTGTAGATGCAAAAGCAGCAAAGAAGGAATAAATTTTTGTAATAAAAATTTAATATAGAAAGGATATTTTGTTTTATGGCTATTTTTAGAGGTACAGTAGACCAGATAGAAAATACTGCAAATAAAGTTGCATCTATTACAGCCGATAGTACCAATACACAGTATCCTGGCGCCAAAGCAGTTTACGATTTAGTAGGAGCAATTACTAACAATACTGCAGGTACTCACAACTCTATTTTTAGAGGTAAGTATCTTGGTGACAGCGTAACAGCAGCACAATGGGCTGCAATTGAAGCAGGTACATTTGAGGACCTTTGGATTGGTGACTATTGGACAATCGGTGGTGTTAACTATCGTATTGCAGCATTTGACTACTATTTGAATGATTACTATGGTGATGACAAAACAACAAAGCATCATGTAACAATCGTTCCTGACACTTGCCCCGATGGACAATACCATTGTATGCATAGTAATTATGAGGAAGGAACAAGTAAAGGATATACAAATTCAGACGTTAAGAAAACTGAATTAGCTTCAACTGTTACAATCATTGAAAATGCTTTTACTGCAAATCACATTTTACAGCATTATGTTATGTTATGCACTGCAGCAAGCGGTGGTAAGCCTTCTTCATGTACTTGGGTCAATACAAAAGTTGACCTTATGAATGAGGTTATGGTATTTGGTACACATATGTTATCAGCTCAAGGTGCAACTTATGGTTATTACAATACAGGTACATCTTGTTTAACACAGTTACCATTATTTGCATTAGCACCTGAATTTATCAACGGTGAAAAGATTTACAGTGAGCAGGAAATTTATGGTTATTGGTTAAGAGACATAGTTGATGAATACTCCTTCGCCTGCGTGGACGCGG